GGGTGAGAACGATGCCGACTGACATTCCAGGAACAACGATGAGCTTCATCGCGGTCCTCATCTACGAGACCACTCAGGGGCTTCCTTGGGACGAGGCCGACGAGATGGTGAAGCAGCAGTACCTGAAGACGGCGATCCACATCATCAATGCCGCCGAGCCTGTCTGGCGCTCTCGTACCTCGGGCGACCGAGACGCGACCGTGGGGACACTTCAATCCCTCGCTCGCATGGCGACCGTCCGCGGCATCCCGATGCTGAAGGAGGCGGAGTCTGAGATGGACCGTGAGCTGGTCGTGCGGAACTGGATCAATGAGTGCACGGAGCGTTACTCGAAGCTGGGGCGTGTGTGATGATTCTGACGGACGAAATGCGTGCGGCTCTGGAGGCGATGATCCGCTCTGAGCAGGCTCGCGGCGTGGAGCTGAACCAGGATGACCCGGTTGCGCTGGAGGGCATCGAGGAGATTACTCAGATGCTCCTGAAGTGGGAGTTCCAGCAGTTCGAGGCGGGGCGATACAATCGTCTGCTCGCCGTAGTCTGGGACGAGGCCGTTCTCGCAGGGCCGTTGGCGGTGAATCCCTATGACTCCTGACGAGTTCAAGGACAAGCTGGCGGAGGTCATTGGGTTCTCCCGTAAGGTGTCTCGCCGGATGTCAGACGGGTTCATCTCGGTCATGGAGGCAGATGACTCCGAAATCGCGGACGCCGTTATCAAGGCGATCCGCGGGTATCTGACGATCCCGCACAACCATCCGACCCGGGAAATCCGTGACCCGGGGATGTGCCCGGGCTGTGACTCGTACTGGTACTCGCAGAACCACCCGCAGGAGTGGGAGTACATGTACTGCGCCCCGGACGAGTCTCGATGCCCCGAGAGGGAGGGCGGTGGGTACCAGTGCATCTTCTGGAAAGATCACGAGGGTAATCACACAGTAAGCAGCCCCACCCCGGTCTCCCGCCGACTGAAGGCGGGGCCGTGGGAGAAGAATTTGGAGTCAGACAATGGATGAAATCAAGTGGAGCGATCCGTACCAGATGTTGATGGTGACGGAGGAGATTGAGGGCGCACACCCCAAGCTCGCGAACTATCCGCTGTTGCCGGAAGACCTGGTAAGCCTGTACGATGACGGTACCTGGGCGAAGGTCGGTCCGGGGATGATGGTCACCGGGTTTGTACTGAGTCCGGAGCAGGTACAAAAGCTGAAGCCGGTGTGGCTCCAGAGCATGCACCTGAACTACCATCTGATCGGAGACGTGGACCCCGATGAGGTCGAGGCTGACCTGTACGGCGTACCGAAGGAGGAAGACAATGGCGGATACACCCTCTAGCACGACCGCACTGACGGTCATCCTGGGCGAATGGCTCTGGCGGAACGAGTCTGTCAACCAGTACGTCCCCTTCGACTCCCCGTTCCACTGGGACAACCTCGCGGACTCCGCACGCATGCCGTGGTTCTCGCACGCAACTCAGTTGCTGCACGAGACCGGCATCCGCAAGAGTCAGCGCCAAGCCGAAGAGGAAATCAAGTACTGGCGCTCGAAGTTCGAAGAGGCTCTGTCGGAGCTTCGGACTACCCATGTGAACGTCTACCGCTACACGGTGGGCCGTGAACCCAGCCCGTACGAGCGTGACCACGTTCGAGAGCTGGTCGCAGGCCCGGACGCGCAGGGGCGCTACCGCTGGGCAGGCGGGCACGCGCCTACGCAGGCGGAGTTGGACGCCATCGAGGAGAGAAGGAAGGCCAGTCGTGGTTGACTCGAATTCCGATGTGCTTCTTTTCCTGTTGCGCCGGGTGGAGGCTATCGAGGCGCGTCAGCGCGATCACGGCTGGCATGACCCCGACTGTCCGGTGCGGCAGACGCAGCTCGCTCAGAAGCGGGTGGACTCGTACCTGTACTCGCCGCCATGCGACTGCTGGTTGAAGGAGGACCCTGATGGGGACTGATGAGGAGTGGGTCCCGACGACCCAGAATGTGCATGACGGATTCGCCCTGTCCTACGCGAAAGACTACGAGCCATTCAGCGATGACTGGCTCAAGTCCTCGCGCTTCGGACATGAGGCCTTCCATCGGTGGCTGGAGAGGTTTACCGCACGGATTCGCCATGACGCCTGGCATGAGGGCTACGCCGCGCACATCGACGGCCTGAGCGCATCGGAAGGTCCGGAGGACCCTGATGCGGTACGTCGTCGGAACCGAGACGAAGAGCTGGTCGAGAAGATCATGGCTGCTGACCACGCAGGAGAGCATGACAAGGCGGAAGGCTTGGAGGCGCTTCTCTGGTTGAGACGAAACGAGGAATCCTAGTGATCAATTGCCTGTACTGCGGGGAATCTCGGAGTGCAATCCGGGCATCCCAGAAGACGCACCAGCCGATATACTGCGGGGCGGTGGACTACTTCGGGGAGGTCGAGTGGGAGCGGGATCGACACCGATTCCGCTCGTGGACCGATAATGAGCTGTGGAATATGGGGATTGACCCTCAGTACTACGAGCTGTATCGTAGACTCGTGAGTCAGTGGGAGATTGACCCGGCTCATAGCAGATTTCAAGGAGCAAGCAATGAGTGACACGCAATGGGAGTACGCCTCCTTCTACTTCGGCAATGCCGTCTACCCGTCTGACGCAATCTGGCGGACGAATACGGAGACGGGCGAGCGCCAGGTGATGGTGTACGCCACGGTCGGTCGGGAGTCGGTGGACGAGCTGCGCGAGTGGTGGGAAGAGCACAGGACCGAGCGCACCATCGACCCGCACTACTCGTCCTGGAAGAGCGAAGACAAGGAGTACCACGCCCTGCGGTACTGGCTGACGTTCCCCGACGACATCGCGGCTCAGGGGGAGTGGGATCGGGACGCCAAGGGCGGCGGTCCCGCCTCGAAGACGGAGTACTCCGAGGGTACTGCACTGTACTAAAGGAAGAGTAGGAACCGTGTCCCTAAATTTGCTGGAGCCGTTTCTGGAGGAATTTCAGATCGAAGAGGCTCAGGATGACGATGTGGTACACACTTACTGCCGTACCTGTTATCCGCGCGATGGGGTGATCCAGATTGCCCACTGCGGCAAGGACATCTCAAACGAGCGACCGGTTCGTGGGTGGGACCCTTCGGAGGAGTGCGCCATGTGTGTCCTGACGAAGGAGCTTCAGGGGAATCTCTGCAAGAGGGGGCATGTACTGTACGGGAAGTAGGTACAATAAGGTCATTTTACCTTTTGGCCACTGAGAAGTAAATCCTTATTTTGGGTCGCCAAATTGGATTGTTTCGGTCTGAAAAAGATGCGGACGGGCCTTCCGACCCGCCCCGCACCCTCTCCCCTCTCTGCTCGGTACTGCCTTCCCGCAGCCACCGGTTTCTGTCTCCGGTGCCCAACTGCGGCTGGGTGGAGGGTCCGTTCCCCTCCCGATACCTACAGTCTACATCATTCCAGTCCAAAGATGCAAGCCTCATCACACAATCAATCGATGTTTGTTTGCCTGCCCAACTCTTGCGCCCTGGCCAGGGAGGCTAGGCCTACTCATCATCACTCATGTCTATGAACTATCTATGTGTTACTTATATGACACATGAGTTGATGTGTGTTCTATCAAACATCTGAGTGATATGACTAGGCCTAGGCTTACACACCTACACACGAGGGCTGGGCGAGGCAGGGGAGGGCTGATCCTAGGCCCTGACAGGCCCTCCTGAGGCCCCTCTAGACCCCCCCTCTATAGGCCCCTCAGAGACCCCCCCCTCTACGCCCCCCCCCCCCTCGATTTGCCTCTATACACGAGTCTGTGCTATGTGCTACACTAGTGACAACAAAAGGAAGGCCCCGGGAGTCAACACTTCTCCCGGGGCTTTCGCCAGTCCTAGTGGCTGGGCTTTACTCGATTGTTCGGATCGATGCGCGTATACACCTTGCTCACGCCAGATTCCGGCAGCTTGTACCCATATCGCGCGAGACGGAAGCGCAGCGCGCCATGCGTCACACCTAGCCGCTTAGCAAGCCGGTACAGGGTGACACCATCCGTATCGTGTACCTCCCAGAGCAGCGCCGTATAGTCCTCCGCAGCCTGCCGGTTCTCAGTCGAGTTGTGACGGTTCTGCTGGGCGAGCGGCTGTAGCTCCAGCAAGCGCTGTAGCTTAGCCGGGTCAGGCTCCGCATATACCTTGCGCTCCCGCACGGGCTTAGCCGGGGGATTAGGTACTGGGAAGGCGGACGGCAGGGGTGGCAGCACCTCATCGAAGGAATCCGCGATCTGCCGCACACGTTCGCGCGTGATCCCGGTCGCCTTACTGATACTGGCCAACGTCCAGCCTGCACGACGAAGATGCGCCGCATACAGGTTGCGAGTCTCCAGGTCGTCCGCTAGGGTAGAAAACGCGTCCAACACGCCCATAGGCAGGGTTAGTTGCGTCTTCTTGTATTCAATTTCATCTGTCATTGCTGGTAGTTCCTTGTACGACTCCCCTAGGGGAGCTGTCCCGCACAGGTCTAGCTTAGCACGGTAACGCGGCGAGCGCAAGTCTTCAACTTACCCGCACGCAAGAGGAACAGGGGTAAACGAAAAAGAGACCCGGGTTCCCCGGGCCTCCTTTCAGCGGTGGCGCACGTCGTGAATGCCCTCGTGGTTGACGTCCAGCTTGCACTTTCCGTCCTGCCCGGGCGAAGCCATGGCGAAGTCGAAGTCCGTCTTCAAGACCTGGACGCCGCAGCGCTCCGGCTCGGTGGGGTTCTGGCTGTTCATCAGGGTTCCTCTCCCTTGTTGGTAGTTCCAGTATACCCTAATTGACCAGGAATGCAAAGAAAAAGCCCCGTTTCCGGGGCGATTTCTTAGGCGACTGTCCAGGTGCCTCGGTCGGAGGACCAGACGACGACGTGATCCGGGTTGAGGCCCATGTCCTCAAGTTCCGTTTCCAATTCGAAGATTCGGGCGGATGCACGCTCTTCCGTCTCGACGGTCGCGTCCTCGTCCTGAAGGATGTTCTTCCAGCCCGCGAGGTTGTCCGCGATTTCGCGCTGCTCTTCGGTAAGTTCCATGATCCGGGTTCCTCTCCCTTTGTGATGTCTCTAGTTTACCCAAAGACAATCGAAAGCGCAAGCCTCAAACGAAAAAGACGCTGAGGCCGATCAGGGTTCCCAGGAACCATCCGATAGCGCTGGTCAGGAACCGATACAGATTGTCCGACATGATTACTCCCAGTCTCCGAAGTCCAGCGCGGCCTGCTCGACCGGCTTGCGATTGGCGGCACGCTTAGCGCGCTCATTGGCGGCGATCATGTCCTCACTCTCCCACACCTTAGCGATAGCCTGCTCAGCCATCCCAAAGCGCCGGAGCGATTCGGTCATTTCCTCGCGGTTGTTTGCCATACCTCCATCATACGGGTAATCCGGGATTCAGTCAAGAAAAGTTTAGTGGTCCGACTCTTGCGCGCCGCCAGGGCCGAGAAAAGCCCCGGGCGAGCCGGGGCGATTCTCAGATGATGACCTCTTCCATCGTCTTTGTGATGTGTCGGGTGATGCTCCGACCATTGACGAAGTAGATTTCGCCGGGGAGCCACAGAATAGCCTCACCGTCGTTGGTGCGGGAGACCGTGGCCTCGCTCAGATCGTCCTGAATCCAGTCCTGGCTCAGCAGACGATCCAGCGTCAGCTCAGTCTGCTCGACCTGCTCATGCGTGTTGGCCATTTCGGGTTCCTCTCCCTTGGTGATACCTACAGCTTACACCGCCAGGGGCTTCGCGTCAAACCCGATCCGGAAATCCACGGGGACAACCGGGGCCGTGCGGCAGAAGCGCACGCGAACGGTCGCTTCCTTCATCAACTCGCTCAGCAGGCGTACCACGTCCGGGATCGTGTTGTCGTGGTCCTGGATCACGGCGGAACCGAACTCCCGGGAGGGCTTGATAGGAACGTCCACCGCGACCGGCTCGAAGTGCGGGAACGTCGGCACCTGAATGTGCGCGATCCCGGGCTGACCGTCCTGCGTCACGTAGACGAATCCGGCCTTGCGATTCCCGTGGAGGCGCGTGGGGACGTGAACGGTCATCCCAGCCTTGACAGCGGCGACAGCGTAGTCACGGATGAACTCGCTTACAGCGTCAGCGGTGACAGTCTCAGACATTTCGGGTTCCTCTCCCTTTGTTGTCTCTAGTTTAGCCTATGTAGGCTCAGGATGCAAGGTATGCGATGTACTGTGCGCCCAGGAACCAGAAAGCCCCGATGGTGACGACAGTCCAGAAAGCGCGGCGGAAGTTCTTCATGATTACAGTTTACGGGTGTCCCTGTTCCCTGTCAAGTGCGGCCTTCTCCTCGACCGCCCGCAGCACGTTCATCACGTACGCGCGTTGTTCGTTCTGCTCAACGAAAGTGTTGAGCCGCTTCAGCCCCACGAAAACGAGGGCGATGAATGCCAGTACCGCGAGACCGATGACGATTTCCATGTCATCATTCTACAATAGAAAAAACCCCGGTGTCAACCAGAAGAGGATTTAGGTTGACACCGGGGGTACTGCACTTCCGTTTAGTTTCACCTTGAGGGGCGTTCACAGGCGTTTCCCTGGGTGTAGCTCTATCTTAGCACACGGCTCGGGGAGAACGCAAGCGTGAATGCGGCGAGCGCGAGCAGCGCAAGAGTCAGGACACTAAACCGCATGATCCTCGTGCCAGTCCTGCACGACTGTCACGTTAGGATCACCCTCGAACAGCTCCGCGAACTGGCCGCGGGTGAGGACGCCGGTAGGCTCATATCCTCGGCTCTCCTGGTACTGGGCAACAGCACGCTCAGTCAGCACCTCGTAAGCTCCGCCAGGCGCGCTCGCGGCCTCAGCGAAACCCTCAGCCATGAGGCGACGCTGAATGTGGAGGACGGTCAGAGACTTGCGATTCTCATTGCGTCCAGGCTTGCGAGCCTTGGAGTAGTGAACGGGGTCCGTCTCGCCTGCGCCAACCACGGAATCACGCGCGATCTTAGCCGGGGCAGGTTTGGCTCCCGCAGACTTCGCGCTTGTCTGCTTCGGCTCCTTCGGCGCAGGGGAGACAGGTTCGGTGTCGGAGGCCTTGGCGTCCGAAAGCTTGGGGGTCTTGTCATCACTCATGACACCATTCTACAACAGAAAAGCCCCGGCGACTTTGCCGGGGTCTTTCTCAGTGAACGGCGATGAACCCGAACTCTCCCAGGTCGTGCGGCTCGTAATGATCGCCGCAGCGCTCGGACGGGTTACCAGTCCAGCCGGTCCCATCGCAGCAGTCGAGACGACCGCACGTGTGCCGCGCGTTGGCGTTGTCCTCACAGCCCGCGCACTCATCGCGCGAGACGGAGATAACGCCTTCGCCCTTGCACGTGTCACAGGTGCGCGTGGAGAGGTAACCGGCGTCGGTCGTGTAGGTGACGCGGCCCATGCGTCCGCAGGTGGGGCAGGAGATGATGTCCATGACTTCAGTCTACGCTAGCCGGTCGATAGTGTCAAGTTCTATGACTGAACACAGCCGACACAATGGCAGTCTGAGTGAGGATGATGGCGAGGACCCACAGCAGCGGCTCGATCACACTCAGGGCGATGAGCACGGCGAGCACGAGAGCAGCGACCAGCAGCACGATAGCGATGACCGCGTACCACTCAATCTCTCGGATCACCTTCCAAAAGCGTTCCATGTTTAGTCCTCCTCCTCTTGCGTGGGTGGGCTTTGCACGACAACTGAGGCCGTGTTAGCCTTCACGATGATTTCCTGAGTCACAATGTCCTCAGCCTCGTCCCTGCGGCTGGACGCCCAAAGTAGGGCGAACATGACCCCAAGGATGATGAACGCCCCAATTCCCACGATGAGGGCTAGTTCCATGACTCTAGTCTAGCACAGAAAGGGCCGCGCTGACAAACAGAGAGAGGGAAGGGAGCCAGCGCGGCCCGACGCGGGGTGGCGGGCCAGATAGGCACCTCCCGCGTACTTACAGCTTACACGACGAAGGCCCCGGGCGCAAACCCGGGGCCTCGCGTGCCTGCTACCAGGCCGTGATCGTGACGACGGGGGTGACCGCCTGCCGGGGCGACTGGAACTTGTCGTACAGCTCGGCGTGCGCCAGGCGGACGCCCACCGCCAAGTCGCGCAGCGTGTCGGCGTTGGCCTCCGACAGCCCTGCCGTCTCGCCGTCCTCGTCCACGTTGCCGGTGAAGATGACGGGGCCGTACACCTTCGCGCCCATGAGCGCCACGACGAGGTTGACGGAATCGAACTCCTCGCCCTCGGCGTAGAGGAACTCTTCGTTGTGGTAGGACGCGAGGTCCTCCGACCAGTAGATCGGCTCGATCATGCCGCCGACCGCGTGGCGGAGGACGGGGTACGACTCGCCCTCGACCGTCAACTCTTCGATGGTGCCGTTCGGGTTGACCTTGATGAAAAGCATGTGCTTCCCTTTCTCTCTGTTGATACCAGTATAGACTATTCCGGGTAAAAAGAAAAGCCCCGATTTCTCGGGGCGATTCTTATCAGACCGTCTCGTCTGCGAACTCGGAGGGGTCCCAGTCCTCGTCCTCCCAGAGTTCCTCCTGATCCTCGTCTGTCCAGGGTCGAACCTCTTCGGCCTCGTACCCGTCGTATAGCTGAGCCACTATCGCACGAGCGTGCGCCTCGTCCCGCGCCGTGATGAAATGTCCGTCAACCCAGAAGTCTCGCATGAGCTTCCCTTTCTCTCTGTTAGCACCAGCATACACCTATCAGGTATGCGATGCAAGCTTTCTGTGCTACACTGGACGCATGAGCAAAAAGCATGAGCCGGATGCCGGATTCCGCATCCGCCAGGAACTCCGCAAGGGGAGCCGTACCAGCCCCCACGACACCAGGCCCAACCGCCAGCGTTCCCGCCAGGATGCAAAGCGAGCCGCGATCCGTGATTCGGATCGCGGTTTTTCTTTGCCCGGATGCACGCAAGAGTACGCCCACTAAAGCCCGAAGGCCTTAGTGCCCCTCGGGGTGGTATGCACTGTCGCAGTAGCACGGGGTCTTCCTGACCGGAGCCGAAGCCGGAGCGGGGTTGAGGTACGCGCTCGACACGTACGTGATATCAGCGAGCGAGTCCACAACGTGCGCGAGCGCGTCCGCCGCGTCGGCCTCACTCATGGGAGCGTCGGACGTGTCGATCTGGATGGTGATGGTTGCAGTACGCATTTCGGGTTCCTCTCCCTTGTGTTGATATCAGTCTACCCTATGCGGGCGATTGTGTCAACTAGTACCCCAGCCACGCGTACAGCATGGCGGCGTCCAGGTACTCCGGGAGCGTGTCCCCATCGATGATCTTGTCCCCCAGGCCGTCGATCAGCTCGGAGACAGTGAACCCGTGGGCGTCGAGAATCTTCTCCACCCGCCACGTCGGGAGCATCCGGCCCACGCGCGTGACCAGGTTGGTGTACTCCGGCGAGCGCCCCCAGTACATCTCATCGTACCCGTCCGCCTGAGCCTGAGCCGCATCGCTGAGCCTGCCCACCCGCACCTCTTCGCGGGCACCGCTCTGGTGATACGCGGTGGCGGCGAGGGCAAGCGCCCGACTGGTGGCCTCTTGGTTGCTGTTCATATCTATATCCTACAACAGAAAAGCCCCGACTGTCAAGTGACAATCGGGGCGATTCCGGCGAGGTCAGGCGTCGATCAGCTCGGCGGCCTCCGACTTCTCGGCGTTGCTCTTCCGCGTCTCCGCGGCGGCCTTCGCGCGGCGGCGGCGGGCGAGGTAGTGCCCGTACTCGTCCAGGAGCGCCTGCGAGTAGCGACCGCGGGAGCCGACCGTGATCCCCTTCGCGGCGAGCTTGTCGGCGTTGGCACGCGCCCACGCGCGGATGTCGGACTCCTGCTGCTCCGCGACCTGGACGCGGACGTTGCCGATGGTCAGGTCCGCACCGGGGGTGATCGCGTCGGCGTCGAGCTTGGCGGCGAGCGAGCGCAGGTGCTTGGCGAGGTCGGCGTTGGACGTGTGCTTGATGTTGACGGTGGTACGCATTGGTTTCCTTTGTTCGAAGTGATGGACTCTCTGTCCCTGTAGTAAATACATTACCCCATTCCGAAGGATTGTGTCAAGTCGATCTAAGAAAATCTTTCTTGATTCCGGAAGGCCCGAACCGCTCACGTCACGCAAGAGTCCGCCCACTAAACGGAAAAGCCGGGATTTCTCCCGGCTTCCCGCTCAGACCAGCGCGCGACCCTCGCGGCTCATGTCCCACCACGAGAACAACCCACCGCGGCTGTTCCGCTTGACTGCCGCCGTGATCGCGGCGTGGTCGTCCCCGTAGCGATCCGTCAACATGTCATGGTCGGAGGGCGAGACGTTGTACTTCCGGTACGCCGCACGCTGCGCGTAGGTCAGTTCCCCGTAGGACTCGTCGTAAACCATCTTAGGCATTGGTGCCTCCCTTTCCCTTTGTTACTTACAGTATACGGCAAAAACGCCCTAGACGCAATGTCTAGGGCGCTTTTGGTTTCGGCTAGGGGAGAATCTCCCAGTCCCACTCGTCGTAATCGACGGCCACGGACGTGAGCGTGTTGTCGAGGTCGAGGGCCACATAGGACTCATCCCCGATGAACGTCTCATCCCGGACGATCCCGACCAGAACGGACGGCGGCACGCCCTCGGCGCGCTTGCCGTAGTTGTCCTTGGCGGTGGCCTTGACGTGCTTTCCGATGTTGCTCATGGTTTCTCCCTTTCCCTGGAGTTATTACTATGAGCATACAACAAAAACGCCCCGGATACAACCGGGGCGAGTTTGTTAGAGCATCGGCTCGCGGTGGGGGTTGTCCCTCCCCATCTGCGAGAGCATGAGCGCGAGGGTGATAACCCCGGCGATGAGTGCGGCGATCACAGCGCCGCCACAATCGCCTGGATCGTGGCATCGCTCGGAATCTGCACGAACTTGTACGGCACCTTCGCGACGCACTTCTCGTACGCCTCCGGGAAGGCCGACTTCATGAGGTCGTAGTCCGGCTTGGTCGCGTGCCGGAGGGAGGACAGCGAGGCGATGACCTGACCGCGCACGACGATCTGTTCCTCGTCTCCCATCTCGGCGCGCAGCTCGGCTTCCAGCACCTTGCGCGTGCGCTCGGCGGCAGCGCCCGCGCGCTCGATGGTCTTGAGTTCTCCGATGCGCTTGACCTTCGCGAGCAGGTCGGCATCGTTGGTGACGTTGAGTCCGGGCTTGGTGTTCTTGTTCCGGCGCTGGGCGGTGGTGGTGGCCATGAGAATCCTCATTCTCTAGTGGGAGTCCCCTTGTGGTGTGTCCCTGTACCTATAGCTTAGGGCATGTTCCCGCTAGTGTCAAGTCCCCCGCTCCCGGAGTCGAACGTAAGCATAATGGCACTAAACGGGCAGAGAAAAGCCCCCGCTGACCAGACGGGGGCGAATCTCAAAACGCCTCGTGAACCTCCGCGTCCAGCAGTCCAGCCGAGCGGGCGTAGACGCCGCGCTCCTTGGCCCAGGCGACCAGCTCCTTGTTCCGCGTGTTGCGGAAGGCCCCGAGGCCCTCAGGGGCGTCCTTGACGCCGACGAGGGTTCCATCCGGCAGGGTGGCCTGCATGTAGCTGAGGTTCATGCCCGGGCGGACCCGGCGAGCGTTGGTGTCGTAGACGAGACCGGTGAGCCAGCGAACCTTGGTGACCTTGCCACCAGCGGCGATGAGTGCTGCGAGGGTCATGTAAACGGCGGGTGCAACGAACATGATGTTCTCATTTCTCTTTTGAGTTACCAGGGCCGGTGTTTCCGACTAAGAACAATATACCAGGGTTCCAGGCATTGTGTCAACTTAAATACGAGAAAGATTTAGTGCCTATATGCTTACGTGTCCCCCGGAGGGGGTCACTCGAAAATGACCTTGCCCTTGGCCACCGCTTGCCTCCACTCGGCAGTGCCAGGGTCTAGTACCTCGCCCGTACGCGTGTTGATTAGGGCTTCCGGCGCGTGTCCCGCGTCCGCTTGCGCGATGAGCGCGGCGCGATTGACCTTATTCAGGCGCATGCCACGGCCTATCAGTACGCCGACCACGACGCACACGATGCCGAAAGCGATGAGCACAACCATATGTCTAGCTTACCAGACTTAGGCGAGGTCGGCAACGTTGTACGAGTCGAACGCGCCCGCTCCCCAGTAGCGCCGCCGCCACACGACCCACGTCACGGCCTGCACGACCGCGGGGGACAGCGGCATGCCGTACTCACGCGAGAGGATGACGGACGCGCGGCGATACTTGTCCGCGATTTCGTCATAGCGCTTGCGCGACAGCTTAGGCACATCGTTGGTCACCGAACGATCGTTGTGTGCCAGGCAGTACGCGTGCCTGTCAATCGTCACGCCCTCCGCGCCGCCCGTAATGATGCTCAGGTAGAAGTTGTTGACCTTGAGACCGCCGAGCGCGTCGATAGTGCCCTCCGCAATGATCCGGCGAGCTTTCGCGAGGTTCGCACTGAGGTAGCCGGAGTCGAGGGTCCCACCGGACGCGAACATGCGCGCCGCGAGGTTGACGTTGTTCCCCCAGGAGTTGAGGGGAGACAGCGCGGCGAGCACACCGGCAGTCACGTGCACCGGGAGCGAGTGCTTAGCGGCGAACGCCTCAGCGATGAGACGAGCGTCCGCGTACCACGCGATACCCTCAGCGATGAGGTCGGCGTCCGCAGAGCGGAAGACTGCCGTGATGTTGCGAGTGTGAAGAGCCATTGTGGATTCCCTTTCCCTTGGTGGCTGATATCTACAGCTTACACCATGACGGGGGAGGATGCAAACCCTAATCCGAAACTAGTTCAAACCCGTATCCGCAATGCTCGTACGTTTAGTGGCTAGACTCTTACGTGCTCCGGGCAGCAGAAAAGGCGACCCGCGTAGGGCCGCCCTTTCTGTCACGCGAACGGGTTGTAGATTGCTCCGGGATTTCCGCTGATCCGGCGAAGTTCCGCTTCGCGCTCGCGTGCGACCCGCGCGAAGTTCTCCCCGTACAGCTCTCGCTCCGGCTCTCCCGCGGCGATGTTGCGCTGAAGCTCCCGACGTGCGTTGTAGAGTGCTCCACTCATGACCCCGCCGATCACGTTGACCAGCGTGTGAGCCTCAGCGACCACGCGCCGCCTGTACTCGAACGGAACCTGAATAAGTTCCTTCGCCTGCGCGGGATGAATCCCGACACCGTATCCGCCCGCGTCGATGCTGGCCTGAAGTTCTGCGTCCGTATATTCCATGATGCTCCCTTTCCCGGAGGTTGTATGTCCAGCATACACCATAGACACAGAAAAAGCGACCCGCATTACGCGGGCCGCTCATTCTGTCAGTCGTCCAGCCCCGTGAGGGTCGTCTCCCGACCGAAGGTCTCGAAGTACAGCTCCCGGGCGCGAACCCACTCGTCGGGGTCGTCCCACTCGCCATCGGACTCGATGCGGAAGTCCGGGGACTCCTCCCGGATGCGCAGGAGCGCGGCGCACACCACCACGTCATACGGCTCCCGGCCCGTCTTGCAGAAGTCCGAACCGCCCGACGCCGAGACCGAGAACGTCTCGTAGTCCTCGCCGTCCGCAGCCCAGCCGTTGAAACGGACCTCATCCGGCGTGAGGATCGGCTTGCCCTCACCGAGTCCATCCCCGATCTTGACGGCGGACCCCTCGATGATCTTGGCGATGTCCTCGATGACTTCGTTGCTCAGGATGGGCGTGCCCTCCCAATAGTGCGAGTATCCCACGATGTTCTCCCTTTCCGGAGGTTGTTTGTTGATTACAGCTTACAGGAATGACAGCGAAGTGTCAAGCCTGCCGCTCGACGGCGAGAACTTCCACGGCCTCGAACCGGGCCTCCGAATCGGCATCCGTGGACGGGACGAACCAGCCCGCGCGGGTGCCGCGTGACTTGACGACACCGCTGCGCCCATCCACGAGGGTGATCTTGTCCCCCGCAGCGATGGTCAGGTGCCGCGCCATGATCCGCGCGTGCTCCCGGTGCAGCTCGGCGGTGTCGTAGTCCAGCCGATCCTGCGCGTTGTTGCGCTCGGTGCGGAGGTCCAGGTACTCATTCCCGGAAGCGGCACCACCGCTCTCCAGGTACTCCGTCATGGCCGACAGGGCGTCACTCACGCGCGCCTCCGACTCAGCGACCCTGATCCGCAGTTCTGCGTAGCTCATGTCTTCCCTTTCCGTGTGGCTGATATGGCCAGCTTACCACACATCGGAGCTAATGGGAAGTACCCTGCGCATCGGAGTTTAGTGCCAGTATGCTTACGTGATCGGCACAGCCAAGTGCCCCGGGCGTCCGTGTCAGAGACTTCCCGGGGCTGAATGGGACACCCACGCGCTCCGGCGTGGCATTCCTTGGTGACGTTTTTGCTACTCGCATGTGCACTGCGTTTTCGGGGCCGTCTCCCCCACACCCCAGTCCGAAGACTGGACGCACTAGGCCTAAGTGGTTTATCCTCCCCTAGTGGAGTACTTACAGCTTACCGCACTTAGGCCGAAACCGCAAGGGCGAAATCGAGGGCGTCCGAAGCGAACGCCTCCCGGGCGGCAGCATCCCCGAGGACGTAATCGTCCTCAAATCGGGAGGGGAACTCATCCGCGAAGTCGGAGAGTGCCACGGCAGGATCGAGGTCGTCCAGGCGACCGTGAACGGCGGCGAAGATGAGCCGGTACGCGCGGGGCTTGATGACCTCGAACAGTCCTTCGGACTCGTCGGGGCGGATCAGCCGCACCGCGTTGCAGATCAACTCGCACATGCCACGCATGTACTCGTCGTAATCCGGCTCCGGGAGGTCGGTCTCACCCGCCCAACCCTCGGCGGCGGCTTGGATGATGAGCTTGCCGCACGGGTCGAATGCGTGGACAAACTTGACCTTGGTAACGCTCATGATGCTCCCTTTCCCAAAGCTCTGTTGTTACCTACAGCTTACAGCACCCGAACCGCATTGTCAATGCAAGTCCTCGTACAGCCCGGCCACCTTCCGCAGCGCGAGCTTGGCATCCTCCACACGCTGATACTGCGAGGCGTACGGGTAGGCCTCCGTCCGGAGGTCGGTGTACGCCGCGTCGAGTTCCGCCATAGCGGCATCGAACTTGGCGGCATCGACCTTCGGGCCGACCGGCACGCCGTGGTCGCTCGCGTACTCCAGGATCGCGTACTCATCGAAGTCGTCGTAGTCCTCGAACTCCACGATGACCGAATTGGTCAGGTCGGTGATCGAACCATCACCCGTGTTGACAACGTAAGTGCTCATGAGATTTCCCTTTCTCGAATACCTACAGCTTACCGCACGTCGGCAGGCTTGTCAACTGGCCACATGAACTCGTGCGCGTTGTCCGGGGTGATGCCGAACAGGTTGAGCATGTCAGCGGTGTTGTCCTCGGCGGGGCGCTCCGAAGCGACCGCACCCGCCATGACGGCGCAGAAAGCCGCACCGACCGCACAGGCGATGATCCCCAGGGTGATGATGTCCATGCTCAGGCCCCGTAGTCGAGACGGATGCCGCCGCCCAGGATGCCGACCGCACGCCCGAACTCTGGGAGGGCCGCCGCGGCCTCCCCGGCGAAGCACACGGCATCGAACTCCTCGAACGGCGAGTCACCCCAGCTCATGCCGCCGAAGGTCAGGAAGTACAGGGCATCGTTGCCGGGAATCTCCCACGACGCGACATACGGGTCTCCGAGGCGGGAGTCGTCGATGAACTTGACGCCCTCCACGATGGAAGCGATGAGGTCGTCCACGGCGGTCTCTTCGTCCTCGAAGAATCCTGCCGCGTCGATGTCATCGAGCTTCGCGGCGATCTGGTCACGGAAAGACTCCACAACCGCGCGAACGTCCTCGATGCTCTTGCTCTTCTCGGCAGTCAGTCCGCCGCCGATGTATGATGCGCCCATTTGGGGCCTCCCTTTCTCTCTTACGCCTAGCTTACACCGCATCCGCATCAGAGTCAAATGCACCTTACCGGCATATCCTCCGAACATGCGCGTATCGGGCATACGGCATCACGCAAGAGGACTGGCACTAAACAAAGAGGGGCCGGATTTCTCCGACCCCTCACTAGGATTATTTTTCAACTAAATTTAGGTAAGATGGGTGGGTACCCACTAGGGCGGCGCGCGTGTCATGTCCGCATCCTGCCTAGTCGATGAACCGCTCGCGAACGCGCTGCGGCCCGTACTCGATCCACCAGGCCAGCGTGTGCGACTCGCCGGGGACCGCTTCGTGGTCCTCCCACGCCTCATCGGCATCGTCACCGCGCGACAGGTGCCACCACGGCGCGATGTTGTCGGGGTCGTCCTCGTACGAGGAATTGACCTCCACGAAAAGCGGGCACGGCTCCCCGTCTTCGTTGTGACCGGCGCAGAGGATGTAATCCGGCTCTTTGAGTGACATGTGATTCCCTTTCCCTGGAATGTACTACCACCTTACCGCACGTTGGCCAGCGTGTCAACCTTGCGGTACGTGATGACGTGCGCGGGGTTGTACTTGGTCGGGTCGCACTTGTAGCAGGACCGATTGTTGCGCGGCTTGCGCCAGAATCGGTAGGTGGACACGTGACCCGCGGGGCACGTTCCGACCCACGGCGCGGCTTCCGCTCGCAGGTTCGGCGCGTCGGTGGTGGCGGCGGTGGGGTTGGCTCCCAGCCGCAGGGCGATGATCTTCCACGCGCGTCCGTGTCCCGCGGTGGGACCGGCAAGTGCGTGTGCAACCTCGTGACGAATGGTGTCCATCACCTGTTCGGCGGTACTCGCCTTGGTCATCGGACGCGAGAGCGTGATCGTCTTGTCCCGGTAGTTGCACGATCCCAGACGCTGAACGGCATTGTCCCAGCGGAACTTCCACTCCAGCGGCAGGTTTGCGGCCATGACTCCCAGCGCCATGACGCGGGCCTCTTCAAGATTCATCGGGTTCCCTTCCCTCGTGTGATACCAGCATACCCTATCCGCACCGCATCTGCAAGCTGGAATCCGCGCAAGAGTCCTGCCACTAAACGGAGAAACCCCCGGAGCGCGCGGGGGAAAGGGGAAAGGGAGGCGCGCCCCGGGGGTGGTTTGTGTGCGCTTAGCGCTGGAAGTCGAGGTCGTAGATTTCGACCTCGCGGGCGTTCTCGACCAGGCGCAGGATCGCGGCCCAGTTGGTCTTGCCCTTCTGACCGGTGACGTACCAGTTCTCGCCTGTCTCGCGCGGGTTCTCGGTCCGCATCGCGAGGTACTGATACGTGGTCCGCCCGCTGCCGGGGAACTTGGCCTCGATGAGGACCTTACTGCCGGGTTCCGGCTCATCGTACTTCGATGCTGAAGCCTCGGCCTCAGCGATCCGGGCGAGGACCAGCTCACGCTCGGCGGCGAGACGGTCGGCTTCAGCGCGCAGCTCAGCCGCGCGGCTCTTGGTGGATCGGATGCTTGCCATGATGTAATCCTACTCTCTCGGCGGGCTGGTTGTCAAGCCCGCTCGCCACGATTTCCGGTAGAAATCGCGCGGTTCGTTGTGGTTCGGGTAATCCTCGCTCGCGAGCAGAGAATCCAGGTAGTAGATACCGGCATCGGTAAGCCACTCCCCATCGATGAGCGGTACGTCCTCTTCGGCATGCCGGATGTCCCCGATCACGCCCGCTTTGAGCGCGACCAGGGGCACCTCATCCGGCATCACTGGCTCAGGTCCGTCCAGTCGCGGCGGTAGCCGATCCGGAACCGACTCTGCCAGCGCTCCATCGGCTCGCCCTTGACGATGTAGGTGCCGTCCTTGCGGAGCGTGATCGTCTTGATGGGACCGTCCGGGTCCGGCTCGTACGTCTTCTCGCCGTCGTCACCCCAGGCGTGCCCCGGCGTGACCACGGTCACCTTGTCGGCCTGCACGTCCAGCTCGCGCCCGTTGCGGCGCACGGCGATGACCGTGTACGCGCGGTGCAGTCCACCGAGCGCGGTGGAGTAGGTGGCACCCGTGCCGACCTCGATCTGAGTTTCAGTGTCCATCTGTCTCCCTTTCCCTGGAGTGTTGACTACAGCTTACCGCATTGCCTCGCGATTTGCAAGCATGCGTTGCTTGACCTGCGCGTCAGTCGGCGCAGTCCATCCATGGAACCCCACCGCACGATGCCACAGGATCGAGTGCTCGTGCTTGCCCGCGCCGCACCAGGTGCAGCCATACGGGTTGAGGTAGACGTTCATGACTCCAGTGTACGGCATCCGCATCCGCATGTCAAATCGGACCGCACGCAAGAGTCCGGGCACTAAACCCAAATGCCCCGCATCCGCAGATACGAGGCATTTAGGTGTTGACTTTTGGATTTCGTTGCCCTATACTAGAGATATCAGCAAGAACAACTACACAGGGAAAGCGGGATCAGGTCCGAACGGCGGCGGCGGTGATCCCCTGGAAGCGGAAGTTCCGGACCGCGGCGAACGCATCGGCGGCGTTCAAACCGGTGAGGTCCTTGTCCTTCTTCTCCTTCCGGTCATAGACCGTGAGGACGGTTCCATCCGGGGCCTTGACGCTCCAGGAGGTCGAGTCGGACAGGGGCTTGCTGGTTCGGCGGTCCTTACCGCTTCCGTTCACTGACATGGCTCTACCGTATCAGGCTTGCGGTTCGGTGTCAAGCGAGTGGGTGAACTTCTCGTCATCGTACTCGACGTACTGCTCACCGTACTCATTCTTGACGGTCACACGGATAACGTCTCCGGTGTCGTCCACGCCGACCAGCTCGCCGGTCAGGCTGATAGCCTTCTCGCCGTTGTCTCGGCGGGTCACGGTTACCTTAGTCTGAGTCATCCCGGTATCCTATCAGGCCTTGAGTGCTTTGTCTACCGCGGTTAGACACTTGCGGCACACAACGGTTACGGTCTCGCCGTCTAGCACTACACCGAACGGTCGCCAACTCACCGTGCCGTCTCCCCCTTGAACTTCACCCGCGGTTGCCTTACAGGCCCCGCATCGTGCCGTCTCATTCAGGCCGTATACCGGCAGGCCTGCGGTTTCCAGTAGTCGTACATCTCGTGCCGTTTCGAGATAGTGTACCTCAATATGTCTCATACGGTTACCCTATCAGACATTTCGCTGCGTGATTTACGGTTCTACGCGCAGGCCGGTTTCTTCGAGGTTCTGGAGTGCCGGGTAGGTAATCTCGCCACGGTTGCGAACCTCGCCGGTTTCCCGTGCGAACGCGCCGAACGCGCTCTTGAACACGCCGTCCCGCTTGCCACGGTTGAACAGGCCGTCCTTGCCTCGACCGGTTGGCATCCACTCGGGCCGCACGGTTCCCAGTGCCGTCTGTACGGTTTCGACCGCACGCGCTACGGTCTTGCCGTTCGAGTCGAAGTAGCTCATCCGCACGGTTACGGTTTCACCCGCGGTTACCTTCCGGGCCGGTCGCGGTCGCACGAATCCGAGTACGTCCGTGCCGTACCGCACCCGTTCGTGTACGCCGTCTGCGAGCTGGATGCCCTGAGGCTTGCCACTGAAGGTCTGACCCTCCACGGTTCGGAAGCTTCCGTCCGCACGGAGTTCGGTTACCACGCCGACATGCGGTTGACGGTCCCACTCGCCGGGGTCCGCGCTGAAGTTGAAGAACACGATATCGCCTACCCGCGGCTTACGGTACAGACGGTTCCGGGTTGTGTAGTAGGCCAGGGCCGCAACGGTTGACTGGAATGAGACTTCCGGCGCGGTTCCGAACGCATCGGTGAGGATACGGTTGACGAACGAGCCGTTCCATTCCGTGCCCTCGTATGTCCGCGGGCTGAATGCGCTCCGCTTCTCGGGCTGTGCGTGGTAGCCAACCTGCCGTTGTGCGGCCTCGACAATCTTCGCCGGTAGCGCTCGCCGCATCCTACGGTTCATTGAAGCTGTCCTTCCACATCTTGGTCAGCACGGTTACAGCCGCGTCATCCTGAGTCTCACCCTGGATGGCGAGAATGGTCTCGCTGAAGTCTAGCAGGGATTTAACCTCCGTGCTGTTGAACCTCTCACGGTTCGCTTGCCGGATCAGGGCGCGGGCGAACTCAGGCTTCATCCGTGGATTCTACCGTACGAGCGGTTTCGCTGTCAAGGACTCGCTGGAGGTCACCCCAGAGTGCTCGGAGGTTGACCAGCTCGGCGCGGGTAGACGCGGTTGCCGCGGCGCGCTCAATGCTGTGCTGCATTTCGCGCAGACGGTTCAGGTTCTCACTGCTCATCCTCGATCACCTCCGCCTCAACGGTTTCGGCCTCGCCCGCCTCAACGTCCGCAACGTGCTGGAGAATCTTGGCCCGTTCCATCTGGCCCTTGCGTAGCTTCTCCAGACGCTTACGGATTTCCTCGGCGTTTTCGTTGACGGTTACCTCAACCTTAGTCTCAACCTCAATGGCTCCGCGGTTGCCGGTACGGTCCAGCAGCGAGTTGGCTGCACCGAGTCGGACGGATTCACTCTCCGCGGTTGCCGCTAGCTCTTCGAGAATGGCGGCGGCTGCGGGAGCGGCAGACTGTAGACGGTTGCGAGTTAGCTGGGCCGCGCTGATCTGGATCGCCGGGGATCGACCCGCGCGCCGTGCGTGGAGTCGGCACATGCCCGCGGTATCGGTTGAGCCGTCCGACCACTGCCAGCATCGGGTACCGTCAGCCTTGACGGTTGAGCATCGGGTCGGTACATTTACCAGACGGGTTTGGTACAGATCGGCGTCCGGTCCGAGTGCGCGCATCTCGTCCTGCTGGCGCATGTAGGTGCGCGTGACCTTGAGAACCCACGTCGGTGCGAGGGAGGTGGAGTCCTCCGCGAGCAGGAGGCGAAGGCCGGAGAGATAGTCGGAGTTGTAATCTTCCGGGTCTTCGAGTAGCTTGGTCTTGGAGAGTGCCTGAGCGGCAGCTAGCATTTCCGCACTCACTACCTGAATGTAGCCGGTCGGCATTCCATCGGTATCAAAGACTACGTTCCACTGAGCCTTATTCTGCTTGATGACTCGGCGGTTCTCGTAGGTGTCCTCTACCACACCTCGTTCGATTTCTTCGAGGCCCCATTCAGACAGGTTCGGCAGTAGGCCCGGGGGAGCTTCGATCTGTAGCTCGGCGGGTTCGCCTGACTCGATTTCCTTCATTGTACAATTCCTAAGAAGTATGAACGTAGTTGCTCAGCAAACCATTTACTGAGGCAGAAACCACTACAATTCCCGGTTTAGGGAGCTTTGCAGCATCTCATTCTACGCTCTATTATACATCTCTTAGGATTGGTGATCAGACGGTCCCGTAACGCTCCATAATCACCTTGGCCCACTCCACGAGGTCTTCCGGTCGCTGACCTGACGGTTGCGTGGTATTTGACGGCTGCGTTATCGCCAGAGGTCGTACTCACCTCGGCGGATGCGCCGCTGAATCTCTCGCTCGATCAGTCTGCCGAGCAACCGCGTCCGAGAGTCCTTACGCCGGAGCCGTGCCACGCCCACACCGTAGTCCGATAGGGACTTGTCGGTCAGCTTTCGCAGGACCGGCACGGTTGACCGGACGACCACGGCGGTTGTCCTACGGATTCTCATTGAACTCCTCGAAATCCGGCTGGTGATTCTGGTCGCGGTCGGTGTCGTGGGTCACGCGCTTGGTGCCCTGCACGGCGGTCGGCGGGATGATCCGCTGTCCTCCCGGAGCGTTCTTCGGAATGTTCAGCCCCAGCGACTCCCAGAGGGTCATCCCCGGCTTCTTGTACGGATGCGGATCAGCCACGGTTGAACTCCAACTTCTCCACCGAGTAGTACTCGTCACGGACGGTTGCCGATTTCCACTCCTCGAATTCCAGAGGGGTCTTCAGGGAGAGGGTCGGCTTGCCCATGTAGTCCGAAGGCTCCAGACCCTTCTCAGCCAGAGCACTCCACGCGAGGAGTCGCTGAGCGTGTGCCTCCTGCTTGACCTGGTTCTCGCGGTCGGTCTTCAGCATGTACTCGACGTACTTGCCGGGGTAGTCGTTGAGGCGGTCCGCTTCGGCCTGAGCCTCCTCCTCGGAGCGGAAGAACCCCTTATTGGTCTCCACCTTCTCGTCCCAATCGGGACGGTAGTGCCCCGAGTCATACGACCAGTTGTAGACCAGCACCCAGATCGGAGCCTCGACCAGCTCGCGAATCTTCTCCAGGGTCATCTTTCCCGGGACGGTGGGCCAGTCCTTGTGACCGAACTCGTTGTCACTCATCGCGACCCGCCGTAATGAGCGTGTCGGTTCCGAGGAACACACCCTCCTCGTACCGGAAGATCAGGATGGTGACCGCACCCGAGGGTGTCGGGGTGGTGGTCTTCACTCGTCTGTTCATGTCTCTAGCCTACCCCATCCGCTCCAGATTTGCAAGCCGTTCGAGGACCTTCTGTGCGGAATCCAGAGTGTCGGTGTCCGTAACGTACACCCAGTCCAGTGACACATAGCCACCGTCATACGCACGCTTGTCGAGGACACGGGATACCGCTTGCTGGTACAGGTCCGGGGCGTCGGTCGTATCCCACGCACGAGCGGCTGCCACCGCTGTACGAAGATCGACCAAGACGACGTTCTCTCGTGACCGGATCATCAGTCGATCAACTCCAGCGAGGGGGTCACGATGCGCTCTCCCAGGGGACGAACTCGTGGACGAGCGTACCTGCGTGCCTGTTGAACATGTACTCGACCTGGGGAGCATCAACCTGCTCTGCGAGCGCGGACGGGCTGGTGAAGTCCACCTGGTACCAGCACCCTCTGTTGTTTAGGGCAAGGTAGATCAACCCCCGAGCGAAGAAGTACAGCCCCGGGGTGGTAGGGATCGGTCGATCCAAGACCTCGAACTCCCAGTCCTCGTCACGGAAGAACCCGAACTTGCTCTCCAGCGCTCCGGAGTCGTAGGCGTGCGTCACCGTGAACTCCGCGGTGTCCTGGTTCTTCCGGCACGTCGCACGAACGCGGTCGCCGGTCCTGATCTTCGTCTGATCCGTCATAGCTCCAGCTTACCCTTCTGACGGATAGAAGTCAATCCCCTCTTCGTAGAACTCAGCCGTCAGCCCGTCACAGGTGAACAGCTTGATCGACACCGGTCCGAAGGTCTCGAAGAACTCGTCCGGAGCCTCCTTGCAGACCTTCTCGTATGCGTCATTCAGCTCGGCGGCAAATCGCGCGAGCATCGGATTGACGGTTGCCATTATCTTCTCCTACTTCTCGGGTGGACGCGCTGGACACCAGCTCTTATGCTCTTGAGCGGCGTACGGTCCGAGTCGAGGCAGTCCTAGTGGGCCGCATCGGCAATTGGATGCCATGTTCTTCTCCTTGTTTGGTCGTCCCGGGGGCTAGGCGGTGCGGGACAGATGCGTGCCAGCCCCCGGATTCTAGAGGCCTGACGCAGACGCCAATGTCCGCACGCAGGCTTGGCCAATGATCCGAGAGGCGGACGAGATGTCATCGGGATCAACGTCTACGACCTCCATTCCTCGGATGATACTCGTGTTCTGTCCACGAAGCTGCAACCAGACTACTGCAACCCCGGCCTTTTCACAAGCCTGAATCCAGCGAGCGGTTGCCTTCACCTGGTCGATTCCCGGTCCGGTTTTGAATTCACCATCGGAAATCACGAACAGCAGACGCGCGCCCTCACCTTGCAGTAGGTTCAACTCCCCGTCCAGCGCCCGGAAGCCGCCGTCGAAGTCTTCGTAGGCACCCATACCGTCCCATACGCGAACTTCACTCAGTCGCTCCCCAGACCGGAGGCCCGGGACGACATTCTTGCCGAAGTACACCTGAGCGGCGGTTGCCTCCGCTACTCGATACACCGCATCCGAGATGATCCACACCGCCGAGCCGATCCCCGGCTGTACACGCTTCATCGACCCGGAGGTGTCCGTCATGATGCCCACGGTCAGCGTCGGCTCCTCGGTTTCCAACCAGCGCCGTCTCTTGAACGGTCGGAATGGTGTCGGGGATGCACCCGCCCAGATTGCCGCGTCCCGGCGCATCGCCTCGCCACCGTGCAGGCGTCCAGGCGGAATGTCGGACAGGTACTCGTCAAGCTCCCGGTCCCGGTAGCGCGCCTGATCCAACTCGCGCGCCAACAGCACCGCCGCGTGACGCTCACTCGCAGTGGGCGCACGGGACTTCTGTAGCTCGGCGGGTCGGCCTAGACGAGAGCCGAAAACCTGCTCGGCTTTCTTCTCGTTCTGCTCTTTCGTCTCCCGCTCTTCGCGTTGGGTCTGCGCGTCCAGCTCTTCCTTGATTTCCTGAGCCACCTCGAACACCTCGCTCAGTCCACCCCGTTCGGACCTCTCCAGCGCATCCAAGATAGCCGACAGCAAATCACCTAGCGAGCCGGGGGACTCCTGGCCTGGCTCACCGCCCAACCCCAAAGCACCAGGCGGGTCCGCGGGCATGAGGTTGTGAAGCTCCCACGCCAAAGCCACCTGACGGTCCAGGTCCGCGCCGGTATCCGACAGCTTCGCAAACTCCAGGATGATTTCTCGGGCGCGGTCCAGTACAGACGGACTCCACCCGTTCGCAATCAGCCAGTCCTGGACGCGCACAACGTCCTTCTCCTCGAACACACCGACCCACCAGCGACCCAGGATAAGCTGGCACGCAAAGCGGGGCGATCCGGTGTATTCATCTGAGCCGTTCATGATGATCGCCCGGGCAGACGTGCGTAGGTATCCACGGTCTCGGGGATTCAGTGCATGCCCCCAGAACTCCACGCGGGTTTCTTCCAGCATCTCGAACGTATCCCACGCCGGTCCTAGACGTGACACGAACTCCGCCGTCCAGTGCGCGGTCGAGAACCGAGCGTGCATAGCCTCGTGCATCACCACGCCACCGGCAACCGGATACTTGCTCAACTCCATCCGGTCCGTAAGGTCACCGATCTTTGCCGGTTCCCCTTCCGGGAACACGACCGAGGCGTTGACGTAGATACGACCCTCGCGAATCGAATACCACGCCACGCCTTCGCCCGTTTCTCCCGGGAACACGTTAGCGTTCAGGGACGCTACACCCGACCACTCACGCGCCAAGTCCCGCACACCCAGGGACGTCAACGTCCACTCAACAGGTGTGACGGTACTCGACGCGTTTGCTGGAGCGTGGGCCACTAACGGTGCCACCCATCTGCGATGAGCTGCTGCGCCCACTCCTCCGCGACCTTCGTCCGCAGCGGCTCGTGGATCAGAGGAACCGTCCGGCGCAGGAACTCCGTTGCCGCCGCGAGGTCCGAGTCGGACGCCTCTTCCGGCTTCACCGAGTCACCCGGGGCTTCCGTGTAGACGATGGGGTGCACATCCGTTGTCCACTCGTCATGAGACGCGGGGCACGTCATGATCCGAACCGTCTTGTTCGGGGCAGGACAGCGGCACTGCCCCATCATCACGCCGTGCTTGCAACGCAGAACGAAATGTTCAGCCATGAGTCTTCTCCACTCCGAACGGGTTGGTGTATGCCTTGAACGCCGCCTTGTACGCAAGCTCCGCGTTCTCCAGGACATCCGACGCGCGCTGGTATTCCAGCACGGTGTCCTCTCCGCCCACCTCGTGCGCGGCAACGTCGTAACGCTTACGCGCCGCGGAGAGCTTCTGCGCGGCGCGCGTCAGAGCCTGCGACTGGTCGAGTCCTGGTGTCTTTGTCATGTCTCCAGCTTACAGGGAGTCTCGTACCTTGTCAAGCGCCTCGTTCCAGGAGGTCGCCGTCTTCCGGTCCCGCTTGGTCTCGATCACCCACGACACGCCCGCGATAACAGCCAGGCCCACCGCGAAGAACACCCCCGCGATCACGCGAACGGCTCCATCGACGCGAGCAGCCGATTCAGCAGCTCATCGTCGGCGCGCTCCTCGTTCGAGTTCTCTGCACCCGACTGCGAGTACCAGCGGCGAAGGCGTGCGATGTCCGCGGAACTCAGCGGGACATCCACCGTCCGAGGAGGTTGAGCAGCCCTTAGCTTGTCAACCAAAGCACCCTCGGTGTCGGACGGCGACTGAGGGAACTCCTCGTACCAGCGAAGCACCCACGAGATTTCTTCAGGAGTCAGGTCCATGTTTACCATGTAACCAGCCTACACCGAAGACGAGTCCCAGTCAAGTCCTGATCCCCTACCGTCCTCATCGACTTCCGAGCTTTTCACGCTGACGAGCATCCACTCGTTGATCGTGTGCTCCAGCTCCGCGAAGGTCATCCCGCGGATCGCGTTCTCGCCTGCCTCCCCGGCTGCCAGGGTGAACAGGCGCTTGGCCATGAGTTCCTTGTACCCCGGCTCCATGCCCATGAAGGCGATCACATGCTCAGCAGGCAGGTCTTGGAAGCGCAGAGCCTCTAGCTCTCCGCCTCCCGGGATGGTGACTCTGACGAGTTCCATGGGTCCCACCGCACCGTTCCGATGTGGAAGCCGCCCGCACCGCGCGGGCACTTGTAAATCTGCCACATCTTTCCTTCACGACCCATTCTACCACCAGCAATGCGAGTGGCCTCTTCCCGCTCCGGGAACAGCGTCTTCGGCTCCCCATCCCGCGAGGTGCATCCGCACACCGCCCGCACCGGATGCCGCTTGCGCGCCTTCTTCGGCACCTTCTTCGACTCCGGCACCGGCCCGCGCTTACGCCGCTTGCTCTCCCGCGACTTACGATTCACAGCCACTCGTACCACTTCCCCTCATGCTCTAGCCGTTCGATACCTGCAAGAAGGCTACCCGCGTCTTTCACGATCCGGTAGTTCCTCACACGCGCCGCCCTCTGATACCTCATGCAGTCACAGTTTTTGCCGTAGCAGACCTTCTGCCCTCGGACCGGCACGAAGTCCGATCTTAGTGACTGATGGTCGTCATCACTGTGTCCGCACAAGCATAGGGTATACACCCGAGGCATGTCAACCGCCTGCCACCATCTGACGGATAGCCTCGCGGCACTCCGCGCAGTGCAGACGGTTGTCCGGCGTAGAGCGGAACGCCTCGCCACCGCGCTCATTGTACGCGATAGGAATCAGGCGACCGGCTTCCTCCGGAGGACGCTTGCAGTAGAAGCACCGGATGCCCTCACGCCACTCAGGCTTCAGCCCGCGCGCCATGGAAGACGCGAGACCCTTGGCGAGTGCGTGATCGTGGTCCGGTCCCGTCGTCTTCTGGATGAACGAGCGGATGTTCGGCATGGTCAGCACCCACTTGAACTCTCCGCACGAGCACGGTACCTTTCCGCTCTGACAGCCAACCTCTCCGATTCCGAGCGTGTCCACCGGGCGCTCCTCGCCCGACAGATCGAAGTGCGACCCTGCCGAGTGACCACACACGCACACCCGCTGATCCCGGCGAGTCCCCGCCTTCTTCTTCGTCACATAACGGTCCACGTCGGCCTGCGTGATACCCAGGATCGGATCGATGATTTCAGACACTTTTGGTCTCCTTGTAGTGTATATTGGCTTCCACTAATCGACTATGCCTACTGAACTTTCCTAGAGCAGCCCCAGAAAGTACTTGGCATATACCTATTTATAGGGTAAGAAGAAAAAATATGCGTTCTACCAAACCCCTGTGAGCATAGTGTATTAGTGTATAGTTAATAGTTATATTAGTAAGTCTTACACCAGTTTTCCTCAAAAAGTCAACTGACTATTCCTCACTATGCGTCCACTGTACCACCACTGTCTGACTATTTCCTGATAGTTATAGTCATAGTCATAGTCGATAGAGAAATTAGTTATAGTCGTACATAGACAATAGTCTCTCAGCCCTCAGATTCAGACCGTTTGTCAAGTCCCAGAGCACCCTCGAAGACCCGCCCCACGAGCGTTTGCCATAGCGCATACAGGGCCGCAAAACCCGCCAGGAACCAGTTATACATCGCCAGGTTCAGCAGCACTGACAGGTACGCCACGAGCGCATCCGACGCCGACGACCCGCTCGGCTCCAGTATCAGCCACACCAGCCCGTACAGCACGGCAAAGCCCACACCAGAAACGAAGGTCACGACCATTGCCCCGACCACCAGACGCTCCGCAAAACGAGCTTTTCGGCCCGCCGCCTCCGCCCCTGCACGGAAGGTACGCCTGTCCTGGTCACTCAGTGGCATAGAAGCCGCCCTCCAGCGTCCAGGTGCCCAGCCAGTCCATGTCTGGCCAGCCGGAAGGAAGCTCACCGTTGTAGCGGGAGAAGCGCATGCAGTTCGCATCCACGACCTCCCGCAGGGCGGCGGCTACGGCCTCGAAGTCCTCCGAGTACGGCTCGCACTTCACGAGAGAGTAGGAGAAGCGCACCGGACTCGCCCACGCCTCCACGACCAGCGTTCCCGGCTTCTCCCCCGCAGACCGGTCAAAATCCGAGAAGGTAAAGGGGGTCTCAGCGTTAGCCGAAGGCATGGAACTCACCGTTCTTCTCCCAGGTCCCCTCCGGGGGGCTAAACTGCTGGAACATACCCACCTCCACGGGTCCAGGTGCCGATGACGGTTCGATCCGTCTCGTCCACCCCTTGCAGATTGAATCTCATAGCGGAAACCACCTCCTGCTCCTGACCGGAGATGTAGTTGGCGATAGCCTCCTCCACACCCCGGAACTCGAAGTGGAACTCGTAATCCTCCAGGGCTACCCACGCCCCGTTGTTGTCAGCGAACCACGGCTCCACGACCACACGGGTTTTCCCCGCCACCACGGCCCCCACGGACATGTACTTCACGCCAACAACCCCTCATCCATCAGGCGGAGCTGCCGCTTGAACTCCCACAGAGCTTCCTTCCACGGGCGACCGCCATCCTGCGCACCCTGGAGCACACTGAGTGCCCAGACGAGGTTACGGTCCTGATCGAACGAGAGGCGGACGCCATACTCGTGAAGCTTTTCCACGAGGATGCTGCCGATACTCGGCTCCTCCCCCGTCAGCTCCCTCTCCACCATCGTCTCAAACGTCTCCGGCTCCAGGCGCTTGATGAGGTGTCCGACGATGCACACCGGCACAACCGGGGCGGGAGCGTTCGGCTCATCGGGAGAGTCCCCGTAGTCGAAGTAGACGCAATCCGCCACGGTGTCAGGCGCAGCCTCCACGATTTCTTCCAGCGCCGAGAGAACCGCAGCGCGGACTTCAGATGTCGAATCCATGAGGAAGTTCCTTTCCGATGATCTGGTGGACCGAGAAATCCTTACGGCGAATCACTCGGAGATTGCTGGCCTCACGGGTCAGCCGAAGATCGCCCTCTCGACGCGCCTGCGCAAGAAGCTGGCTGTCTCGGGCGGTGGTCTGGAAGATGACCTTGACGGCCTCTTCATCCTCCGTTGCCGGGAAGTACGCCTCCGCCACGTAGGGCTGGTAGGTGTACAGGACGGTCCGGGTGCGGCCCATGTACCGCTGGTTCCGGATGATCGACCAGATAGCCGACACCTTCTCCCGGAACGACAAAGGCTCCGGAACCGTGTTGATCGTTGTCATACGACCAGCTTACAGGTTCCGGAGCCTCATGTCAAGCCTCAGATGTCTTCCCAGCGAGACCCGACCGGCTTCCGCTGGAGCTTATCACCTGGCTCGTCCAGCATCATCTCCGCTTCCGCCAGGGTGTCCACAGAGAAGGTCTTGTACTTCTGCCGCTTGTTCACCACGCGGTACTTGTACTCGACGGGATTGTCGTTGAGGATATCCTCAATGGCCCCGAGGGTCATCGCCGGATCGTCGTAGTAGCTTCCGCGATGATCTACACCCGTTCCGTCTTCGATTGCCAGACGGATAGCGGCGATTACTTCACTCGGATTCTTCGACACGATTCCACTCTCTCCATCGTCCGACGAGGGTAGACACCCCCATGGCTCCCCGCTTGTACACGACAACGGCGCGAGCCTGCGGGATTTCCGCACGCACCTGATCTACGGTCTCCAGCCCGTCATCGAGGGGGAAGATCGCGTAGTGCTGGAAGTTGTCTCCCGCCCACACCTGGGCGTAGTACCCGACGTGATCCTCGGGCGACCACAGCTTCTCTTCATGTGCACTCATAGCCACACCCTATCACACCTCGGCGTCCGAAGCAACCGACCGGCGCGCATTCGCAGCAGCACGCAGAGCGGCGCGCATCGCGTTCACCTTGTAGGGCGACCAGTCCCGGAGCACTGCTTCCTGGTCATCGTGGTAAGTGTTCATCGCGGCGAGCACCTCCGCGTCGGACGGTTCGCCCTGCTCGCGGTCGCTCTCAGCCGAACCCCGAGGGGATGAAACCCCGTGATGGAACCCCTCCGCGTATCCGGCTTCGTAGTCGTCGGACGGTTCGCCCTGCGGCTCGGGTCCGAGAGGACGAGAAGTGGCCACGTTGAAGTCGGATGATGATCGCTCGGACGCACCGATCCGCTTCGCAATGTCCATGAGCGGTTCGCCCTGCGGCTCCGATGCCTCGGAACGACGGAGAGCCGCGGCGAGGCGCATCACCATCCCGACAGGCGAGTCAGCCGACCACGACCCCTTCTGATCCCAGGAATCGATCAGCGCGTCGGCTTCTTCGAGCAGTTCCTGCGCGTCGGACGGTTCGAACTCAGCCCCCTCAAGCTGCTCAGCGCGCTCGCTAAGCCACGAGACCGGAATCGCGCTCGCTACATGCCCGTAGTTGTCTAGCGGGTAGTAGACCTTCGGCCCCTCGATCACCGCCTCACGCAATGCATCGGCCAAAGTCTTGTCACTCATCATCGTCTCTTAGGTCCTTGCCACGGGCCTCAGCCTCCCGCTCACGTCGCCGCCGCAGGAGCACTAGCACGCCCTGCTCTGCCATCGGCATACCGGAGAAGTTCTCGATACCAATCAGGGTACCCGCCAGCATGTCCAGAAGCTCGCTCCGGGTCGGGTCGAGGTCCGCATACATCCTACGGATTTCTGCCTGACGCGCGGTCAACTTAGTCACGAGACTTCTCCTCTTCTGCCAGTTTCCGGATGATCGGAATGGCCTTCTTGACTTGCTTCTTGGTCCAACCGTGACGTTTACGGTTCTCCTCGTTCCCCCGTTCAAGCTGTTCGAGGAAGTCGGCGTAGTCGCCGCGGACGTGTGCCTCCTGGAGGACGGGATTGAACGGATGGGATTGGAGATAGCTCGCGTATGAATACAGCGCCCCTCGCGCAGCCTCCCACTTCTTCCACGCCTCGTCGTCCGATCCCGCTGGCATGGCGCGATCCATGAGAGAGGCCGCAGCGTAGACGATTCCCGCGGCCTGACGGTACTCACTCTTGTAGTTCGTCACTCTTCCCACTCTCCTGTCTCGGGGTTACGGAAGTAGACGACGGCATCTCGTCCGTTCTCCACCTCGCGCACGAAATAGTCCAGAGCCGCCTCCGCATCCGCGAAGGTCTGTCGGACCGGAGCGGTCTGGCCTATCGGACTGTAGAAAGGCATGGTGCTCTCCACCATGAACGGTCGCCGGAAGCTCACTCGTACGCCCCCAAGTCCTGGATGAAGCCGGGACGGGGGTCAAGCTCCGTACCCGGTCTGCGAGTCGCTGACCGTACAGGAATGCTCCCAGCGGGAGCGTCTGCGTACCCGACGTACGGAAGCGGATCGAGCTTCAGCGTGCGGACACTCTTCGGTCGTCCATCGTTACGAGACATTGAACATCTCCCGCAGCTTGGCGTCCTGAAGCTCGTCACGGGCGGTCTGCAAGAGACCTTCGATCACGACCATGCGGAGGATGCTACTCTCTCCCGCGGTATTCCGAGCGGCCAGCGCCTGTCTCTCCAGGAACTCGACAGCCCCTTTCGAGGCGAGGATGGCCTTCTGGCCTGTCGTCACATGCATGACGCCTCCTATTCCGCGTACTCGATGGTCAGCCCCTGAGTCGCGTCATCGATCACGTAGACCTGAGGGCGACTCTTGACCTGAAGGGCCACCGCAACCCCCTCCACGAGGATGTACTCCAGGGTCCCGGCGAGCGTCACCTTCGACTTGTAGTTGGTCTCAGCCATCGTGACGACGACAGGCTTCCCCACGAGGGAGAGCAGGACATCGGAGGTCAGGTCCAGTACGTTTTTCTTCATGATCCCAGCCTACCCTATCGCCGCGCTGAGCGCAAGTAGCGCTCGGTGCTCTGTTCGTATCCCATGCGAGGACGCCACAGCGCTCTTAGCCACGGGGGTCCTCTTTCTCGCGAGCTTCCTGGTACTTCACGTGCATGTCACCTCGTACCCCATTCAGGTCGAGGATTTGGTCGTAGATGTTGTCGGCGCGATTCACCATACCCAGCCGAAGCGAGGCATCTCGCTCATCCATGAGCTTGCCGATCTGCTTGTCCAGCTCCTTCACGACGAAGGCGTACTTCTCGGACTTCGGCGTCTTGGTGACCTTCTTCAGCTCAGGCCACATCTGAAGGAACGTGTACTGATCCAGGTCCAGCCACTCGTTGAGGACGTTGAAGACCGCTTCCTGTCGCTTGTTCATATCCTCAGCTTACCGTATTCAGAACGGAAGCGCAAGCAGCAGGGAGGTGATAGCTCCCAGGAAGCCACCGGCCCCGCCCGCCACGAGCGCGGGGCGCTGGCGGCGGTCGATGAGGTAGGTGACCCCGTAGGCCAGGAGGGCGAGGGGGATGGCGATCATCTGTTGCTCCAGTCGTTCTCTTCGCGGATGAGTCTCCACACAGCGCGGAGTCCGACGACGGCTCCCACTATACCCCATCCGACACCAACAATCAAGAAGTTGGTGACCATGAAGGTGAAGCCCTCCGCCGCCTTCCCGTCTGCCGTCACAAGATCGAAGACATATCCCGACACCGCAGCGATGATGAACCACGCGAACGAAGCCACGGCAGGAATGATCATCGGCAACGCGAACTTACCGATGACCAGATTCCCGAACAGGTGGCTGCTGGATTCGTGATGGATGAATCCCCGAGGCTTAATATCCATCGTAGTTATTCTCTTCGTTCGCGTTCTTGATGTCATCGATCATCCAGGACACGAGGGCGATCAGACCGGCGAGTGCAGAGACACCCACGAGGCCCAGAAAAGGCCACCCGACCAGTCCCCACCAGTTCGAGTCACCCGTCACGGCGTACATGGCCCCGGAGGCGATGATGAGCAGCAGGAAGATGAGGCCCACGAGGGCGATGAGCACGCGCGTCGGCATGACGAACTTGCCGATGGCGAACACCCCGGCTTCGTCATACTCTCTGGTCTGACGGAAGTGGATGTAGGGGTAGGGCTTGTCCACTAGCGAACCTCCGGTCCGTTGATCTTGATTTCTCCGGCGATGTATGAGAAGAACCACACCACGAACCGGAGAATGAGGATGGTGAAGTAGAAGGCGAGAAGGCCCAGCAACGACCAGGCGGGCCACCACACAGTGCCGCCCGAGAAGAGAGCCAGGAGGACCTGGAGAATGGCCATGATCCCGACGTAGACAAAAACCAGAACCGCCACCGCCTCAGCACTGATCTGGAACCGACCCATGTGGTAGTACGTCTTGTAGATTTCATGGCGCTGGTAGGGGTAGTCATGCATCCGACCGGTACCTACACGACTCTTGTGGAAGAATCCCTTGGGCTTTTCCATCAGTAGTTGCCTCCTTCGATCTGACGCTTCGCCTTCAGGATGTCATCCCTGAACTTGATCGCGATAGCCGCGAACAGCCAGAAGACGAAGAACAGACCGATCAACCCGAGGGGCACACCCGCCGCAAACAGGAAGGCGACGTTCTGCGTGGCGAATGCTGTGATGACCAGCAGGGCCGTCACGATGAGGAACGTGTTGATGATGATGTAGACGGGGATGACCGCCCGACCGACCATCAGCACCCCGAAGGCGCTGAAGGTTCGGGTCTTGGTGACCTCGATGAACTTGCGTGGCTTTTCCATGGTCTCAGCCTATCAGTATCCGTCTCGGATGTCAAGGTCTCGCTGGGCGTTCTTGAAGTACGCCGCGATCCACCGAAAGAACTTCCCGGCCTGCGTGACCAGAACCACGACCCCGACCAGCACAAACGAAATACCGAGGAAGAACCACATCGGCATGAAGTCCCAGCCGTATGCCGCGCCGTCCGGATTGATGGGGTGTGTGAACGACCCGACCACCCCGTACCCAACGAAGCAGGCCAGGGCAATCAGCCAGGTCACGATGAAAACCGCGACAGGAATCTTCACTCGCCCGATGACGAGCAGTCCCGCCTCCCGGTGGTCCGGATGGTTATTGGTCCAGTGAATGAACCCGCGAGGCTTCTCCATCACAGGTCCTTTCTGTTGACATCCTTGTAGATGTCCGTGAGCACGAAGATTCCGAACGCCAACGCCACACTGGCGAGAGCCGCCAGGTACAGACCGAAGAACCAGCCGGGGTAGACCAAGAAGGAAGGGTCCTGCGTGTTGATAGCCGCAATGAGAAGGCCTACGGAGACAACACCACCGATGACCCACGCGATGCCGAAGAACAGCACCGGGATAGCCACACGGCCCACAACCAGAACGTCTCGTCCGGCCCGATGGTCACCGTGGATGAAAGGCTTGGGCTTTTCCATCACGCCTCCGTTTCCAGAAGGATCGTGCTCGCGAGGCTCTTGGCGACATTCGCGGCGAGGTCTGCGTGCTTCTGCCAATACTCCTCGTTGTCGTATCCGTCCGCAAGCTCCTGCTCATGCCGCGCGTTGTCCTTGGCCCTATCGAGGGCGGCGAACTTCTCCTCCACCGTCATCTTCTCCCAGTAGTCCGGGAGCGGAAGGACGACCTCACCGGCCTGCCCCTCGTCGGAGTACCGCATGAAGCCGATAACCGCCCACGAGAGGTCCACGATGCCGAACTGCGCCCAGCGGTCGTAGAACGCCGCCTTGTAGCCGACCTGGACGCGAGGAATCCCGCGCTCGTCCACGATGTTCGTGTACATGTCGTGGTCGGTCAGCTTCCGCGACCAGCCTTCGGGGAGGGTCACGGTGACGAACAGGTCATCACCCGGGACCGGCTCACCCTTGATGATACCCAGCGCCTCAGCCGCCTCCCAGTCTCCCTTAGCCGGGAGCTTGTCGGAGTTGGCGACCTGTCGCGCCCCCGCAGCCTCCATCTCGGTGATGTAGGTCTCGGAGCCGCCCATCAGACCGATCAGGTTCAGGAGGGGGTCGCGGTTGGAAGTGTTCTCGATTGCCATGTTCTCAGCTTATCCGTTCTGTCTCTGCGTGTCAAGGGGTGGGAGAGGAGTAATCTCCCAGTCGTCCGCGAGGTGCCAGTCGTTGTCGAAGTTCCAGTCCGGGTCCTCGAAGTCCTCGCCGTTTGGAATCTTCTCCACGGAAAAGATACGAGGTCCGTGCATGGAATCGAGGAAGACATAGGACACGGTGATATCGAAGTCCCGAGGTCCCAGCCAATCCGACCGGAAGTCCTCCGGCGCGTGCAGATGCACCCGGTCTCCTGGTTTCAGGTTCTCGATGAAGCCCAGATTCTCGAAGCCGTAGGCTCTCATTACAGCTCAATCGCTCCGGAGGCGGTGTTCCGACCGTCCGTGATCGCAAGCTGCGACCGACGCCAGACGCGCTCCACGGCCTCGGTCTCTCGACGCTGCTCGCGCTCCGCCTTGGCGCGCTTCTCGATGGCAACCCGGATGTTGCGCCGGTTCCAGTAGCCGCCCTCCTGACGGTAGCCGAGGTAGACCTCGATGTACTGGTCATCGAAGTGATGACCATCCACCTCGGGGCGGTAGATGAGGGTGAGCTGGTACCAGGACTGGTCGTTGTGCCGACCGCCACGCATCGGACCCTTGATTCGGTCGAGCTTGCCCATGCCGTACAGGTCCAGGTGGAACTGGATGTACTCGCGCATGTCGAGCTGTTCGGCCTGCTTCTTGGCGATGCGCTCGGCACGCTTCTCGCGACGCTTCTTCCGCTTGTCGATGCTCTTGGTGTTCATAGCCATGTCTACAACTTACCCTTTCGTCTGGTAGATGTCAAGCTTCGGTGCAGTCTTTGCACGTGCAGTCTTCGAGGGCGGTGTGCTCGCTCGGCTCACCACCCCCGTACGGGTAGTGAGACAGGACAGCCTTCACCTCCCGCGAAGGCGAGGAGTCCAGCAGGAGGTGGAACTGCTCGTTCCACGCCTCCTCCGGAGTCTTATCCAGCTCACGGCGAATGTCCTCAGGGATTTCCGCACGCGCAGCCTCGATCATGAGCTGCTGAGGCGGACCCAGCACCATCCTCCGAGGCTCGGGGGCTTCGAGGTTGGGGTCCACATGGAACCGCCGACTGGTGATGCCGTTCCGGATCGCGAAGCCTACGCCGCCCAGAGTGGCGAAGCCGAAGCCTACGATGAGGATGAGTTCGATGATCATAAGACTAGCCTACACCTTTCTGGCGGCTTGTCAAGCCCACTTCTTGTGGCGGCGGTCGAGTTCCATCCAGTAGCGGACCTCGGCATCCCAGTCTACGCGCTCTTGCTTGCTAGAGAGGATCGGTCGGCGCGCCTGCTCCGCTACGAATTCCAGGTACGCATCAATGAGAGACCACGCCTCAATGGACATGGGTCGGCTAGGCCGACGAGTCTCGATTGCGCGGATCGTCTTTACGCCTACGACACCATCCGCTACCAAGCCATAGGCGCGCTGGATTTCCGCCACGAGAGCGGGATTGTCGAAGGAGATTTCCGAGGTGTCTGGGATGCGCTCGGCTTCCTTGACAACCTTCGCGCATTCCGGGCAGATGCACCCCTCCAGAGCCACACGATCTGGGGACTTCATCGAGATAAACTCGCCCCTCCAGGTCTCCACCTGATCGTACTCGCGGCCTGGGATTCGAGCGAGAACGGGGGTCTGCACTTCCAGAAGCAGAGCGTGGAAAGACCGCAGCCACCACGCCTCGTTCTGCTCAATCTCATCCCGCATTGCCTGGGAGAGAGTGGCTACAGCCTTGACAGGCTCCGGAGCGCTGCTGATCTTGCGCCGGTAGTTCGACCGGGTGATGAAGACGTGGACGATGCCGGTTATCGTGGCGGCGATGGCCCCAGAACCGAGAACGCCCGTGAGCAGAGCTTCGATCACTTCTGCACCGGCCTCATCTGCCAGAGGTCTGCCGGAAGCTTACTTTCCGGTACGAGGGACCCGTTCGCATACCACTGGCCGATATGCGTACGGATATAGACGACAACGCTCTCAGTGGAGCGGTACGCGTTCTCCTGGTAGTCCGCCATAGAGATGTAGAAGCCGACGTTCTGAGGCGCGGTGACCTTCTTACGAGGCATCGTCTCGCAGCCCCTTCAGAGCGGCCTTGGCGATAGCCTCAGACAGTCCCGACTCCATCACGAACCACTCATCGTACTCATACTCGCCCATCGCGATGACGGAGTAGTTGCCATTGCTCTCTCGGAGGATTGCGTACTTCATCGGCCCTGCTCCGTATCGTAGAGTCGAGCGAAGACCATCGCAGCTTCGAGCTTCACACGGGAGATACCCTCGTTGCTCAGGTAGATTTCTGCGTCCTTGACGGCCTCATCGGCAAGCTCGGTGGCCCGCTTCTTCAGCGCCGGGGTGAGGTAGGTCGTTGTCATGAGACCAGCCTAGCTCATTCAGATACGAGTGTCAAGCCCTGGCTGACTCGGCGGGGACCACGGAGCGAGCCATGGCCTGGAGGGTACGCATCGAGTGGATCACGTCATCCAGAGCGCGGTGCGCATTCTCGTTCTCGATATAGGGAACCGGGATGTTCACGCCGTTGAAGAACTGGATGACGGACGAGATATCCATGATCCGGTGATGCATCTGGAATCCGTACACGTCGGACTCGATCAGGTCGCGCCAGCCGTTGAACCGCAGGAACTCACGGTCGAAGCTAACGGAGTATCCGGCGAACTTGAACGGGATGAGGCCCGCGCCGTACATCTTGGCATCCGCAACGAAGGCCTCCACGATTTCGCTCATCGGCGTGGTCTCGACATCGGGTGCCAGAAGGTCCTGGAGGAGACGACTCGTGGAGTGCATATCCGTGAGGAATTCCGACTCCTCGATCTGCTGGATCGCTTCCTGATAATCGTCGTCGCTCAGGCTAACAATGAAGCTCAGCGGATCAGAAATCTGCTGGAAGTATGCGTCCACGAACAGCCACGCAACTTCGATGACATGGTTACCCTCCGGGTCGAGTCCGGTGGTTTCACAGTCGATGATTGCGTACCGGCAGTCGTCTCGGTGGCTTACCATTATTCGATTCCTATCACTACGGAGGTGTGCTTCACAGCCAAGCCTCCGTCTTCCGGCACCATCAGAAACATCTGACTGCCGACCTTCGGTTCGTTCATTGCTTCGACGGGAATCCACATCCCGTCATCGTCTAGCTTTACTCTCTCTACTTCAGAGTGGGGGTCGATATCGTGCCGTTTGCGAAGGCGTCGGAACTTGCCACCATCCTTGGTGAACTCGTACACGGCTCCGCTTTCAGTCGTAACTCGCATCCTCCGAGTCTAGCCCACCAGCACCCCGGGTGCAAGTCCGAGGTAGGTGTTGACCGTGAACCAGACCGCCACGGCCAAGCACCCGAGGCAGAAGACGAAGCCTACCCAGTGACCGAACGTCTTCTCCTCGATGGCCCGAAGCAGGGACATGAATGCCGTGAAAGCGATGACGAGGGTGAGAGCACCCATGAGGATTGCTACGGACATTATCGAGACTCCCTAATGGCGTCGTACCGACGACCGAGCTTGAACAGGTGATAGACGAACGGGCTGCTGATCGCGATCAGGAGCAGCAGGAGGGCGGGCTGACTGAAGAACAGCAGCGCAGCCAAGTACCCCAGAAGGTAGAAGAACAGACCTCGGATCACATACAAGATAACACCCGCCTCGGCGGCGCGATTGGCGAAGGGATACCAGGCAGCCTCGGAGAAGTCCTCCGAGTACCGGAAAAGACGCAGCGGCTCCATCACAGCTCCTGCTTTGCGATGTACCGCTCACGCAGCTTGATCGCGTCTTGATCCGCCAGGTGCGCCTCGAAGTCATCTCGGGCGTTGATCGCCTTCGCCTTCCGGTTCTCCAGCTCGCGCATCTTCACCTTGTAGGTGCGCTCGTAGTTGGCTTCCTTGGTACGGGTGTTGGTGTAGTGGACGAGGACGCCCGCCGCGATCAGAACAACGACGGCGGTAAGTCCCACGACAAACCATAGAGGTGCCATGTTACAGCCCCAATCTGTGCTTCAGTGCTTGGCCACGCTTCATGAGCGTGGTGAGATGGTGGTGCATCTCGTGGTCAGTGTAATCCGATTGCAGCTTACGTGCAACCTGTAGCTCGACATCGAAGTTCAGGAGGGAATCGATGTCAGGAACGCGGATGGCCTCCCATACGACATCGCACCCGGGGCAGTCCCCCGGGTACGACGCGCGAACAGCCGTGTGGTTGTGCGTGCTCACGTGACCATCGCTCCTTGAGCGTAGCCCATCCAGATCGCCACGATCCAGCCGATTACGGCACCGATCACGAGAATCGTTGACGTATAGAGGAGGCGGCGGAAGACGATTCGCTCGTGAGTATCGAACGGATCGTTTACATCCCAGTAAACGGCGGTCACGATGGAGAACCCGATCCCGATCAGGAACGGGAAGATCATCGTCCACCCGAGTGCGCCTGCCACGTCCATTACGCCACGGCCTTTCCGGTGCCTGCCCAGAGGATGAGGTTCTGATCCGCGCGCAGCCACGAGTTGCGGTGTCGCGTCTCGAAGGCGAACTCCTTCTCCTCCACGAGAATGTCCAGGCTGTCCAGCGCCTCGTCGGCAGCCGCCTCGATCTTGCCGAGGACGTAGTTCTCGATGTCGGTGCCGGAGTAGCGCATGCCGTAGTAGCCCCGGGCGCGAGCACCCGCGGGCGTGCTGGCGCGGTGCTGGGTCCCGCGGTCGATGATGGTCGCGGGACGACCCTCCGCGGCGATGATCGCGGCCAGGCCCTCCGCGACCCGAGAGTCGTCGGCCTGCGCGTCGATGACCCGCTCCGGAGAGTCGGCATCCGTGGTCTCGATGAGGTATCGCATCTTGTAGTTCATGGTGTCAGCCTACCATAGACACGGGCTTGCCGTCAAGCATCGGCTTGAAGTCTCCCCAGTCGTATCGGCGGGCAATCTCCAGCGCCACCATGGCGTCCTCACCGGCCTTGTGCGGGGTCACCGTCAGCCCCATGCGCTCTGCCATGGCGGCGATGCCGAGCTTGCCCTGCTTGCCGAACTCCCGGCGCGCGATCCGCAGCGTGTCGAACCAGGGGAAGTGGATTGGCTCCAGGTTCCACATCTCGAACCAGGCATAGAGCTGCTTCTGGTCGATCTTCGCGTCATGCGCCACGAGCACGGTGTCCGAGGGCAGGGCGAGAAGCCGCGAGTAGAGAGCATCCGGGTTCAGACCCAGGAGGGTCTTGGCGGGGGAGATGTGGTGCCAGCGCCCGCGCTCCTGCTCACCGCCCTTCTCGGGGTGCAGGCGCAGAACAGCCTGCTCCCAGGTCCCATCCTCGTAGGCGAAGCCGTACGCACAGAGGGAGCCGGGGATCGCGTTTGCCATCTCGAAGTCGATACCAACCAGGTTCATACCCCCAGCCTACACTACTTACTCCGAAGGCGCAAGCTCCACGAGGCGAAGGGGCAGGAAGTCGTAGGGGAGGTCCTTATACCGGTACGAGCGACCCCCAGTGACGAGCCAGATGGCATCCTCAATACTGGAATCATCGTCCGAGACGTAAAGCTGAACGTACATGTCACCGCTCTTGGTGGCATAGATGCCAGCCTGATCCGGGAGCTTCAGCTCTGCTCGTTCGGCAATTTCGATGTCGTACCCTCTCTGAATGAGACGAGACAGGGAGACCTCACCGGACCCCAGAATATCACTAAGCGCAGGTGTATTAGAGATGAACTTCACTCGGTCAATCAGCACCGTGTCGTTCAGGGTAAGCCGTACGAGGTCACCCGGCTGTAGCGAGTCGATGACCTTCTTGATGTTCTCGTATTTCATGTTTTCTCCAAGACTAAACCCCCGACCATTTAGGCCGGGGGCTTAGTTTAGCAGACGCTATTACTCGGCGTCAACCTTACGGCGGCGGGTAGCCAGGTAGATGCCTGCACCAGCCAGGAGGATAGCGATACCGCCGATCCAGAGCGGGGTTGCGTCCCCACCCGTCGTGGCGAGGAAGCCCTCACCCTCAGCGATTTCCACCGGAGGCTTAGCAGCCTTCACCGGAGTCTTCGGCTCGTCCACCGGAGGCGTCACCACAGGCGGCTCCTCGGTCTCGCACTCCAGGGCCGCGATGTCCTCGGCGGTCACCGTGTAGGTGCCCTCCTCGGTTACGGTCTTGGCGTTCTCGGTGTCCAGGACCCACTCAGCTCCCACGCGGATGTACGGGGTCGTGGTGACCTCGCGGGTGATGTCCAGGACATCCCCCTCCTCGTTGTCGCAGGTGATGACCGGCTTGGACCACTCACCAGGAACGACCTTCGCGGGAGGCTGTTCGCCTGCACACTCGATGTTCTTGGCCTCGATTTCCTCGGCGGTCAGGGCACGGGTCTCAGTCTGAGTGGTCGTAACCGACTCACCCTCAACCCACTTGGAACCCTCGCGGACGTACTCGGTGGAGGTTACCTGGCGCGTGATCTGCACGGTGGAGTCACCGCACTGGTACTCGCTGTCAACCCACGGGGTCTCGGTGATCTTGTTCTCCGGCTGAGGACCGGCGCACTCGATGTCAGCGGCTTCCTGCTCCGCCTCGGTCAGCGGGCGGGTCTGGTTCTCGGTCGTGGTGACCGTCTCTCCAGCAACCCACTTGCCGTCAACCAGGACGTACGGGGTCACGCTCTTGGTCCGCGTCTGCGGAACCTCGGTAGCGGTGCACTCGTACTCGCCGTCAACCCACTCGGAGAAGACGATCTTGTCCTCGGGCTGCGGCGGGATGCAGTCGCTCTCAACCGTAGCCTTGGCGATGCGCTTCCACTCAGACGTTCCCGACTGGAAGACCTCGACCTTGTGGTCACCGGAGTCCTCGGGGAAGGTCAGCTTGACCGTCTCCGACTTGTTCGGCTCCACAGCGTACGCGCCGTAGAACGTACCGTCCACGTTGACCACGAAGCTCGCGGTTTTGTTGGCCTCGCCGTCCTTCTGCGGGTTGGTGAGAGTGATGTCAGCCGCACCGCAGACCTTGGTGATGTCCGCCTTGGGGTTCGCAGGAACCTCGACCGGAGGGCAGACCGTAGCGGTGTCCTCGTGCACGAACGGTGCCGTGCCCGGGTACATCTGCCAGCGGGTGAAGTCCGAAGGCTTGGTGCCAGCGGTGCCAGCCCAGATGTGCGTCTTGCGGAACTCCGGCTTGATCTGCGCCGATCCGTCTACGACACGCTTGCCGTCGATGGTCTTGTACTTGGTGTCGATCCAGGGTCCGTTCACGAACTTGCCATACGTGGCAACCCACTCGGGATCGACGTACACGGTGTCATTGTCGGCACCGCAAACCTCGTTGGCGAGGAGCTTCGGGTACGGAATCTCGGTCAGCGGCGGGGTGCAGTCCTTGGCCTTGACCACATACAGCTTGTAGTCATGCGGCTCCAGACGGGCATCATCAGCGGGGCTGTTGAGCTTGGTCAGGGAGTCGAAGTAGGCCTGATCGGCGGCGTCACGAATCCAGTACTTGTCGAACTGGACCTTGTACGGATCACAGCGCTGCTCGGGGACGTAGTTGCAGTCCTTAGAGAGAATCGTCTGCGGCCAGTCGGCGTTCACGCTCTTGGTCTCCCAGGTCGCGCAGACCTCCTTGACCTCGAACGGCGGGGTCGGAGGAGTCACGGAGCCGGTGTTACAGAACTCCCAGCCTCGTTCGTCCACGCCACCCTGGCGGTTGACGTTGTTCTCACCGAAGTGGTAGTTGAACCCGTTGACCTGGACCCACGTCACGCACTGACCGGGCTGGTAGCCGAGAGCGCTCCACGGGATCGTGGTAGCACCGATGTACGGCTTGCCGGGGTGTCCGTTGTTGCCGTCGATGTGAAGGCTTCCACCTGGACGGGTGTTGACGTGACCGCCGACCTGGAACGTACCGGAGGTCAGCTTGACACCCTCCGAAGTCAGGATGAACGGTCGATTGGCGTCGTTCGGGTAGTTGCTGGCGATGCCAGTCTGCACGGTACGAGCCTGAACGGGCGGAGCCTGAGCCTGGGCGTCGGTCGTCTGGACCTCAGCCCGCGGCTCGGCAGGAGCGGGCGTGACCTCGGGGGTCTCGACCACTTCAGCGGGGGCGGGAGCGGCGACCTCTTCGGGCACCACAGCTTCCTCCACTGCGGGGGCTTCGGTCGGAGTGACCTCAGCCTCGGCGGAAACCTCCGGGGCCGGGGTAGCCTCGTCGGTTGCGTACGCCGCACCCGCGCCACCGAAGGCGAGGATCGCGGCGAGCGCGAAGGCAGCGGGTGCCTTCAGGAATCGCTTCATTGTGTCTCTTTCTGTTGGTTCCGGAACCCCCTCGGCACCGGATACGTCTAACCTAGCGCACTCCGCGCTCGGATGTCAACCCTTGGAGGGAAACTTTTCGATGAAGGCCTCGTTGCCGAGGTTGCTCAGCTCGGTCTCGCAGGTCTGACGACCGAAGTCAGACACATCCAGCGGGTTGCCGAGCGTGTCCACGGTGGTGTCCGCCATGGAAGCCTTGACCTGCTCGACACAGGCCTCGAAGGCACGGTCCCGGTCCAGAAGCTCCTGATGCGTCTGCTCGGTCAGCAGGGATTCCAGGTGGTCGTTGGTGTCCCGCAGCTCCCGGTTCTCACGCAGGAGGTCGTTGTATCGCTCCTGGACCGCCGAGTTCCACTGCTCATCGTTGCTCGGAAGCGGCGGGTAGAGAGCGTTGTGGAGCGCGTTTACGCCGAAGAACGCGCCGACGAGGACGACAGCACCGATGAGGACGGACCAGGCGAGGAATCGCGAGCTTCGAAGACGCTCGTTCTCGTCCATCGCGGCTTCGTACTCCTCGCGATAGCTCTTGCCGAGAGGCGTGTCGGGGGCCGGATTGACGCGGCGGCTGCGGCGGTTTCCTGTGTTCATGTCTACGACACTACAGCACTATTAGAGAAGAGTCAAGCCCTAGTCTGTATGAATCTCGAACCAGTCGAACCGGAAGACCCAGCCTCCATCGGTGAGGGACTGTCTCGGCTTGACCCGGGCGGGAATCCCTCGCGACCTGCGCATGTGGTTGATGAGCTTCCGCTTACCGATGGAGTCGATCAGGTTGGCAGCCACCACCTCCTGATACGCTCTTTTCACCACCCGTGGCTCGGTCTTGGACTGGTATACAGCCATTGGTTTCTCCTGTCAAATTTTGCCCCATACTGGCCCCCAATTATAGGAGACCAGTATAGGGCATAATTTAGAGGACTTTCAATCCTCTTCGGCGGTCAGAAGGTTCTTCGGCGGGTACTCACCGTAGTACTTGGTGTAATCCACCGGATTTATCTTATCCCACATGCGGCCTGGGAGGGCACGCAGGACCCACGTCGCTGCATCAGTGATCGCCACAACCGGGTCGGAGATGGTCTTGTCGATCATATGGTCATCGATCTTGCGGACGATGGTCTTCCTCTTGACCGACATCTTCTTGGTCGCGAAGTAAAACATCCCCTTGAACTCGGTGACCGTCTCCTCTCGGTAGTACAGGCCGACCTTGGGGTAGCTGAGGTCCTTGAACACCCTCCAGTAGTAGCCCTCCGGAAGCGAAGGCATACCGGTCTGAGAATCGACCGGGTACAACGAGTGGATGTATCGAAGGTCCGTGTACCCGCTGGATGACGAGTAGTTGACCAGCTCTTCAAAAGCCCTCAGATCGTCATGGGTGACTTTGTATTCAGACATTACCTTCTCCAGGTGTTTATCACTTTTCGTTTTCTTCGACAGGAACCGGAGGCAGAACCTCCGCCACCTCCCAGGTGTCAGGCTCCTCGCCCTCCAGCAGGACGCCGGAGAAGTAGGCACCGTCTCGGGACGCGGTGAAGTAGTCCCCCGACAGGGACACTTGATCGAAGCCCAGCTCTTCCAGACCGGAGACCTTGGTTTCCACGACCCGGGAGGAGTAGACAGAGCTACCCGCCGCCACACCGCCCAGGCCGAAGATAATCAAGCAGACAAGAGTGATGGCTGTCCACATGGTGAACATCTCACTCTCCGTCTCGATGTCCCGGAACCTGAAGTGCAACACGAGGCCAACCGCGAGGACGCCAAGAACAACTCCGCCCGCCACGTAGAAGCTGGTGTAGTCCCAGCCTGGGTCTTGAATCTCCAGGATCATTACATCTTCTCCTTCAGAGTCGGCATCAGGCGGATGCCCTTACGGTCCATCACGCCCAGCAGCCCAGGGAACTCGTGCGCCAGGACGGACACAGTGCGAACCGTGTCATGCGCGAAGCACCGCTGCAACTCCTCACGGATGCGCTCGACAGAAACCTCTTCGACCTTATCCATAACGCTCAGGTTATAGATGGCGGTTCGAAGGTCGGCAGACAGCTTGAAGTCCTTGGTGATCATGAACCGCAGCGCTCGGAAGACACGCAGGGCGTCCTCCAGAAAGCGGTCACGCGGCTCACCGACAGCTACCAGCAGGCGCTTGCTCAGGTGGAACTGACCGTCGAACAGGTCGATGATGTTACCGTCCTCGTCCTCCGCCATCGCGTTCACACTGAAGTCGCGGCGGCTCAGGTCATCCTCCAGGGTGCCAGGAACAACCCAGTCAGGGCGGCGACCGTCCGAGTACGGACCCTCACGCCGAGCCAGCACGAAGTCCGCCGTGATCTTCTCGTTGGGGTGGTCCTTCGGGAACTTGGCCCGGATGGTCAGGTACTCCGGGGTTTCCAGGAAGATCGTGAACCCCAGGTCACGCAGATGATCCGCCATGAACGTGTAGGCCTCCTCGATGGAGTTGACGACCTCAGGATTCACGACCACCGTGTAGTCAAAGTCCTTGACGGGCAGACCCAGCAGGCGGTCGCGCACTGCGCCGCCCACCAGGTACATCTTGATGTCTGTCATGCTTCCAGCTTACGAGGTGGTGAGAGGAATGTCAAGCCCAGCCTGGAACTTGGCGAACTGCGCCTCCACGTCCCGCAGACGGTTGCGAGCGTAGGAGGGGTTGTAGAACACGGCGTCCTTGTCGAACACCTCCCGGTAGAGCGGGATCAGCGGCATATACCGGTCGATGAAGTACTTGGCCTTCGGGTCGTCGTACTCGTAGTGGTGGTGCAGGGACCCCGCGTTGTCCACGAAATCGCTGAACTTCACAATGCGGCTCGACTCGGACCGCAGGGCGATCTTCTCCACATGCTCCTGATACTGCTTGACCTTATCTGCCTTGCTGATACCCTCGGGGAGAATGGGGTTCGAGACGGCATCCACGATAGCCGCCGTGGTGTACCCGAACTTGCTCCCGATGAAGTTGAACGCTGCGGTCCGAGCCTCCTGCTCGGTCGCACTCCGCGGCACGCCGTCGAAGTCCGCGAACTCGAAGGCGTGATCCTCCACCGTGTCATGGAGCACAGCCGCGAGATAGGTGTCCACGTCCTTCACGCCGAGGGCGGTCAGACGCAGAGCCACCCGAAGCGGATGCTCGATGTACGGCGGGTTCGGCATCCCACCGCGACCACCACGACGAACGTCGGTGCGGTGCAGGTAGCTCGCCACCTGGATCGCATCGTTCAGTCGCTCGGTGTATCGCACCGGGAACCGAAGCTCGAAGTACGCACGCAGCTTGGCCGCGAGGCTGACGGAATCCAGGTCCTTCAGCGGCTGGTGCTCATTCCGGAAGGTAATCACTTGACCGGCTCCGTGATGCGCCAGCGGTCGCCGTCCGCGTGGACGATGGACCCCATAGACCCGTCCTCGGTGATGTAGAAGTCGATCTGACCGTCCGCATCCACCAGAGATACCGCCTTCTGGCCGTTCTCGTTCAGAGCCTCCAGAATTCGGTCGTCCTGGTGACCGCTGTACGTGACCGATCCGGTGATGCCCGCCGCCGCGGCGGCAACGAGCAGGACGACCAGCGTAGCCGCACCCGTACCACCGGCCCAGGTGACCAGGGTCTCCGCCGTATCCCGGCTCGACTGGAACCGGGAGAGCACGGCGAACAGGATCGCGAGGACGAGAAGCACCGCAGGGGCGATCATGAACATCGAGAACTGGAACCAGTCCCAACCCGGGTCTACAATAGTGATGATTTCTGACATAGCCTCAGCCTACTCCTTCTCCACGTTCATGTCAAGCAACATGATCTGCCATGTCATCTCGGGGTACTCGATGATGACCCCGCGGACATACTGGTTATCCTTGACGGCGGTGAACTGGTACCTCTCGGACTCGTCCTCGTAGTTGAGGTAGCCCAGCTTCTCAAGCTGGTGCTGTTTCTCGGCCTCGATAGCGGTGGATCGCATGGTTGAACTTACGATAGCATTCACCCCCGCCCCCGCGGGGACCGCGCAAGCCGCAATGATAAGCCCGATGAAGGCAGCGTGGCGAAGGCCCCCTGCCACACGACGGGTGGAGGCCGTGAAGGACAGGAGCCAGACGAGGCCGACCACGACAAAGAGAATCGCCACACCTACCGCGGTCCACTGCCAGCCGATCCAGGACCAGCCCGGGTCTTCAACAATGATCTTGTCGATCATGATTCCTCGTTCTCATATTCTGCGCCGATGCGCTTGTACTTGATGGGGTTGGCGAGTAGCGGCTCAATCGCACCCAACGCTGCACCCATTCTGCCGAGGAGAGTGCTCTCCTCCAGGATGACGTACGGAAGCTCATACTTCTCGCAGAAATCGATCCAGTACTGGTCGCTGGTTTCCCGCTTATCCCCGCCGTAACGGAGCGGGTCAGCCTCGAACGGGATGTTGGAGCGCAGGATGATGTAGAGGTCACTCTTGGTCAGCTTGGCAGCCTCCAGAAGGGCCTCCGGCACGGTCTCCGGCTCCCAGTTCTCCCAGAACCCGAGGGTCGTAAAGAGGTCGGTGTCCTGGAGCACGAGAGGCGCGAGGACATTCTCGTACGCGGTTTCCTGGAGGGCCTGTTGACCCTCCCAGATGCTCAGCATCTTCTCGTAGGTGACCTCAGCGCCGACCATCTCCAGGTAGGGGCGTGCCCATTCGAAGAGCTTGGTCGTCGGGATGCCGATATCCCAGTAGGCGTCGGAGAGAGCGCGCGTCAAGGTTGTCTTGCCGACGCTTTCCGCTCCGAACATTGTCACCTTCTTCTGAAGGTAATGACGGAACTCGGGAAGAATCTGATCCCAGCCGCCCTTGGTGAACGGTGCGTTGCGTGCGCTCGTCCCCTTGGTGTAGCGCGACCAGCGGTCGGGGTCGAAGGGCATGAAGACACCGTTGGCGCGCTTCGCCAGCTCGACACCGTACTGCTCAGATGCCACGATGTAGTCGCCGTCTCGGAAGCCGTAGCGGTGAAGGTTACCGACCCAGTTGGCCCAGAAGGCATCAGGGGTGTCGCCTGGCTCCTGAGGGGTGTCCTCGTTCTGCCACTCCAGGTGGAACCGAGGAGCGCCTTCCAGGAGGTTGAGGTTCAACAGCGCCGCCTCCAGCGCCTTCGCGCGCTCCGTAACCATCGGCTCGCTGGGCTGGGTGTTGAGGAAGAGGACGACCTCGTTCACGTCCAGGTGCCCCGCGAACTTCACCAGGTCCAGATGGCCGAACGTCGGCGGCAGGGCCGTCATCAGAACATATGCCTGAGTCATTCCCAATCCTTCCCCTGGAATCCAGCCTGGATCGCAGAGCGGGCAGGCTCGGAGAACTCTGCCACGCGCTTGCGGATGGTCGCCTTGATCTGAGCGTGCTGCTCGGGCCACTTCTTGGTGGTCGGAGGATCGTGCAACTCGTCACCGATACGCACGCCGAGGAGGTCGTCGGTGATGTACCACTCGGTGAGGATTTCACCGGAAGCACGCAGCTTCTCGACGTAGTGCTTGAATCCCTCCACGACATGGATGTTGCCGACGAAAACCCACGGGTCACCCTCGATGTCATCGAAGCCCTCGCCCTTGTGCTCCATGCCTCCCGAGATGGGGAACTGGAAGATCGGCGCGAACTCGTTCGACTTGCCGCTGAACGGACGCCAGTTGAAGAAGATGTACGCCTCGTTCAGGTTACCCCGGTAGTCGTTGATCTTCAGCAGGATGCCGTCAGACCAGAGCATGATCGTGTGCTGGGGATCGCCGTAATTGCTGGGACCGTGGTGGACCCAGACGGGGGTGAACCCGGCATCACGGGCGATATCTACCGCCTCCGTGAACGGGATGTTACGGTAGAAGTCACCCCGCAGCATCAGCTCGTCCTTCTTGCGCTGTGCGCTCTCCTGGAGGAGTAGGAAGCCGAGACCCTGGGTGCCGGGGTCTTCCTTGTAGCTCTTGCCGGTGACCTTCTCCGCCTCCAGAAGGGGGTCGAAGTGGAGGATGCTGTCGAAGTCTTCGCTCATGGTTACAGCTTACTGTACTTTCTCGGATACGTCAAGTCTCCGCCAGTTGTCCAGCGGCTCTGCATCGGTGATGAACGGCTTCTCGCAGGAGTGCATCACGAGACGCGCATCCGGGGAGAAGTCGAACTGGACACTCCCAGCGGGAGCCTCGTCTACAACTGCGAGACGAGCGCTCCCGGTGAGAGTCTTAGGTCCGTCAGACACCCTTGACCACACGGCCTTCAGAGGGCGGGAGGGTGTCGTAGAGAGCCTTGGTGGCCTCCACGTCAGCCTCAGCGTAGGCGACCAGCTTGGGATCGAACTGCACGTTGTTGACGGCGACCACCGGGGATTCATCCAGGATGTCCGTACCGGCTTCCTTCATCGACTGACGCCACAGGATGTAGCCCGGGATGTTGGCGAAGAAGAAAATGAGCTGCTGGACGGCGGCGAAGGGGGCACCAGCGGTGAAGTAGAGCGTCACGCCGACGATGTTGACCGCACCCCAGACGAACCAGGCGAAGAGCACCTTGTTGTCGAGGAGGAACTGAGCGGCGATTGTCAGGACCAGAATGGCAGCGTCCCAGAAGGCGAACTGTCCACCGAAAGCGGTCGAGATGAAGTACGCACCCGCGTAGGTAGCGGCGGTCGCGAGGATATAGGCAGGAATCCACTTGGCCTGGAGCTTGTGAACCGGGCGGCTCTTGGCGTCCGGACCCCAGCGGAAGAAGCCGTAGACGAGCTGACCCACCAGGTACGCCGACAGGATCGCGGAAGCGAGCAGTCCGTACTGGAAGTACGCGATGGCGAACGCGGCGGATGCGGCGAAGCCGAGGGCGTAGGTGAATCGGCGCTGCTTGATGGACAGATAGGTCGCACCGTAGTTGATGGTCGCACCCGCGACCTCAAACCAGTTCGGTGCGCCGGTCAGCCAGCCCATGCCGTAGGCGAGGGCGAAGGTCAGACCGGAGAGAACGACTGCGATCACCGCAGCGATGAAGAAGTCGTTCTTCAGGAAGCGCACCAGACCTGAGGTCGGTGCGGGGAGATAGGGCGTGCTCACTGGAAGGTTCCTTTCAGGACGGCAGAAAAGTACTCATGAAGAGCCTCGTACTGCGCTTCACCGATGTACAGATTGTCCACGGTGATCGCCAGCGTCCCGGGTGTCTCCCGCACGGCTAGACCGTTGGAGGCTACGAATTCTTTGCTCATGCCTCCAACGTAGCAGCTATCTTAGCTGCCGTCAAGCCTCGGACCCAAGGTTCCACAGAAGACGCAGACGGCACGATCCGCACCCACCGCCACCTGGAATCGGTGGAGGGAGCGCGGACCGTTCGGTACGCCCTTATCGCACGGAAGCTGAGTAAAGTTGGCGCTGTTACTCAGATGTGTGTTGACCATACTAACGTCGGACATGCTGCCCCCAGATTTGAAGAGACTTCAGGGTAATGGACTTCTCGGTAGACTCATCGAGGTAATACGGCCCTGTTCCGTAGAGAACTACCTCAAAGTCGTCGGGAATACCTGATCCCCGAAGGATTCGAGCGGTAAGATGTCCTTCGTCTACCCAGCGCAGGGCGCGGTCAGTCATCGTCCCGCACCCGTACAACGCCGCCGACGAACCAGTTATCCTGCTCGGCCTCGTAGCCGTGCGGGAGGCTGATCTGTGCCGGGTAGTGGCGGTCGATGGCCTTCTCCGAGGCCTCGTCCGCGTCGTCTGCCTCTACGAAGACGCTACGGTAAAGCGGGGTCTCGAATACAACTTCAAACATTGCCACGGTTCTTGGCTTCCTCTCGGGCCTTAAGAAGCTTCGCGTCCCAGTACAGCCAGTACGAGGGGACCGTGTACAGCATGAAGAAATCACGCATTCCACGGAAGAAGATTCTCTTAATTCGGTTCATAGAAACAACTGTAGCTGATGGATCGGAGCCTGTCAACATACTCACTCCCATCCAGAATCAACGTTCGCCTTAGGCCAGACGGACCGAATACGGTTCTTCACGGCGTCCGACAGCTCTCGGTCAACAGACGCATTGTGCTTACCGAGAAGCTGACGAACGGACCCATCCGGGGCCAGTTCGATATTCGACACCATGTCTTCGCCCTTCATCACGGCAAAGAGAAGAGTCGATCCGTCAGCGGCTTGGTGTCCGTAACCGCTGATGCAGTTATGCATACGATTACTCCAGTCGAAAAGCTCCTTCGTGCTCTTCGGGGCGATGATGGAGAACCCGTTATCCTCACCAAGAAACTTCTCAGCCTGCTCCTTGAGCACGATTTCTCGGTCTGCCGTCTCGATTCTTCTGAAGATACGAGGGGCAACCGTGTCGTGTAGGTCGCGCAGGTCACGGAAACCGACATCTTGCAGCGTTTCCATGTTCCGGAAACTGTCCCGGAACAACATGGTGAATTCCTCGTCTGGATTTCTGGTTAGTCTCCGGAGCTGAGTCTCGGTGCCTGTACGGAGGAATCTCCGTAGCTCTCGCAAGCCATCTCTTGTCCTGAAGAGAGAGTCTATGTCTCGTACGGTATCGATCTGAGCCTCAAGAATGCTCACGATCCAGTCCGTAGGAACGATGCCCTGGAACGTCATGACGATCTGGAGTGCCAACGTCCGCTTCGCGTGAGCACTGCCGTATCGGGAGGGCTGCATACCTGCCAGCGCGCGAGGCACCCCCTTCTGGAAGTGCTTACCCAAAATCTGCCGAGACAAACCCGTCACCGTCTCGTTTCGGAGAAGGTTAGGGACGCCAGGGGACATCGGGTCGAAGTCGGGAAGTAGAGGGAACTCCTTCTCGACAAGTGCTTTCATGGACTCGAACCCGAGATGCTTGGCCCCCACGTCCATCAGCTCGACCTCGCGCCGGTAGTACCGAGCGTCGTCTTGAATCGCGTCGAGGAACAGAGGCAACCTGTTCCGAACTGGCCCCATCTTTGATCTACCAGAACGGCGACCTCTGATGTCCCGAGGCACAATTCGTTCCTTGGAGTAGACCGCGAGCTTTCCCGTCTTCATCGAGTAAAACTCTACCCTGGTTTCCTGGAATCGGCTCCACGTCTTCCCGTTGTCCTCTCGGACTCCAGAACTGCGGTCGGAGTGGGCGACCATAAACCCAGAGGGAGTAGTGAAGACAGAACTCCATTTTTCCGGCATATACATCCCTGAGGCGGAAGTGATGCTGTCAGAGTCCTTCCGGTAGAGCAACATGGTCATGCGTAGCGCTCGATCCCGTAGTTGGCACCCTTCTTCACGGCAATCCAGGTCGCGGTAACGACACCCTTGATGAGGTCGCTCTGGCTGATCATCTCCACGAGCGTCTGTCCGAAGAAGGGGTAGTAGGTCCCGGTGTTGACATCCTGGAACCAGAACCGCGCAGCGGAACGTCCGCGCTCCAGGGACATGATCTTCAGAGTCGCCTCGAAGGGTTCATTGTCCCGGTAAGTAACGCCAGAGGCGGGGTGCTCCGGTTCTCCGAAGGTGTACTCCAGAAGAGCCGGGAACTCTTCGATCTTGTTGCCCACCCACATACGCTTCGTGCCGTAAGGGACTTCCTTGAGGCTATTCTTCTTGGGCATTTTCTTCTCCAGGATGTAGGATGGACATATCAGAATGGTCTTGAATCAAGGGCTTCCCGTCCAGTCCAAGGAGCCGGGGACGGGAAGGGGCCTGGGACCCGAAGTGGAAAATCTCTTTCCCTGGTGTGTAATACACCGCTCCGGACCCCAGGCCACTTCTCGGGTCTCTGGTCATCAGACGATGTGACCCAGGTTCGCTCGGACCTCAGCGAAGGTCTGCGTCTTGACGAACTTGCCGTCCTCCCAGACCGTGCGGAGCTGGTCGAACTCGGTGCCCTCGGTCTCGGCTCCGGTGTGCTTCGTCGTGCTGTCCACGAGGAAGTAGCCGACGCTTCCGTCTTCCTTCTCGTAACCGGCGACCGCAATGCGACCGCGAGCCGACTTCTTGGTACCGTTGTCCGTGGCGGGGTCCTTGTAGATGTCGATGCCCTTTCCGTTGACCTGAATCCAGGTCGCCTTCATGGCACTCATGAACGTGTCACGGGTCTGGTACTGGTAGGTGAACGAGCCGACACCGAACACCACGTTGGTGCTGGCGAAGCCCTTGGCCTCCAGACGCTCCATGATCGCCTTGGCGCGGTCGTAGGTGATCGAGTCACCGTAGATGACGCCGATGTGCGAGTCCAGAACCTTGTAGCCCTGCTCGGTGACGGTGCCGCCGAAGGTGTCCCACAGCAGCTCCACGACGCCCTTCTTGGAGGCAGAGCGCCCCGGGGAGGCCATAAGGGACTCTGTGTTGTCACGGTACTGGGAGTGGAATTCCTGGGTCCCCGTCAGGATGTCCACGGGGTCGCCCGAGTCAGGGCGGATGACGAGCTTGCCGTCACGCGCCATGATCTGATCCTTCAGCTCCGGCAGGACGTTTGTGAGGACGTTCCACAGGTCGTAGCTGTCGGAAACCGCCGAGAGAATTCCCTTGGGGTTGACGGCGAGCATGCGGCGGAAGTAGCCCAGCTCATCCTCGGGACCGAACGCGGTCGCGACCGAGTGCTCCGTGGCGGGGACCGATCCGATGACCAGGCCGTCAGCAGGACCGTAGTAGTCCTGCGCGGTCGGGAGAACGTTCAGGTTGTCCGAGCCGGTGAAGCTGAGCGCGTGACCCAGGCCCGACAGCGCGGCGGCGTGAACGCCAGCCATGCCACGGAAGCTGAAGTCGTGACCCTGCCACTCGACGCCCGCCGTGGAGCCGGTCGTCTTGACCGCGTGCTCGTCCAGGAGCTTGCGGAAGCGGTCAGCGATGGTGGCGCTCGTTGCGGCCTGCCAGACCTCAGCCGACATCGGGGTCTCGATGTAGTTCGTCAGCCAGTAGAAGTCCGGGTGGGTGTTCTCGACCGTGAACTTGGGAACACGGAGCGGAACCTTGACGCCCTCGGGGAGCGAGCGGAAGCGGAGCGGCAGGTATCCGAGACGGTGGAGCGCACGGATGTGCTCGACGCCGACACCCACGGCGATGTCCGGGGTCAGGATGGAGTCGAGGAAGTTCGCGTACTGCTCTGCGACCTCATCCTCGGTCGCCGCGAAGAACGGCTCCCACTTCTCGGTGATCCACGAGTGGAGGAACGCCTGAAGACCGAAGTGAACGGTCTCCTCCACGCCCTCGATGCGCGAGCCACGGTCGGTGAAGTTGGAGAGGACGTACTCGGTGCCCTCGGGATACATGTGGATGTGTCCCAGCTTGTAGGCATCGGTCTCGGTGAGAGGACGGATTGCGTCGAAGTTGCTCATGGGAGCCTTTCTGTCGTTGATAGTTTCAGACTACACCCTCGAAGGGAAGCTTGTCAAGCCCCGGGAAGACCCATTACCTCGTCAACGTCGATGCACCCGGCATCGATGAGACGTTCCGCCATGACGACATGCTCAGGTTCGACAGGGTGGTGAATACCCTCCCCGTCCCCGATGAGCACCCGGGCTACCCGGGTCCGTAGTTGGCGGTAGCCGCTCTGAGTCAGTTCAGACGCTTTGGTTCCCATTGTTGTTCCTTAATTCCAGATTTCCCACGGCCAGAGGATTCCGTCCGGGGTCCAACACAGTTCCGACTTACCGCCGAACATGAATCCGCCGCGCTCCGCACACTCATTCAGGTACGGGATGCCCCAGAATACCCAGACGAGAACCGCGGTTACGAGGAGAAGTCCCAAGATGACCTTATACCGGTGCTTGCTCCAGAACGAGTCCTTCATGGCAGGATTTCCTGGTCGAGATACGGCACGATCTTGTGGACCTTCAGGCGGGTGCCGACAGGCCAGTCAATGCTGGTGCCCTGGACAACCGAATCCTCCATGAAGTACGAGTCGGTCGTGTGGATCGTACCGAAGTGCTCCAGAAGAGCATCGATACCCTTCGAGAAAATGCCGTGCGTGACCCAGAGGTCCACGCGGTCCTTCGGGAGACCGGTCGCCTCAGCGAGGCCGATGAACGTACCGCCGCCGTCACAGATGTCATCCACGACCAGCAGCTTGCCCTCGTCGGGAAGCGCATCGACCATGTGGAATCCGGACAGCTTGCCGGTCTTCTCGTCTCGGGTCTTGCCCGCCTGGTAGACGGGCACCCCCATGAGGCGCGCGGCGCGGTTGGCTCGGTCGTGTGCGCCCTTGTCCGGAGCGATGACACCCACGTAGGTGCTCGGGCGGGTGTCGTGGTAGCCGTCCTGAATCTGGCTCTTGATAAGCCGCTCCACCGGGTAGACGGTGAGGTTGCGCAGGGCATCCTCGAAGTAGCCGAGAGCCGCCTCGGAGTGCGGATCGAGGGTGATGGTCTGGTCGGGATTGACCAGCTCACCCAGGAACTCGGAGTAGACGCGAGCGCCGATGACATCGCCTCGGTCCTGGCGAGCACCAGGAAGGTACGGGAGGATCAGCACGGTCTCCTCGCCGCGAGCGGCGCACAGCTCCGCCCACATGGCGAGCATGAAGAGCTGATCGTGCGAGTGTCCCTGGACGATGGCGATCTGGTGGGAGAAGATACCACGAGGGGCCTCGGTCTCCTGGATGTGAACGGCCCCGTCCGGGAACACGATGGGCTTGAACGGTGCATCGACCATGAAGCCGTTGACGGTCTTGGCGCGGAAGGTGATCACGGGGTCTCGTCTTCCTTTGTGGTAGGCGTGACGCTGACGATGTTGTTGGTGAGGTTCACGATCAGCTCATTGGTCTGACGGGTGGCGAAGAAGATCAGAACGAAGACGTAGAGGAGTCCCGAATACGCGAGAATGGAACCGATGGACGAGAACAGCGGAATACCAAAGGCCCCGATGATAATCGCGACAATGGCGGCGAGCGCGATACCCAGAAGAATGTACCGGTCGGTGTTGGTGATTGCTGGCTTGATCATGGTTCTAGCTTACTCGTCTTCCTCGTCGGTGTCAAGGCTCTTATGAAGTTCTTCCAGGTCGCGACGGTCGAACTCGGCATCGAGTCGATCCAGCAGGAGCCGGAGACCGGCAACATCGTCCCGGTCGAAGATGTGGATGCGGTCGAGACCCGCCTTCTCCAGGGTCCAGGCGGTGTTGATACGCGCCTCGTGACCGATGATCGCCTCCCCGAGGTTGTCTACCTGGGAGAACTGCGGTGCGGTCGGCTTCGTGGCGTACCAGACATCGACAAAGCGTGGCCGGTTCCCCTCCTCGTCAGGTGTGCCGAAGTACTCGTAGCTCACGTCGATGTAATTGTCTGTCATAGTGCTCGCCCTCGTGTCAGCGCTGTTCGTCATTGTAGTAGTCTCCGATCTGGTAGGACTCAAACGTGCCGTAGGAGACGTACACGTACCCAGTATCGCCGTCCTGGTCCTTGATGTCAAATCGGTAGTCCTCGTCGTCCGTGTGGATGATCGGGACCTGGGAGATACACATGCCGTCCTTGTTGTATCCGGCACAGATCATCTGAACCCAGGTGCTCTCCGGTTCGATCACCTTGTCCGTGATCGTACCCGCGCTGATGGAGGAGCCGCAGCCCGTAAGAAGTACCGCCAAGGCCACGAAGGCAGGGGCGAAGAGTCGTTTCATGCTTAGGACTCTACGCTGAGAACCCCGCCGTTGTCAAGATACCGGATCACAGGGATGCCCGCTTTCGTGGCCTGACCTGCGGTATGTGTGGCTCCCTTGGACCCATCCTTGATGAACGCGAGGCAGACATCGGCTCCAAGATCGACCATAAGCTGGTTCCGGATGAATCCGGCTGCACGGCCCTCGTTCTCCCAATCAGCCGCATGAGGCTCCTCCACCGCCCAGGAGACTGATCGTGCGATATCTCGGGCCATGCGGTCGGCTCCTCGGGAGGCATCACCATGGACGATGATAATCTCCTCTTGAACAGGGCAATTCTCCTTCACCCAGTTGAAAATAGCCAGGTAGATAGCCTCTTTAGATTCCCAGGTCCGAGACCCAGTGATGAGAATCCGCTTCACGGGAGGTCTACTCCCATAACACCGGCAGTCCAGGCACCCTCTAGTTCCTCCATAAACCAATGAGAATTGAAGACCTTGCGGGCCTGTCGTCGGTAGCTCGTCTTGACTGGCTCGATGGCCTGCTCCCAGGGAACATCTTCCGCCTGGTGCTCATTCAGGTCAATCTCGTACAGATTACGAGCAAGGGCTTCTTCTCGGATGGAAACGTTCACAACTTCTCCCAGGGTGAGGGGTAGGGGAACTTCGACTCTACCAGACTCCGCGTCTTTTTGAAACTGTTCTCGTCGGTGGAAAGGAAGTCCAGCGGTCCCTTAATCGTATACTGAGAATGGTGCTTCACATCCTCCCTCTGGAGGTGGGGTCCGGAGGGTAGCCGCGAGAGGTTACCGTAGAGCGTACGCCAGATAGGCGGGTGATCGTGGTTCAAAACCTCGGATGCCTCGTCCAGAATCCGTAGCATCTCGGTCCCGTTGATCTTCATCGGGATATGCAGCTCATAGTGCATCGGGAACTTGATGCCCTGCATGCGGAGGTAGGTCAGTGTGTCCCGGAAGACTTGCTTGCGTGGCGCAGACCTCGGGTCCCCCATCGATTCCCGGATGTGCTTCTCCAGAGGCTTCCAGAACCAGACGGGGAAAGGGTCTGGCCAGGTGTCCATAACGAAGAAGTCGTCATTCCACACCCAGAAGTCTCCCGGCTCGTACTCCGCCGCGGTGCGGATGTTGTGAAGACTATTCTGGAATCGATTCTCGTAGGGGTTACCAGGAAGCAGTCTGACCTTATCCAGGTCCACCCAGTCCGGGGCACTGCCGATGATCGTCACATCGCCCGGAGGAGCGTACTCGTGGAGGGACCGTAGGCTGAAGCGAAGCTCCTCCGACTCGCCCTCTTTGACGTAGTAGATGTGGTGGGTCATGGATTCACCATACCAGAAAAGCGGCCCCCTCGGAAGGGGACCGCTTCTCAGGTTGGTCAGAGCTTGTAGCCCAGCTCGTTCGCTGCGGCCTCGAACTCATCGCGGCGACCTGCCGTGATGCGCTTGTTCTTGTAGCGCTTCAGGTTGGTGGTCGGGTCGGCCTTCATCAGAGCCGTGATGAGGGCCTTGTACTCGTCCTTACGGGAGCCTCCCGTAGCCGCGGGGGCCGGGGTCTCGATCTTCCGCTTGGTGACGTTGACCTTGATCGTCTGAGGAGTGTCCTCCTCAGCCTCCTCAGCCTCCTCGACCTCCGGCTCAGGCAGGCCCAGCTCGGAGAACGAGATGACCGTCTTGTCCCACTTCTTCTTGTCGGGGTTTTCGCTGAGGACGATGTACCGGCAGACGCGAATCTTCCGGTCGTTTTCGTCCAGCGGAACCGAGACCACATCGCGCGGGTTGACCAGCACGTTCAGCAGACGCGGTGCGTTGCTGCCGAGGTAGTAGGCGGCGTAGCTGTGGTCTCCGACGTGTAGCCCTGTGCTACAGGCCGTACGGCGCTGCGGGTCCACCTTGGAGCGCGGAATCTCCACGACCGCACCGACGTGGTTCGGGAGGTGGTCGTACTCGTACTCCACACCGTCCACGATACCGGGACCGGCATGCATGGAGGTGCCGTCTGCACGAACGGCCTTGTAGAGGACCGCATCGCCGTCCGGAGTGATCTGGAGTCCGTGCTTCTCCACGAAGATGAAGAACTCGTCCTGGCCCTTGACAGACGGGTTGGTGGCTGCCTTCTCCCAGAACTTGAGCCACGCGGCCCACTCTTCCTCGGGAGCGCCGCTGTCCATCACCGAAATGATGTGCGTGGCCAGGCGGTGCGCAGCGAGGTCACCGTCGAAGAACAGCTTGGTACCCTTCCGAGACACACGCTCGGAGAGCTTCGTGAGCTTCTTGTAGACAGCCTCGAACGGCGCGACAAGCTCCAGCAGCTCGTCGTCGGAGAGAGTCTGCGTCGGGAAGAGACCCGCAACGACCTTCTCGAAGTTGTCATCGTCAGAGCCGATGGTGTGCGTTCCTCCGTCAGGGAAGATGACAGTCACACCGCTGAATTCAGCGTCAGACGTGATGGTGTAGTATGCCACGGTGGCAGTTCCTTTCGTCGTTAGTTCTATGGTACAGGTTGCCTGTCAGAATGTCAACCCTTGAGGGCAGCATTCTTGAGGTTGATGTAGTCCACGATAGCCGCAGGTTCGGCGCGCGAACCATCGATGCCGTTGAGTAGGGGGTAGCGGGTGAACAGGCTCTCACCGATCTTGTTCTTGTTGGGGTCCTTGATCTTGTCGAACGCCTCCTTGACCTCGGGGAGGTACGGGATCAGCCACTCCAGACGGTCACGAGTGCTCTGTCCCGTGTCGCGATAGTCCCGGAGCGCCTTCAGCCACTTCTGGGTCGGCTTGTGCTTGATCTTGCTGATATCCGAGTCCATGAGGGAACGGATGCCGTACGTGGAGTAGAGATTCCGGTCCCGGAGAGCCATAAGCTCCCACTTCGTCGGCGTCTTGATCGTGTCCAGGACGGCCTTCGCCGCGACCTTACCGATGGTGGTCTCGGGCGGGAGCAGAGGAAGAACGTCGGTGAGGTCTGTATTCTTGTTGACAAGAATCAGAGCTGCCTTCGCCTCCGTCGCCACAAAGGTACCGATTCCGCTGTACTTCGAGGAGTAGTTCGTCTTCGTCGTCATGGACTCACGAACCCACTGCTCCATGCCCCCGGCCTGGTTGCGGAGAATGATCACCGCGTCATACTCCTTCTTGATTTCCTCGGGAGTCATGCGAGAGATATCCGCCACGCCGTGGTACGAACTGCGGATAACCTGGAGACGGGTGTCTCGGGCCTTGTTCGAGTTCTCCTGAGCAATCCGAGCAGCGCGCTGGACGCTCGCTGCGGCCATGAAATCCTCGGCGCTGATGACCACATCAGCGATGTCACGGTAGATGCGGTTCAGCCGGTTCAGCGGCTCATTCGTGATGAAGATTTCGTAGCGGTGCTCGCGGGGGTCCGAGAGGCTGTTCAGCCAGTCCCCGACGTAGGCGTACTCGCTGTGTGCGATCCTCGACCCCGCTTGCGTGTAGTAACGCTCAGCAGGCTTGGCGCTGTGAACGATCACGAGACGTCGATAGTCGGACGACCAATCCCACGGCGTCACGTGGGAAAGCTCGCGGTGAACCTTCTCGACCAGCCAGCCGGTCTTCGTGTGACCGACCCACTGCGGGGAGCACCAGGTTCCGATGGGGTTAGGAAGCTTGTTGCCCCGGAACTTAGTGCCAGGAAGAAGGATGTACTTCCCCTTGTACTTAATGTCGTCGGCGGGGTAGCCGCTCCGAGCCATCCGGTCACGCTCTCGGAGTGCCGTCTTGATGTTCGGGGCGTTGTTGATTGCCTCCTCGAAATCGACACGGGCGACCTGAAGAGCCTCCTGCATCCGCTTCTGAAGCGCTTCCTTCGTCGGGGTGTTGTAGATCAGGTCCTCACGGCTCGGTGCGATCTTGACCGACCCGTTGTCCACCTTGATGATGTACCCCTTGAGGTTCGACCATTCGTTGAACGAGATACCGATCTTGTTGTAGTGCAGGAGGTAGGAGACCTGGTTGATGACCACACGCACCATGTCACGAGGGGAGGTGGTGCCGGTGAGGTCCTTCCAACCCGAGCCGTTCTTCAGCGGGCGGTAGTAGTTCTCGTCGTGCAGCGAGTACTTCGGCTGCTCGCCGTCGATGGTGATGGTACCCGGCTTCCAGCCGAGGAAGAAGTTGTCCAGGTTCCCCAGACGGTCGCGAGAGGCGATGGGAATGGTGATGAGGGTCCCGGAGTCGTCGTCGGTCTCGGCTTCCGCGAGGAAGTTCATGTGCGGGCGGTTCTGCTCGTCACGCGCCACGACAACCGTGTTGCGCTTGCCGTCCTTGATGGACGTGACGATGAACTGGCTCGCGACCGCCAGGCCCGACTTCGAGCCGAGACCGAAGCCTCCCGTCAGCTCGTTCGTGTCGCGCTTGGTGGACTGACCAAACTGCCCAAAGCCCTTCAGCTCCTCACGGCTGAGACCCACACCGTAGTCGCGGATGCGGAGGTTGGCGGCGAGTGGGGACGGCAGTTCGACCTCGACCGGGCGGGTGACGCCCTGCTCCACATGCACGTCATAGGCGTTCGACGTGTACTCACGGAGAACGGCCTGCTCGGGGAAGTTGTATGCCGAAATGAGTCGTTCGATCACCATGGGGATCGCATCGTGACCGATGCCCATCTCCACGGACTCGTCGTACTGCATGTTCGACTGGACTTCAACAGCGTTCACTTCGAGCTTCAAAACGGTTCCTTACGTGTCTAGGGGGCGCTCCCTGCGCCATATCTACAGCGTAGCAGGGTCTCACACCCGTGTCAAGACAGACTTCCGATACGGGCAGGCTTCATCTCGATGCTAGGCCAGACGTTACGCGCCTGCGTGCGGACATCATCGAGGTCCTGCTCCGGGCACAGGCGCAGGAGGTTGCGGATCGCGAAGCGCAGACCCCAAAGCTCCTCCTGCCGGTTGAACGTCAGCATCTCTCGCATCTGCGGTGCCCAGGAGATTGACGGTTGAGAGCCGCTGGCGCGAGCCGCGAGGGACTGACAGAAGGTGACGACTCGGCTGTCCACACCGAGGCTCAGCGCCAGGTCCCAGTCCGTGACGACCTCCACCTGGAGCGGGAATCGCGAGGACAGCGCTCGGCTCATCTTAGCTCCGGGGACGCCTGGGTTTCCGGTACCGATAATGAAGAACCCTTCCTTGGCGGGGACGACGCCGATCTTCGGGTTCTCCGTCACGTCCAGGAACCCTCGGTCGTCCATGAGCGGGTACAGCACAGACAGAACCTTGGGGTCACCGAGGAGGATTTCGTCTAGAAGAATCGGTCGTCCTTCTCGAACGGCTACCAGCAACGGACCGTCAACCCAGACATACCCGCCCTTGCCGTCCGGGATGAAGGAGCCGACCAGTTCGCTCACCGTGGTCTCACCCGTGATGACGATAGTGACCAGCTCGTCTCCGAACGCGGCTTCCGCCATGGCGGTCTTACCGGTTCCCGGAGGACCCTGGAGTAGCGGGAACTGGCCTGCCTCTCGGGCCTCCTTGAGAAGTTCCACATCCCAGTAGTCGTCCCACTTTCGGGCGTAGTAGAGGCTGCCGTTCGGTCGCTTGTATTCCGGTCGAGTATTGTCGGGAACGGGATCGCTCTTAGCTGGGGCGGTGGTGGTCGCTTCGGGGTCGCCCGCCAGGTACTCACGGAACTTCGGGTCACGTTCCTGCATGAGCACCGCGAGCAGAAGTTCACCGAGTTCGCGGCGGGCGGCGGCCTGAGAGGTGCCCAGGCCAGAAAAGAGACGACCGGCATTGTCGTCCTTAAACTCCTGAGCCGCAGCAACGAGGGTGTTCTGTACGAAGAACTGATGGGGCCGAGTCACTTTGCGTCCTCCCCGGGTAGAGCCGGAAGTTCGAGAGCCTTACGCTGAATACGAATTTCAGTCAAAATGGAGGTCGGTACGCGGTTCGACTTTAGCTCCTGGATTTCAAGAATCTCCGCCACCGCTGACTCCGACAGTAGGAAGGGGAAAGCGATGCGAAGGTCGGAAGAGGTATCCACAAGGGCCTCTCGCATGTGCGAAGACAGCCCCTCAAGCTGCTTTAGCTCTTCCCGGATAGCGGTATCGAGACTACCAAAGGGGGAGGGCGGGAAGGGATCGTAGTCAGAACGTACTGACCGGCTCCACGTCCTCTTCGGGCGCTCCGGTGTGATCGTCCGGGACCAGTAGCTAGGCCAGACGGAAGCTGTGCCGACACGGAACGCGGGACTGAAGATGTTCTGCCGAACGGCGTCCCCGGAGACGAGTTCGAAGTAAAGGGCGTAAGTCATGGTGACTCCACCTTATACAGGATCAAGCCCAGTTGTCAACCTGTTCGGGGATACGGGTCAGAAGCTCCCGGGGGACGCGACCCGCAACGAGGTCACCGAAGTCCCAGCCCTCGGTGTTGACGTGGCCGCGCGCCTCGGTGATGAGGCCTTCCGGGGCCATCCACGGAGACTCGAAAACTTCCTTCATCGCCACGTCGGCAACGAATTCGTCCAAGCCGTCAAACTTCAGACTCAAACGCATTCCCACAATGGGAATGACGCGCCACCCCTCGGTCGGGTCCAGACGGTCCCGAGCCGAGGAGAAGCGCATAAGTGCTGCGGCGCTCACATTGAACGACCAAGGCAGCACGATAAGCTGGAGACGCTTTCCGCCCCGGCGTCGATACTGGAGTACAAGCATTTCATCCACGGCGGGCCTCCTCTAGCTACGCGATGATGTGATCTACCTTGCGGTACAGGTCTTCCAGTGTACCATCATTGCGGATGGTTCTGTCAAAGTCGGTCTCGCGAACGCTGTTCTCGCTAGAGTGCTCGGAGTTGGCTCCGGCCTGGAGCGAGGGACGAACGACCCACCACAGCTCACCCTCTAGCTCGTCGGTGATCATGTCCAGCTCGTTCGGGTACCGGATACCGGTGATGATGACACCTGGTGCCGTTTTTGCGGCTTCCTTTGCACGACGAACAACGATGTCGGTCCACACGGACTCGCTGATGATCTTCCGACCTACCTCAGTGCCGAGCTTCTGGAGCAGGCGGCGGACCTCCTCATTCGTCTTCGCTTCCACATAGCCGACCTCATCGAAGAGGTCCGAGTAGCGCTGGAAGTCCGCGATTTCCACAGTACGCTTCTTGCGATCCAGGAACCGGGAGAGCATGCCCTTCAGACCTGTTTCGGTCTTCGGGTCCGGAAGGTGGATCGGAACGTACGGGTCCAGGATGTAGAGCGCTTCCGCGAGGGCGTCACTCATTCCGAGCTTCACCCATCCGTGCTTCTCCACGAGGTGGTCGGAGATTGCGTCCTTGCCGGAGGCGAGCTTGCCTCCGATGCCGATGATGTTGTTTACCATGGATTGGTTCCTAGGGTTGCGAGTAGTTCCTGTCGTTCAGCCTCTTCGGCTTTGTCCTCTGCGATTTCCTCTAGAACGATCTTCCACTGATCCGAGGTCCAGTCCGTGATACGGTAGCCAGGCTGGTCCCGGTTGTAGGGTGCGTCAACGTACACCTGAGTCCAGGTGGCGTTTTCCTTGTTCGGGATCGGGTGCTTGTCGTCAAAGAGGACATCACCCGCAACGATGGTCTTATCACGCGCGAGAATGAGCTTCTTCGCCAGGTCGAGGCCGAAGTGCTCCTCCACCCAGGCGTACTTGTCCGAGGCTCCGGTGGGGTTGGTGATCCACGGCGCAGACAGGAAGAAGACCTCGTGGCCCATAGCCACAGCCTCGTGAACGGCGTCCACGGCTCCCTCGTACGGCTCCAGGTCTCGGTAGAAACCCTTGTGGTTCATGAGGGCGTCGATAGCCGCAACCTCTTCCGGCGTGCGATTCTGCCAGAGATTGAAGCTCGCGTGGTTTTCGAGTACGATACTCGTCAGTAGAGGATACTGCTCGGCACGCAGCGCATCAAAGCGACGGCGGAAGTGCGCGACTGTATCGTCTAGGTCAAATAGAATTCGCATAGGGGCGAGTGTATCAGTACACCCGCCCCGTATGCAAGTCTTATCGCATGATGTTCAGAAGGTCCGGACGCTCAACACCGTTGATGATGAGCTTGATGTCCGAGACGATCTGCTTGTTGGGGTTACCCTGGTAGCCGCCACCCGTGCGGAGGTTGAACTTCTCTCCGGTGAAAATCGGGTCGATGATCTTCACGACAGCGCTGGTCGTGTCCGACTGGAGCATCATGTGAGCCTGTCGTCCTCCGGAGCCAAAGTCGCACTTCTCCAGGATGACCGTGCCCGCCATGCGCTCGAAGTTGGCGCAGACCTCGCCACCGATGCTGCGGAACTTGACGTTACGCATCGTGGCGTTGTTGCAGGTAAACCAGGCGATACCGTGACCGTACTTGGTGTCGTGGAGGTAGGAGTTCTCGATGAGCACGTTGTCGGAGAAGTTGACACCGATAGCCGCAGCCGCGACCGCTACACCATCACGGCGACCATCGATTTCGATGTCCCGAGCCGTGGTCTTGTGGGAGCGGAAGATGTTGATGCTGAATGTCTCGCCGGGATTGGCACTGGCGCTACCGGGGATGCCGGTTACCTTGACGCGCTCCAGCAGGGACTCTGGAGCCTCGTAAATCTGGAGACCGTTGTAGTCGTGGCCCTGGTCGGTGCCCTGAATAGTCAGGTCAGTAACCGCTACCGCGCCGTCCGTGTTGCCTAGACGGACGTAGTAGAGGTTGTTGGTACCGGCATTCAGGTAGTTCACGGTTCCGGCAGGCGGATTGGGCGGAACCTGGCTCTTACGAGTCGAGACGCCCGGAGTCTGACGAACGATGCTACGGTCAATACCCGAACCGCGAAGACCGCGAAGACCTCGGACCAGGTAAACTCCGATACCGTATGCACCTACCGTACGGGTGTCGTACATAGTGAAGTCGCCAAACTCGGCAACCTCAGCAGGGAGAGTGATCTGAGAACCTGCCGGTGCGGCTGCATAGGTAGCGGTAAGTGTGGCCTTCTTCGTGAGGCTTTCTGCCTTGACGAATCCAGAACCTTCCGGGCGAGGGGGCGGCGCGGGGGTAGGCGTCTGAGCCTCAAGCTCCTTGATCCGAGCCTGAAGTGTATTGATCTTGTTCAGAAGCGAGGTCACCTGGTCGGTCGCTGTAGTCAGTAGGTCCGTTGCCTTGTCTAGCTCAGCGCGAGTGGTGTCTCGGTCGATCTTTAGATCACTGATGATTCGTGTCTGATCCTCGATCACAGCCTTCAGCTCGTTGATCTTGTCGTCATACACCTTGTAGTACGCAGCGCGCGCATCTTCATGGATTGTCATGTTAGTCGTCGTCCTCCGGGACAATACCGTGCTCGTTATATAGAGACACGCCGTAGCTCTGCATGAAAAGTTCAAAGAACTCTTCGGGGGAGAGATTCATGTTCTGATTCGAGACACACCATCTATCTGCGTACTCGAAGAGAGCGCTGTCATCATCTCTGGAATACCCGTGGGTCTCCATGTTTTCGAATAGAAGACTACGCAACTGTTCCAGGGGTGTAGGCACTGCCCTTGTCCTCTCGGGTCCATAGTCGAGTGTTTCCCATAGCTACAAACTCTGCCTGGGTTGTTCCCATGTAGGCGTTCTCGATGTCGGTGCCGTAGCTCCGCTCGAAGAACGCGATGGTATCTTCAGTATAGCTGGTTGTGCCCGTCTGATGAACTCGCTTGGCCTCCCAGCGGAATCGCAGCTCCTTGCCGTTGTCCGTGATCGTCAGTAGGCTGTAAGCGCCCCATCCCTGTTCCGGCGTGTTGGTAACGGTGATCGCGCCGTTGGCGATGTCCCAGCCGGTAGAGCCATCCCCGGTCCAACTGTTGCGGTTGAACCCCGAGATATTCAGGGACGGAATGCCCTTGAAGCGGTACTGAGTTCCGGTGCGTGTACCGGAGTCCGCCTGAAGGGAATGCGAGTCTCCTCCGATAATGACCATCTTCTTCTTTAGAGCGGGTCGAGCATCGATGAAGTTCTCTAGCTCCGTAGTCTCCGAGTTGAATGAGGCCCAACGACCGTTACCGTTGTTCATGGCTGTCCACGAGCACCACCACACAACCAGAGCTACGTCTGAGGAGTCGTTCGCGGCCTGTAGAGCGTCCTTGAATGCCTGCTTCTGGGCAGCACCTAGGAATGTCCTAGGCTCCGCCACAGCGTCCGGGTCGTCCTTGTTGGTCCAGTTGTCGGTCTGGATGAACATGACGCGTCCGACCTGCCACATGCGCCCCGCAGAGTCATTCGAGAGGTAGTCGGGAACCGCACCCGAGAATGTCCGCCACTGCGTGTTGGTCGCAGGGTCGGTGTAGCCCATGTTCAGAGGGGACGCCGATGCACCCGCATCGAGGATGATGCGGTCGTGATTGTCCCACGTCCAATGGAAAGGAATGCGGTCGAGCATGTACTGGAAGTTCGATGCCGTGAGACTAGAATTGACCGCTGTGCGCCATGCCGTGTCGGTGGTAGGGTCGGCGTAGTGGAGGTCACCCATGTGGCTGATGAATTCAGGATTCTTGTCAGCCATTGCACGGAACACGGGATTATTGGACGCCGTGAACTGACAGGAGCCACCAATAGCGATGAAGGAGGAGGGGGTGCCTGCCGCCTTCTTGGTCTTCGCACGGACGATGTTCACGTCCGTCTGGAGAACGCCGTCAACTTCGAACTTGACCGTGTAAACCGTATCAACTGTCAGCCCCGTGAATGCCGCGTTACCCCAAGATGTGGTCGCATTCACCGTCATAGTGGTACGCTGAAGCTCCGTGGTTCCGGCTGCGTCATATAGCACCGCTACAACGCTGGAGCCACCAAGTCGTGCCGCGCCCACCGTGAGAGCGGTAGTACCGGCGTGAGTGACCGCGTGTCCACCGATCCGACCCGTAGACACCGGCTGGTTTGCGGTGCCAATGGCGTAGAGGAATGCGCTGGAGTTGGAGGCGTGGCTGTTGGTGAATGTTCCAGTGGTGTCGCCCACAGCTCCCGCCGTAGGCATGGGCTTCTCGGCAAGGACGATAGCGTTGGGGTTAGCGTCTCCGGATGTGTTGTGCGCTTCAAAAACGAGGCTGAATCCGTTGTTGATGGTAGGCGCATTGTCAATCGCATTGGTACGCTCCATCGCGATGTACATTGCCGTGTAATCATTTGCGGGGGTAGTAATACTCGGTGCGGTGGTAGAAAAGGCTCCACCAGATGCCGCACGGGTACCGATAGCACCGACGACAGGAGTCGCAGAGGAGTTCCATCCTGAGATGGTGATAGGAACTACTCGCCATCCGTCTGATCCGCTACGAGTCAGAGTATAAGTCGTATCCCCGGCCTCGAATGTCTTTGTAAAGGCGGTCAGTTTACCCGTACCGGTAGCCGGAGCATTCATGATCCGGGTCCACGGCGAGGGCATTGTCCAGTTGGAGGATGCCGTGTCAGCCGCCGCAACGATGACCAGGATGAGGTCACCCACCTTCGAGGAGGCATGCGGAGTAACGGTCAGGGTACCGGCTGAGGCCTGACCGACTGCCCCGAGAAGCGTACCGGCTGAATAAGAAAGTGCCATTACGGAAGTACCACGTAGTAAACGTTAGGGTCCTTGGTCGGGATTGCGTCATACTGAGCCTTTGTGCCCTTCCACAAACCAGTAACACCATTCAGGCCAGTGACCTTAGAGGTGGCAATCCCAAAGACGTTATCGAGGTCGGCAGCATTCGCCTTCTGAGCGAGCTGATTGTTGACGTTGGATTCTGTAGCCTTGGTCGCAACTACGTCTGAGAGCGCGTCAATTTCACCCTGAAGAGATACCCCTCCAGCGGCAATTTCCGAGCGGACCGCCTTGAATTCGGCAGCGATTCGCTGGACTACGAGAAGAATATTGGTCGCGAGACCCATCGCGCCTCCTTAAAGTGGTGTTGGATTTAGGCGAGGGCTGTGTTGAATGCTGTTACAAAGTCCGTGGTGGAGTCTCCGGCGACAGCCATGAGGTTAGCGGGGGTGACAGCGCGCACGGGGTCCGTACCGGCGATAGCCTCGGCGTCCGTAGCAAGCTCGACCTTACCCTGAGTGGTGGCGGAAGCCGCAGGGACGGCCCCAGCTACACGGGCGTCTACCGCCGTGGCGAAGTCCGTGATCTGAGATGCGGTGTGGGTGTGGCTCGTGCTGGCCTTTCCGGCGAGCGCATTGGTGATCGTGGTGGCGAAGTTCGGATCGTCACCGAGAGCCGCAGCCAGCTCGTTCAGCGTGTCGAGTGCGCCGGGAGCCGAGTCGGTGATCGCAGCGATAGCGGCCTGAACCGCAGCGTCAATCTCCGCGTCCGTCTTGGACGAGGACCATACGCTGGTCGTGGTAGGCGCACCGTCAACGATGGTGGCACCACCCTCGGCGCTGGACAGGGCCTCGATAGCGGCGTCCAGCTCGTTGATAGCGGCGACCAGATTGCCCTTGGCGGTCGTGGTCAGCCCTGCGAGAGAGCCGGAGTTGTTGCCTGTGATCTGCGTGCGAAGAGTCTTGAACTCAGTCGCCACGCGAATGAAGGCGGAGGATACATTTGTAGCGAGTGACATTAGACTAGTCCATTCTCAAACATGACGGATAGGGAGGGGATATCAAGGTCGTAGGCCTTGTGAGGCTCCGGGTCATTCTCGTGGTCCTGAATTGCTGCCGCGAGACTTGCCGGGGATACAACACTTTCGGGATGATCCTGGAACCACTGATCCACCGAGTCGCCCACAAACTCATCGAGATTTTGCAGAGCTGACGCGACTTCCTCAGCGGACGTAGCCGCTGCGTCTGCCGCAGCCTGAGCGGCTACAACCGCATCAGACCAGGTATCCGGCACCGAGACCGTGCCACCCGCCGACTTAGCCGTGTAGGACAACATCTCATCGATGTCAACCGGGCCAGTACCCGCAGGAAGCAGTGCGCGGATGGGAGTGTTCTTGGAGTGAACAGACCCATTCCGCAGGTAGTACACGTCAATCTTGTAGTAGAAAGCGTGCTCACCCGGCTCCAGCTCAATCAGGTTCCCGCGGGTGTCGCGGTATCCCTCCTGGTCTGTAACCGGAAGTTCAATAAGGCCCTCATCGCCAGCCTTGATGCTGTATGTATTGAGGGTTGGAAGGACGGGAGTGCCGTCCCAGACGAGTGTGCGAGAGGGCGCAACCATCACTCGAATTGTGTAGTAGGCACCAGAAACGAGGTCGGTAGCTGGACCAACCTTGATTTCTCGTGTAGTGACTCCTGCTGGGAACACAAACACCCCCGGTGTTATAGAGCGGAATTCTCCACATCTATAGTACCAGGGGTGTTCGTGGGTGATGTTACGAGTGCTTCGCGATGTATTCGCGCATCTGCTCGATGTGCTTCGGTTCAAGTCCGAAGTTGAAGGTCGGGCTGATAACCAGACCACCAGCGTCCGTCAGCGAGCGCCAGATCATCGGGTGGATGTTGGCCCACTCATCGTCCACCGCGATAAATGGGGAGGGGTCCTTCTCCTGATCGGCTATGATCGCCTCGTACTTCCAATGGATGGAAGGGAACTCGGTCTTGCCGTTGATCGGGTGAAGTACTCGCTGCGGGTCATGGAGGAGCTTCATGGCGGTGCCAACCTTCAGGGCGTCCTCACGCCAGGTGGTTGTCCAAACCCACTCGACATTCTCCAGACTGTTCAGGGCGTCGATGAGGCGAGAGTTCCACACCATCTTGAAGCCCTGGAATGAGCGGTAGCCACCCCATCCAGCGGGAACGTTCTCATCTTTCCTCTTACCGAAATCATCGAACTCTGGCATGACGTACTCACTCAGAAGACCCGCGTCGTCCGTGTCTCCCTCCTGACGCCACTTGACGGCGTTCCAGTCGGCATTGAGGCATCCATCGATGTCCTCGTATATTCGAATCAGCTTATTCACCATGATCGGTTTCCGTTCAGTTCACCGCGGAACTCCGTGAGGAGGTCGTTGTGGTCGATGTTTCGGGCGGTGCGGGTCTCGGTATCGAGAACGGCCATGGAGTAGTTGTTGAACTCACAGTTGAGACCGATCACGTGGGTGATGTCGCCGTACTGGCCACCGGGCCGCTGGATGTTCTCGTTCACTGCCGTGTGGTAGTGCCCGTGGAAGAAGAACTCCGGAGCTACACCCCGGAATGCTTCGGTCATCAGCAGACGACCCTCCTCGGCGTACAATAGGTCCGCCATATGGAACCCGTGAGGGTTGCCTTGGATGGCCCTCTCGATGCCTCGAATTCCGTGGGGTGCGTCGTGTCCGATCATCACGTCCGCGTAGCCGCCAGCCACCACGTAGTCCACGTCAGCCTGCGTAATCTGCTCCTCAGCGTACCAGAGCTGATTCGCCTTGTACTTATCCTTGGAGCGATTGTCAAGCTGGAGACGCCAGGTGCGGTCCACACTAGGAGCACCGCCGAGAGCGAGGAAGGACATACTCCACCAGTCCCAGCGGTACCCACGAGGCGCGATGAAGATGTTCGACCGATATGCCACCAGGTTCTCGCGGTCATCGCCCACCATCTCGTTGATGACGCGCCAGTTCTCGTGGTTACCTGGCACCACAATGAGCGTGATGCCGTACTCCTTGGCGTACTCGTTGACCTTCGAGGCGAACTTCATGCTCTTGTTGTCCGTGTAGATACCGAAGTCGCCTACGTGGATGACTCGCTGGACGCCCATGCGGTGCATAGACCACAGCATGAACCGGGCCGCTGCGGTGTTGCCGTGGAGGTCACCGAGGATGCCGACGAGGAGTTGAGTAGTCATTAGAGTCCTGTAGTTTCTGTCTGTAGTCGAAAGTCCATCTCTCACCAAACACTGGATTGTAGAGGGGTGCGATTCTTCTGACCCCGGAGGTGTCATCGATAGCTCCCTCTGGGGTGAGCTTCGCCATCATCACTCCACCAGCGGAGAGAGGCTTCTTCTGCGGTTTCCTGCTCTCTTCCAGCTCGGATTCGTACTCTAGGAGTTGTTCCTTCAGCACAGCCTCCCGCTCCTGACCGAGAGCAAGACTGGTTTTCAGTGCACTGTTTTCGGCCAGGAGACGGTTATACTGCCGCAAGAGCTTATCCAGATCGTCTTCTGCGGTCATGGCAGGTAGTCCAGCCACTCAACGATGGTGGCCTCGGAGACAAGCTCCATGTCCCAGGCGTCGGGGCCGACGTGGAACATCGGCGTGCCCTCCAGGGATGTGTGGGCCTTGTGACGACCGTGGGTGTGTCCGTGCAGTAGAGGGATGCCCTCGTCCCGCAGACGGACCTCCAGCAGACGGTCTCCACCCTCGAACTCGCGGTCACCCTCCCCGTCATACGGGTAGTGGCTCAGCGCGACCCGGCGACCGCCGATCTTCAGGAAGGCGAAGTCGGTGACGGTCTCAAAGGTGCCCGCCCACTCAGGCCGCATGCGAGCGTTCAGCCCCTTGGAACGAAAGCCTGCAACCTCGTCGTGGTTTCCGGCGATCAGAATCTTCTTCCCGGGGCGCTCACGGAACCACTCGAAGGCACCCTTCTTCGGGTTCATCGCGATGTCCCCCAGGACGTAGACCGTATCATCCGGACCTACGACGCGATCCCAGTTTGCTGCCAGCTCAGCGGCATGCTCAGCGACGAACAGAGCGATCTGTCCAGGGGTCAGGTCTTCCTTCCGCAGAAGGGGGCGACCAGCAGCGGCACGTTCTTGATTCCTCCGGCGCAACATGCGCTCCACCGACACCAACTCGTGGTTGATGTGGGGGTCGGAAGTGAAGTGTCTCTTGGTCATAGGACCAGCCTATCAGTTAGAGTACGAACTGTCAAGTCACTCTCCCAGGATGAGATTCAGTCGGTCGCGCAGGAGAGTCGCCTCTTCGAACGTCATGCTGAATCCAAAGTCCTGATCGGCTGGATTGCCATAGATATGCACCCACATTGAGGGAGTAAACGACGAATCGGAGTCCACATCGACGGAAATCGGCTCTCCATCATACATGGACAGAGGAATGTTCTCGTTAGTACGGTCTTCTAGTGACATCAGTCATCTCCGTAGTTGTAGCCGGTAACCTCGTACGTCTTGCCGCCGAAGACCTCATCCATGCGGGTGATCCACGTCTGGAGGTCTGCGCTGCCCTTGACATAGGCGAGGGTAATGTGGGGCTTGAAATCGTACTGGTTCGTGTGATCAAGTACCTGGAGTCGGGCGTTACCCTCGATTAGATTCGGCTGAGGTGAAACCTTGGCGATGACCGTGTTGTAGTCCTGACCTTCGATCCGGCTCGGGAAGAAGCTTACGTGGTCCACGAACAGGTCTTCCGGCTTCCAGCCCCGTAGAACGGCATCCACCATCCGCTTGTAGTCGGGGGATGGGTGAATACCGCCCAGCAGGGTCATGTGCGCCTTCGTCTCCGCGACTGCCCCCTGTGCGTATTTCAGCTCGGGGATATCCCCGTAGAAGAAGTCGTCCTCGTTGAGGTCCGGACCGTACGCCTGGTGGATGTCCAGCGGAGCGACATTCAGCATGAAGTATTTGAGGTCGGTGCTCTCGACCCCCTCGGGTAGAGGAATGTTAGGCACCATTCACCTCTTCGCTGAAGGTCACGACCTGCGCCATGATCTTCTCGTGCAGCTCGAACGTGGCCGGGTGTCCCGCCACGATGAGGGAGGCAGACACCAGGGTCCACTCATCGAAGGTGAGCGTCACAGGGACCTCAACATTCGTGAATTCTGGCTGGTTATCGTCCATGGTTGTAACTCCAATCTGACTTGTAGATGTAATGCAGAAGACCGCTCATTCGGTCGCGGTCCCCCTTCTCAGGCAGACCGCTGGCTTCGATTTGGCCTTCGAGGTCGGACTGAAGCCGGTTGATGAGGTCGAGACCTTCATCCTTGGTGACCAGGCCAGAGCGGATTGCGCGGCAGGTTTCCAGAGCCTCGCCTTCCATGGGGAGCTTGATCTGGCCTGTACGCATGAGTTCCACGCCCTGGAATCCAAGGCGGACGGCGTGCGCGCCGAACTTCGTATCCCAGCCGTGCAGCTCGACCAGCTCCGGACGGTTCGTGGATCGATTCTTCTCGCCCGTGATCCGCATCTTCTGCGAGGTCATGTAGCCGAGGTACTTCCGACCGGCCTGCTTGGACACGCACATATCGCGCTGCCCCTTCAGGATGTCGAAGTACTTCGAGGATTCGATGAGGTCGTCCATCCACAGGGTCGCCATGACCTGGGGGTTGCCCTCAACGGCGAGCGTAGCGTAGTGCTTGAGGCCGTACTGCACCACGTCCGTATCCCACTTCTGAGAACGTTCGCCGTCAGTCGCGGTGCTGGTGTGCTTGGGGCGGAACTCACTGAGACCAGTGATGAAAATGGGCGGCTCGATGACAACCTGGATGATGTCTCGGTCGCTCTCGGGGGTGTTCGTGCCGTAGGCGCGAGACCCCCATTCAGCCTTGAAAAGTGTCGTCGGGTCTTCTGTCATTTCTCGGTCTCATTCCTAGGGAGTGGTAGTCCCCATCGGGGTTGTCGCACCAGCAGTATCCTTGGGCGATAAGGATGTTATCGGCCATGATTACTCGCCAGTGTGGTTTAGTCATCGAGGGGTGTCCAGTTCGCGTCGAGTACGTACTTCTTCAGCTCGTACTGCTGTCCGCTCTTTTCAGCCCGGATTTTGATCGTGTCGATACGCTGATTCATATCGCGTTCGGTGCGGAAGATACCACCACCTGGGCCTCTGTAATAGGTTCGGTTGGTGAACTTCACTTCCAGGAGGAAAATCTGCTTAGGCTTTGGCACGGATGGGTCCTCGCTTCAGGTCTCGGGGGTCGTCCATATCATCGCAAGGGCAGCCCGGACGCCCCATGCCGCCGCGGTTACCCATCTTCGGGTGCCAGATGACGGTGCAGGTTCCGTAGACGCACCGGTACTGCTCGGACTCGTCATGCGCGCGCCCCGCGCAGGCCGAGAAGAATTCGACCGCCTTGTCCTTCGGGAAGCCGAGGACGGTATCTACCCCCGTATCCTCTGCCTTGCGGTAGGCGTTGATGAGCCAGAGCCACCCGAACGGGTAGCGGCGGTGGGCGTAGATGACGACCGACCAAGGGAACGCCTTGTAGATGACGTTGTTGATCGGGACGTAGTACTTGTTATAGAGTTTCTTCAGCATCAGATGGGGCGACCTGCCTTCTTCATCCGCTTCCGGAAGCGCTCCTCGAAGCCGTCACGGCTGTAGGGACGGCCTCCCAGCTCCGTCATTCGAGAGAAGTAGGCGTTGTACGCCTCCTGCATCCGGCTCTCCTGGTTCAGCCGATCCGAGTAGAACCACGCGAACTCAGCCTGAAGCATGGCGCTCTGGTTGAGCACCTTGCCCTTGTCCCGCTCCGCGCGGTCTCTACGCTTGAAAGTAGCCATGAGGACACCCTACCGGAACCGCCTGCTTTCGTCAACTTGAACTTTCGTCTTGACTTGGTAGGACGGACATGTCTATAATCGTAGGCATGACCCAAGACCCTGATCGCCTGGAGCGATACGCGCTGCTCATCGAGCCGCTGTTGCCGCTGGCCAAGCGAGCTTACGGGTCCCGAGACACCATCTCACCTCAGCACGATGCCAGCCGTGAGTACACCCGGCTGCTGTGTGAGTTCTATAATGATGGACAGGGGTCCCTCCTCGACATGGCGAAGCGCCTCGGTGTCCAGTATGCCGGGGTTCGCCGCCGAGTTGTCAACAAGGATGTCCCGGCATCCAGTCATCGCCCTCGCAAGAAGTTCCCGGAGGCCGTCTACGATGAGGCCGTCAAGGATATTCTTGCTGCCAAGGAGCAGGACACCTACACGTACCACCTGACCCTCCACAAGTACTACGAGGAGGGGCTGTCCATGGCGAAGATCGCTAAGAAGATGGGCCTGTCCAGCGCTAACCCGCTGTACTACGGCATCAATCGAATCAAGAAGGGAAAGTAGAGTAGACTATACACATGGAGCCAGTACTCGCAGAAGTGGGTCCGAGCGAAGGCGCTACACAGGTGGAGCGTCCTCTGTCCGACACACTCAACAACTCTGACCGATGTGATGCATGCGGCGCGCAGGCGTTTGTGTGGATCAACATGCCCAATTCGAAGGCGGGACTGCTCTACTGCTCCCACCACTTCAACAAGTACGAGGTAAAGCTCCGTGAGCACGCCATCGACATTGTTGATGAGAGATACAAGATCAACAAAAAGGCGTCACAGTCGAGTTTCTGACTGTACAAACCTGTAATATAATAACCTTGCAATTGCCGTAGTCTGGTAGTGTACAGGACATTTCCTGTGCTTCACCCTTGCAAGGAGAATCATGGTACTCTCGCACTACTCCAAGGCGATCACATACATCGCCATGGCTGCGCTGACGTTCCTGGTCACTGCACTGTCTGACAACGCGCTGAGCACAGAAGAGATTCTGAACCTCGTCGTCATTGTCCTCGGTGCAATTGGTGTCTACCTCATCCCCAACTTCCCGGATGGAGTCGCGAAGGTCGCTAAGACCGGCGTGGCATTCTTCACGGCGGCTGTGGTTGCTGCCCTGTCGTTCCTGACAGGCGGTATCGAGGTCACCGAGTGGATTCAGATCGTCCTCGCCGCGTTCGCTGCCGTAGGTGTCTACATCGTCCCGAACGGCCCGGAGAATCCCGAGCCTGCACCGGTCGAGGTTGTCAACACCGAGGCCACGGCTGGCCCCGTCACCACCACTAATGTGTTCGTGGCTGACCCAAAGGAGGCCGCTGACGTACTGAAGGCGACCGCCGAAGCCACTGTTGATCAGGGCTATCACGGAATCTAAGTTCTGAAAACGAAACCCCGGGTCTCACGGCCCGGGGTTTTGCTTTGCCAAGTTGCAACTTCATTATAGAAACCACTTGCTCGAACCCTGGTTCATCTGCTAGGATGGACGAACACTAAACACGCTTCACCAGCGAACAGATCATGGGTCTTCATGGTCTGTTTTCGTGTCTCTGGAGCCATTCTACACAAGGAGTCCACTGTGACCATTACCGTTCTCTCAAAGCCTTCCTGCGTTCAGTGCACCGCTACGTACCGGAAGCTTGACGCTGAGAAGCTGGAGTACAGCCCCGATGACATCTACGAAGAGTCAAACCTCGCCGTCATCACCGAGCTTGGATACAAGGCTGCTCCTGTCGTTCTCGTCCGTGACGAGGCCGGAACCATCATCGACCACTGGGCCGGATTCCGCCCGGACAAGATTTCTGGACTTGCGTCTGAGCTGAAGGCTGCGTAAGCTCGATGTGTAATGAAAATCGTCTACTTCTCATCAGTCTCGGAGAACACGCACAGGTTCGTCCAGAAGACGGGGATTCCGGCTCTACGGATTCCCCTACGTGCTGCGGAAACTCCTGCTCTCGCAACTGAGCCATACGTCCTCATCACACCCACCTACGGCGGTGGCAGTAGACGAGGCGCAGACGTTCCCAAGCAGGTTATCCGGTTCCTCAACAACCAGGACAACCGAGCTTTGCTACGAGGGGTCATAGCCTCGGGGAACACCAATTTCGGTGCAGACTTCTGTCGCGCCGGAGAAATCGTGAGCGAGAAGTGCCAGGTACCGCTGTTGTACCGGTTCGAACTTCTAGGCACCCCGCTCGATGTAACCGAAGTCCAATCACTAATGGAAAAGATATAATACAATGGTCGTTGCTGAGGTCGAATCCGACATCAAGGTCACGAGCGAGAAGCTCGATTACCACTCCCTGAATGCTATGCTGAACCTGTATGACGCAAACGGCAACATTCAGTTCGAGGCGGACAAGAAGGCTGCCCGCGAATACATCATCAACCATGTCAACGCGAACCTGGTGACGATGGAATCGCTGGAGGAAAAGTTGGAGTTCCTGGTGGAGGAGGGCTACTACGAGAAGGAAGTTCTCGACCAGTACGACCCGGCGTTCATCAAGAGCCTCTACAAGAAGGTCTATGACGCGAAGTTCCGTTTCCCCACCTTCATGAGCGCGTTCAAGTTCTACCAGAGCTACGCGCTGCGCACCTTCGACGGCAAGCGCTACCTGGAGCGCTACGAGGACCGCATCGCCATCACGGCGCTGTACCTGGCTCGTGGCGATGACCTTCTGGCGGAGACGCTGGCATTCGAGATGCTGAATGGGCGCTACCAGCCCGCCACCCCCACATTCTTGAACGCTGGAAAGGCTCGCCGTGGTGAACTCGTCTCGTGCTTCCTGGTACGCACGGAGGACTCGATGGACTCGATTTCTCGGTCGGTCAACGCGGTTCTTCAGCTCAGTAAGCGCGGCGGTGGTGTCGCGATTTCGCTGACCAACCTGCGCGAGGCGGGCGCACCGATTAAGGGCATGGAGGATCAGGCTGCGGGTCTCATCCCCGTTGCCAAGATGATCGAGGACGCCGTGTCCTATGCCAACCAGCTCGGTCAGCGTGACGGTGCTGCGGCGATCTACATCTCGGCTCACCACCCTGACGTGCTCACGGTCCTGGACTCGAAGCGTGAGAATGCCGACGCACGTATCCGCCTGAACCGCCTCTCGATTGGTCTGGTCGTTACCGACATCGTGATGCAGAAGTTCAAGTCGGGTGAAACCTTCTACACCTTCTCGCCGTACGATATCGAGAAGGAGTACGGCGTACCCATGTCGGACATCTCCATCACGGAGAAGTACGACGAGCTAATGGCGAACCCGAACATCAAGAAGACCTCCATCGATGCCCGTAAGTTCATGAAGCTCGTGGCTGAGGTCCAGTTCGAGTCCGGCTACCCGTACATCATGTTCGAGGACACGGTGAACGGCGCATCCAACATCGATGGCCGTGTGTCCATGTCGAATCTCTGCTCGGAAATCCTCCAGGTCTCGACTCCCTCCACGTTCAAGGAAAACCTGAACTACGATGTGATCGGCAAGGACATCTCCTGCAACCTCGGCTCGATGAACATCGCCCAGGCGATGAAGGGGCGAGACCTTGAACGTACTGTAAGGTCGGCTATTCGTGCCCTCACGGCGGTTTCGGACCTGTCCAACATCGAATCGGTCCCTTCGGTCGCACGAGGCAATGATGAGAGCCATGCAATCGGTCTAGGGCAGATGAACCTCCACGGCTTCCTGGCCAGTGAGGGCATCCACTATGACTCGCCCGAGGCCGTAGACTTCACGTCGGCCTACTTCGCAATCATCGCGTACCACGCTGTCAATGCTTCCAGGGAGATTTCGTGGGAAACCGGCAAGAAGTTTGTCGGATTCGAGAAGAGCAAGTACGCCTCGGGTGAGTACTTCGAGAAGTACATCACCAAGAGCTTCGCACCTAAGACCGAGAAGGTCCAGGCTCTCTTTGAGAAGTACGGAATCTATGTTCCGGACGAGGCAGATTGGAGCATTCTTCGAGACAGCGTGATGGATCACGGCATGTACAACGCCTATCTCCAGGCTGTGCCGCCCACGGGATCGATTTCCTACCTGTCCAATGCAACCTCGTCCATCCACCCCATCGTGGCGCAGGTCGAGAGCCGTAAGGAGGGCAAGATCGGTCGTGTCTACGTGGCTGCGTACGGACTCACCAACGAAAACCGTGAGTTCTACAAGGATGCGTACGAGATTGGTGCGAAGGCTGTCATCGATGTGTACGCCGCCGCAACCGAGCACGTTGACCAGGGTCTTTCTTGCACCCTGTTCTTCACGGACGAGGCAACCACCAAGACGATCAACATGGCCCAGGGTTACGCCTGGTCCAAGGGCATCAAGACGATCTACTACATCCGCTTGCGTCAGACAGTACTTGAAGGCGTGGACATGAGTGAGTGCGTCAGTTGCGCTTTGTGAGCGTTTGAGCTACGATGAAAGGGCGGGTCTTCGGACTCGCCCTTTCTTGACAGGAGAACCCAATGACAACCACAGAATTCCCCCCGGGAATCGAGCTGATCCCTGGAGACACCCGCACACAGTGTGACGGCGGTCTGGTGATCCGAGGTGAGTACTTCCAGTGCGACTACGCCGAGGATCACAGCGGGTGGGCGCACTCCAACAAGAAGGCAGAGGCCATCTGGTCATGACAAAGTACATGAAGAAGCCCCTCGTCATCGAGGCAGTCCGGTTCGACCCGGAAGGTCTCGGTTTTGAGGCCGCAGTCGAGGCTCTGGATGAGTTTCTGCCTTCGGGGTATCTGGATGTGACGGACCCCGAGGACTGGGAGGACCCCAACGTCCGACAGCTCGCGGTGTTCGATACTCTGCACAATACCTGGGTCACCTTCTATGACGGGGACTGGATCATCAAGGGCATCAAGGGCGAGTACTACCCGCACAACGGAGAGATTTTCTTCGATGTCTACGAGGAGTACGACGATGGGTCTGTGTGACCATATCCGAGAGGATGCTTTTGAGTGTAATCAGAAGGCCACCTGGGTGTTCTCGCTAGAAGACGAGCCGAATACCCTCATCCGGTCATGTAGCAATCATATTGCTTCAATGTTGCCTAGAAACCAGGCATCAACCACATACTACCTAGGAGACAGCAGTGAGTAGCCGTGGAGCCGACCTCATCGCCGCGGAGCGAGAGCGTCAAATGGACGAAGAGGGGTACAGCACCCGAGATGATGTAGACCGCGTTCAGGAGCTATTGGCCGCTGCCGGTGCATACATCAACTTCACTGATGCCCTGGACAACTGGGGTGTTCTTCTCACTCAGGATGAGGCCGGATTCCCCTGGCACCATTCGTGCTGGAAGCCCTCTGACGATTCCGAACGAAACCTAACCAAGGCGGGCGCACTAATCGCCGCCGCAATCGATGCACTAGAGATGGAAAACGAGCAGTGAGAGATAACGAGGACCTGGTTCTCCCCGTCAACTGGAACAACGTTGACGAGTTCAATAAGTCGATCTGGGAAACCTTGACGACAAACTTCTGGGTGCCTGAGCGTGTGAACATGTCAGGAGACCTGGCTTCGTGGCGCAAGCTGTCGGATGCCGAGAAGACGCTCGTTCTGCGCGTGTTCGCGGGTCTGACGCTGCTGGATACCATCCAGGGCACGGTAGGCGCTGTACGGCTCCTTCAGGACGCTAACAGCCCCTTCGAAGAGGCAGTGCTCGCCAACATTGTCTTCATGGAACAGGTGCACGCCAAGTCCTACTCGAACATCTTCTCGACGCTCTCGAACACCGAGGACATCAACGAGGCGTTCGAATGGTCGCACGAGAATGAGTTCCTGCGCTACAAGCAGAAGCGAATCCTCGAAGCCTATGACGGTGACGACCCGCTGAAGCGCAAGATCGCCAGCGTCATGCTGGAATCCGGTCTGTTCTTCTCCGGGTTCGGTCTGCCGTTCCATTTGGCGGGACGCGGCAAGCTGCCCAACACTGCCGACATGATCCGTCTGATTCTGCGTGACGAGGCGGTTCACGGCTACGCAATCGGATTCTATTTCCAGGAAGAGATGCGCAAGCTCTCTGAGGCGGAGCAGTTCGACTACCAGATGTGGGCTATTGACTTTGCCACCGATCTGTACGAGAATGAGGAGAAGTACACGCGCTCGCTGTATGATGAAGCCGGTCTGACCGACATCATCCTGCCGTACGTGCGTTACAACTGGAGCAAGGCTTTCCAAAATTTGGGGTTCGACCCGATCTTCCCGGACACCCTGCGTGACATCGACCCGGTTCTTGCAGCCAGCATGAGCCAGCAGGAAAACGGAGACTTCTTCTCCGGCACCACCACTTACGCCATTGGGAAGACAGAAGACGTGGACGGCGAAATCGAAGACTGGGACTTCTAACCCTCTTCTGGTAAGGTGCAGCTATGCTATACATGAGCCTGACTAGAGCAGAGCAGAGAGACCTGATTGACTCACACATTAGATCGAGTGAGCTTCCGTTGGCGGGCTGGGAATCGATGAGAGATGTTCGCAGAGATTCGCTGCCCTCGCGTCAGAAGATTATAGATTGCTGGGCAGATACACTTCAGCTAATCGACAGATTCGACAGTAAGTTCGAGATTGAAGAGGGGGCCTGCTGGGCATGTGGTTTTTACTACGGGGGGAGCGCCTTGGCTAGGTGCCACATACTGTCGTGGCAACAAGGAGGCTCCTGGTCCGAGACTAATCTTCATCTTCTGTGCGATATGTGCCATAAAATGTCAGAAAATCTCTGGGGCGAAGACTACTGGGTGTGGTTCGCGGGAGGGGCGAAGATTTTTTCTCCGCATCGAAAGTACTTTGAAGATCGGGCCAAGGGACTAGATAGGGGCGCAACTCCGACACTAGAGGAGGTCTTACCAGATGAGCCTGATTGCATTCGAGACTTGATTATCGAAGAAAGAAAGAAGCCATGATCACACTTAATCTAGTCGGAGGCGGTCCTCTTGACGGACCCCTCCGGGTGGACCACCCCGAGGGCGCTCCAGTCCCGGACATCACTTTGACCAACAACGACACTGGCGAGACATGGACATACCTGCCCACAGATGACCCTCAAGTGTTCCGATTCCAGAAAGTAGTGCACGATGCCTAGCGCTGGACTTGAAGAGGCTCAGGACTGGAAAGAGCGGACCCTGAAGCAGAACCGCAAGCCCGATCTTGTGGAAGCGCTGGAGGGGGAGTACACTGATGTGATGCTCATCTCGGCTTTCAACGCCTGGTGGGAGGTGTACTCGATGTACGTTCGGTATGCCCCCTCCAACCGGAGAGGGCAGGGAATCTCCGCCGATCACGCAGCAAGAGCGGGTCTGGCGGCTGACCACTTTGCGGTCATGATCCTGAGGAACTGGAAGTAGTGGAAGACAACAATGCCCAGATGATCAAGTACATTGATCACATTGCTCACTCGCTGCGCATTCAGGCTGCCGCTATGCTCACGGTCGAAGGCGATCCCAACTGGGATATGCACGACCAGTACGTCTACATGGCGGAGACAATCGAAGACAGCGCCGACTACTTCCGGCGAAATGACCCGGAGCTTCCGGAAGCCCGTAAGTACCCCGACCCGGGGTACTACTACCCCAATGGCCAACTGGTTCTGGACCGGCTGGCAGAAAGACGGAAGACCAATGGCTGAAATCAGCAAGGGACGCGCCTCTCTGGACCTGGAGCGCGCACGAGAGAATCTGGCCCGAGTGCAGGACCTTCCCTCTTCCTCTCGCGTGAGGCGCGAGGCGGAGCTAGCCTACGCAGAGGCTCGTATGCAGGCAGCCCCGGTTGCCGCTCCCCTGGAGGAGCAGACCGACTTCGGCGGGTGGGAAGACCACTGATGACGTACAACGTCTATCCGGTGTTCGTCGGCGCGGACTGGAACCAGTTCAGCGGCGGAACCGCGTGGGTGAATGTCCCTCTGGAGCCGTATTCCGATCCCCGATTCCCCTTTGATGTCAAGGTGGGAGAGCGCTGCATCATTATAGAGAACGAAGAGATGCTGGGGGCGTTCGGTACGGTCGAAGAGATTCACCCGAAGACCGACGACAACGGCACCCCCAAATACGTAAAGGTTCGACTCGATGACCGCTGAGACCGTATTCGGCCTGATCCTCGCGCACTTTGTCGGTGACTACATCCTCCAGTCCGGGTGGATGGCTAACGAAAAGACCAAGCGTTGGCTGCCTGCCATCGCTCACGGTCTAGCGTACACTTTGCCCTTCATCTTCGTGACCCAGAACCCGTGGGCGCTGTTGATCATCGGCGGAACCCATATCGTGATCGACCGCTACCGGCTAGCGAAGTACGTCACGTTCGCTAAGGAGTTCATCGCTCCAAAGCGTACGTGGCCAACATGGAACGACGCCAAGGACAACGCAGGACTCCCTAGCACGGTGCCGCCGTGGCTGAGCTTCTGGCTCATGTTCATCGCAGACAACACGATCCATGTAGCGATCAACTTCGGAGCTGTTGCGCTTTTCGGGACAACGTGGTAGCGTGTAGGTATGACAAACCACACAGACGCACTCAATCGGATCATCGCCCTCTCCAACCTCGCCCACGAGCAGTCCCTGCTCGTTCGTGAGCCGTCCCTGGTGAGCACGATCCACGCGCTGACGCTCGACATGGTGACCAGTGTCGCAGCCGAAGCTCTCTCTTCCGGTTCCAAGGAGGAGGCTTCCGAGCCGACCGCCGAAGCGCCGAAGAGCGATGCTGACGAGAAGTCCGATGACCTCATCGAAGGCCTCATCGCGGACCTGCTCGGCGGGAACCTGTCCTCGATCAAGAACATCAACCTCAACCTCCCCGGAGGCGGCGGCTTCATCGGCGGCATCCTCCCCGATGACACTCCCATCGCGGACCTCCTGAGCAAGGGGTACGACTTCCTCAACAAGCGCAACCCCAAGGCGTAAGCCCTCAAGGCGCGCGTCCACCACTCGGTGGGCGCGCGTCTTTCGTTATTTGGGACTTGATTCCTCTCCCTGAAAGTGTTATCCTTTTACTATGACACCTACACCTGAACTTACGATCTACATCAAGATGGGCGCTATCGGTCTCACCGAGGAGCGCCAGGAGACCTTCACGATCACCTGGGACCCGAACCTTTCCGACGAGCAGAACCAGCAGATCATGCTTCTGCGTGCACAGGTCATGCAGTCTCGCCTCCAGGCAAACATGCTGGAGATTCTGGCGGCTGCTGGCCCTGAATTCCTGAAGGCAATGGGCACCGAGGAATGACATGAAGCGGTGGACAAAGCGATCCCGCCTCGACGCAATCAGTCTCGTGATTCTGGTTGTGGGAGCTGTGCTGTTCGTTTTGTCCGCTGGCTTCTTCCTTGCGTCCGTCCTCATGATTGAACTCAATGACGGAATCGTACCACGATTCACCCTCGGTGAAATTGCCACTTTCCTCGGCCTCTGTGGTATGGTTATCGTCCCGCTCTTCATTCCGGCTACGATTTTGGCGGGAGTTCGAGAACGCCGAAAGCAGACTGGAAACGAAATTGACGATCAAGCTCAGCAGCGAGCAGCAGGCCGTCGTGGACCTGATGGAGAAGACCAACGAACCGATCTTCATCACGGGACGAGCCGGTACCGGCAAGACGGCTGTGCTGAGAGCATTCGCCAAGACTACGAAGAAGAAGCACGTGGTCGCGGCATCCACGGGCATCGCCGCGCTTAACGCGGGAGGACAGACCCTCCACCGCCTCGTAGGCGTAGGCACAGCGCTACCCGCAGACCTCGGCGTGGACCTACACAAGGTCAAGGCTAAGCGCCATTGGCTCAAGAACATTCGGACCATCATTATCGATGAGGTCTCGATGGTCTCCGCAGACCTCATGGATTCTATGGACCGCAACCTGCGATTCATCACCGACATTCACGACCAGCCGTTCGGCGGTATCCAGATCATCATGTTCGGGGACCCCTATCAGCTTCCGCCTGTGGTGACCAAGGAAGACGCCCGCTGGTATGCGGCACACAAGTACGCCTCGCCGTGGTTCTTTGATGCCAAGGTCTTCCATCGGAACCCGTTTCTGACGGTAGAACTCCAGACGATCTTCCGCCAGGAGGACGACACCTACAAGGACCTCCTGAACGGCGTGCGAGACGCTTCCCTGGACCGCGAAGGGCTGCTCATGCTCAACGCCCTAGGCGCTCGCGAGGGACGTACAGAGCAGGCGCTTCTTCTCGGCTCGACCAACAAGATCGTGCTGGACAGAAACCGCACGCGCCTCGCTAAGCTCCCCGGACGCACCCATGTGTACACGGCCCGGGTCAACACCGGATTTGGGCGTGGAGAGCCTGCCGAGCGCCGTCTGGAGCTGAAGATCGGCGCGCACATCATGATGCTCAATAACGACGACCAGGACCGCTGGGTAAACGGTTCTCGCGGAGAGATTGAGTACTGCGGTCCGGAGGATATTCAGGTCCGTATCTGGGACACCGATGAGGTCCACACAATCGAGCGCCACGCCTGGGTACCGGACGGCACGCCGCCCAACGCCTACCAGGCCGCGCCGAAGTACTGGCAGCTCCCGGTGAAGCTCGCGTGGGCCGTCTCGATCCACAAGAGCCAGGGACTTTCCCTCCCGGAAATCGAAATCGACATGGGTCAGTTTGGCGCATTCGAGGGCGGTATGACATATGTCGCCCTGAGTCGCGCTACGGACCCGTGGGGTGTATACTTCAACCAGCCACTCCAGATGGATGACATCATGGTCAACCCTCACGTGGCTAAATTCTTCGACAGACTAAGGGGGTGACATAATGGCATCAGAAAAGAACCAGTCGATTCGTCTAAACGCGCTGGACATCGCTCGTGACACCCTGAAGCGGGGCGTAACTACCCGCGAAGGGGTAACCCTCGTTGACGCGGGAGAGTACACCACGGAAGACCTGATCGCGGAAGCTAAGAAGATCGAGGCGTACCTCAACGAATAACCCATCCAAACAAGAAGAGAAATACCTATAATGACAGACAACAACGACAACGACCTCGCATTCACCGACGCGGTGGACCCGTATCAGGCTCGCAACGGACGCCGCGAGGCGCTTCAGTTCGCGCTTCCTCTCATCGAGCGAGGCATCGACACCGCGGAGACTCTGATCAAGTACGCCGACCAGATCGACGCATACCTCGAAGACGGCTCGCTGCCCGAGTCCGAGTAAGCTATAATGGGAGAGTAACTACAACTCTCGGCCTGCGGGCCAGATTACGGAGGCCAAATGCCTAGACTAAAGTTCATCCGTTCGAGCAGCACTGCTGCGTTCTGGTACGAAATTCCGCAGGCGACCACCGCCATGATTTAGGGGGTGGTCCCAAATCTCTGAGAAAGCCTCAGTCCTTCGGGACCGAGGCTTTCTTGGTTTCTAGGCGGTAGATGTATTGGACACGGGCAATAAAGAGGCGTGGGATAACGTCCCGGACAAATGCGTAGGCCGCAACTCCGCTAGCCAGCAGTATCAGCGTCTTCATGACAGGTACACACGCATCCTCGCGAGTAGTCTTGCTTCAGGTAGAAATCGGTGCAGATTTCGTGCTGACCGGTAATGCACCAACCGGTCGGAAGTCGGTCTCCCTTGGTCATGCTGCGTCCAGTACCCAGAGAGATGCCCAGATTGTGGCGGCTTCCACGGCCTCAGCTACGCTGCTCAGGTCTTCTCGGGGAATCTGCACCATGCGCTCGACACCGTTATCCCCGAATACGACGAAGCGGACCCCAGCAGGCCCTCTCACGGTCGGATTGTGGTCGGGTCGGGCGAAGGTCCGCTCAAAGGGAAAGAGGCCGGGAAACAGGCTCGTGAGCGTGCTGAGAGCTGTCAGAGCGTTATCGGCTTCGTCATCGGAAAGTTCATCAATCAATACCGAACGCATGTACTGGTCGGTCGCATGAGGCGTGTAATTCATGATTACATTCTACCTCAGTTATAGAGAAAACAAAAGCGCCCCTCTTCGAAAAGAGGGGCGCTTCTGCTTAAGTCAGAACTCGCCGCGAGCGAAGGCCGACACGAGGGCCGGAGCCGCCGAGTCGAATCCTGCGATGTCCAGGCTGTTCTTGTCGTTCGGGTCGATCAGCGTGTTCGGTGTCGCCTCCGTGGAGAGGAAGATCACCTTGGCGTCGATTCCCGTCTCCCGTCGATACTTCTCCAGGGCCTCGAAGGGCTGGATGTCTCCGGCCCAGGTCTCGTTGTCCGTGAGGATAAGGAAGACCTCGGGGCGCAGACCCTTCTCCAGGGCGTACATGATCGGCACGGCGATGTCAGTACCGCCCATCGGCAGACGGCGAACGTCGTTGATCACGTCATCGAGACGCCGGTTGGGCGAAACGATGCGGTCGAGGTCCGTGACCGCCTGGCTGTAGTGATCCTTCTCCTTGGCCTCGGGGACCTGGTTCCGACGACCGTAGCCGTAGCGGTACCCGCCGCGTCCGCCAGCGTAGCTGGTGAAGCCGACGATGTGAGTCTCCGGCTCGGTTGCAGCCGTCACGAGGGCGATTGCAGCCGTGGCCTCACGGGGAGTCAGTACAGGGCGATCCTTGCCGTAGCCGTAGCCGTAGAAGCCGTCCATGGAACCGGACACGTCCAGGCCGATCAGGTACTTCTTGCCCGCGGGCACAACGTTCTTGAACGCCAGGTAGAAGGCCTTGTCCAGGGCGTCGATGACCTCGCGGCTCGGCGTCCAGACGGTGGAACCCTTCTGGGACTTGCCCGCCGCGTAGGTCTTCAGCGCGGTCAGCACGGCGATGGGGTGGATACGAGCGCGCTCGATTTCCTCCTTGCTCGTGAGACGCTTGACGACCTCGCCCAGACGAGAGCCATCCTTCAGCTTCTCGAAGAAGCCGAGGTTGGTCAGTCGCGGGAGCTGGCGCAGCAGCGCACCGAGCGGCAGGTTGCCGTCCAGAAGCGCGTCCCACGTCTCACGCTTGTTCAGCGCCTCGGTGGGCAGCATCTCCCAGGTCAGGCCGTACTCACGAATGAGTGCCGGAACATCGGCATCGGCAGCCTGCGCAAGCAGGAAGCCCTTGACCAGCTCCGGAGCCTTGGAGGCGTCATCGTGCAGGAACCACTCACCCAGGCCCTGCCACGCGGCATCCTGAGTCTTCGGGTGGGTCGTGCGGAAGATGTCACGGTGCGTCCAGCCCTCACGCTGACGGTACTTGACGATCTGGTAGGCAGCCTTGTCGGCGTCCTTACCCACGTACCAGTCTCCGACAGCGGTCTTCAGAGCGCGGCCCCAGCCACGGAACTGAAGCGCGAAGTTGACGAACTGAATCAGCGTGGTGCCCGTACGAGCAACCGCGTTCAGCTTGGACAGCGCGTACCGGCGTGCCTCAACCGATCCTGTGGACGCGGCGATGGCAAGCGCGAACAGTCCGGCGTCCTGCTTGGGAGCGCGACCCTGGGTCGAGTACTCCACGATGAGGTCCACGAGCTGGCGTGAACCCTCGTCGGTGGAGGCAACGCGCTGGACAGCCTGCGCGTTCTCCAGAGCGAGCTTGGCACCGGGCGTGTAGAAGTTGCTCTCAGCGCCGAGGATCAGGAACCGCTTGACGCGCTCGATGTCCTCCAGCTTGAAGGTGTACCCTCCGGCAGCGTTCTTGATCTGCTCCGGGCGTGCCTTCTGGCTCTGCGGGGTTGCCGTCATGCCCTTGCGGGTGACAACCGTCTTCAGGGATGATCCCATGATGTATGTCCTTTCTTCGGCTCGTCCATAGACGAACATTGCCCCTAACCTATCACGAAGGCAGGGGCATGTCAAGTGTTAAAGCTGAACATGTTGTTGCGCATGGGGTTCGTTCAAAGAGATAACCCATACACTTCGGCTCGGCTTCGTGATGATCTTAGGGTACCACACATCTGCGCTATGTGCAAACGAGAGTCCCACCCGTACTTAGGTTTCGGGGTGGGACTCTCTGGCTCGCATTACGCACTTACTACTATGGCAGAAGCTCGCGGAACTTGTCAAGTAGACCAGCGAGAGCGATGGCTTCATCCTTCGAGAGGGTGATCGTCCACTGATCCTTCGGGGTCTCGGGCTTCGGGTCAACCGGAGTGGTCGGCTTCTCGGCAGCGAATCCCTTTGCCAGTTCGACAATACGATCCAGGTTCATGCTCGGACCCGGGCAAGCCGTAGCTGCACCGGGGGTCTCGCGGTGACCGATGACGTGCGTGCGGTCAATCGGGAATCCGTAGCGCTTGGATGCCCAGGCTACCAACTTAGCGATGGCGATGTGGCTCGCTTCCGAGATTCCCCAGTTCGGGTCTCCGGAGGTGTTCTGGGTCTCCACCGTGACGGCGTTGTAGTCGAACGCACCCGAGGTCCATGCGCGGAAGTTGTCGGGCGGTACAATCTCAGACACCGATCCGTCCGCACCGATCAGCCAGTTGGGGCTGACCTTGCGGTCGTTTGCGTTCATGAACCGATCACGCAAGCCAACAACCGAGGTGGTTGCAGCCGCGTGGTGGATGACAAAGTACTGAACCTTATCTCCCGGTCGGCGCGGGCTGGAGTTGGAGGAGTGATCCCACCACACGGATTCCGGATACGTCGCCTTGACAGGCTTCGGGTACTGAACCGGCTTCGGGTCCGCGGGGATCGAAACCGACGTGAACTTCTTGTCCGTGTTCAAGAACTCCTGGAGCTTGCGGATTGTGTCGGGGCCAATGGCACCGTCAACAGTAGCGCCAACGTTGATCTGGAGAGCCTTCGCGGTGTTCGGACCAACCTGACCGTCCTGCGTGATACCTACGGCCTTCTGGAATGCCTTCCAGGTGTTCGGGCCTAGCTCGCCGTCCTCGGTCGATCCTACACGCTTCTGGAACGCCTTGATCGTGAGCGGACCCCACTGACCGTCAACCGTCAGCTTGGTCGGCGTCGGAGTAGGTGTCGGGGCGGGGGTGGCAGGCTTAGGCTTGAAGCCTCCGTTGTTGAGGCTCGTCTGTAGGGCCTTGATCGTGTTGGGACCCATCTGGCCGTCTACAGTCGTGCCGATGGCCTGCTGGAGGGCGCTGTAGGTCTTCGGACCCAGCTCGCCGTCAACCGCCACACCAAGCCACTTCTGGAGGGCCTTGGTGGTCGCAGGACCCCACTGACCGTCAGCCGTAACGCCGAGGCGCTGCTGTAGAACCTTCACGGTCGCAGGACCGAGCTTGCCGTCAACAGTGAGCTTGGCCTTGCCAGCCTGAACCTCGTTGTAGTACTTCTGGTGTGCGGTCTGCGTACCGGCACCCCACTGTCCGTCAATCGCTCCCGAGTATCCGTAGGCACGGAGGAATGTCTGGTAGCGCTTGTAGGCTGCGGTGGTGGCTGCACCCTGCTGACCGTCCACAGCCAGCTTCTCGCCGCGAGACTGGTTGAGCCATGCCTGACGGTTCTTCGTGTCCTGGTTACCGGCAGACGCTCCGCCTCCGCTGGTGCGGTAGCGGTCCTCGTTCGGGAAGTACTCGAAGTGCCACGGCTCGACAAGCTTTCCGTTACGGTAAACGGTACGACGCCAGCCGTGAGACTGAAGCATCGCTACGTGGTTCTGGCCTTCGTTCGTGTCGATAGCCGAACCCTTCTCGTGGAGAGAGGTTCCGGGGCGCGCAGCGATGGGGTAGCCGTAGCGCTGGTAGCGGTCCCAGTGGGCCTGCTGCTGAGCGCGGGTACGGCCCGCCTCGGTGATCTGCATGCGGTGGCCCAGGGCCTTGTCGATGCGGAAGAGGGACTGTGCGGGGGCGTCATTCAGCCAGCCGCGTCCGCCGCCAAGATCAGTCATCGGTCGGCTCCACTTCTACAATGTCGGTTCCGTCCTCAGTCAGCGCAACGTAGACCGCTTCGCCGTCCTTACGGGTGGTCAGGATGCGTGGGACACCGGTCGTCTGTAGCGTGTACAGAAGGGTGTCATCTGTGTATGGATAAGTCATACTACTATCATACTACTCGCACAAATTCTGAGTTCTGGGCTGGTATGATACTGTCGGCGGACACGAAAAAGCCCCGATCAGCAATGACCGGGGCTTTTCTAGAGGATCGTGAACATGTTGTGAAGATCGGTGTTTGAGCTAGGTTCCGGACCAGCGCACGAGTCGAACGTGCTTTCGCCTGTGTTTGAGACAGATAACCGATACCTCTTCGGCTCACGAAGTAAATCGCGAAGATGGTGTGGGAGTCGGAGAGCAGCCGTAGCTGCGATTGCGACCTATTCGTAAGATAACCGACTGTCCCTTCGCCTCGCGAAGTCTATGTGTAGTTTTCAAAGTAGTGGAGAACGAACATGGGGTGCAAGTGGGGATTGGATTCATTTACAGTGAAGGATAACCCACGAGCTTCGGCTCGCTCTCGATAAATCTATAGTACCACAGCTAGAAGCTGTGTGCAAGTCCTAGGCGAACTTTTCTTGGAGATAGGCGAGGTACGCGCGGGCGTCCTCTTCCGGCAGGGTGACCGTCTCCGCACCCACGGTGATGATCAGGTCTGTGACGGTAGGCTCACCCGAGCCAGCCGTGGTGCGCGTGTGAGATAGGAACCGCTTCGGGTTCAGGGGGCTGCGTGTGAATGTCATGGGGCAAGCATAGCAAAGGACCCAGAGTTTTACAACCCTGGGTCCTTCACTTACTGCTGGGTGTTACTTGCGGGTGTCCAGGAGGAGGTCTCCGTTGCCGCCATCGATGATGTAGTTGCCGTTCTTGCTGGCCTCGATGATACCCTCGATGCGGCGAAGCTCCACGACCTCGGGCGTCAGCGACTCGGAGAGCAAGCGGTTGGCCTCAGCCTCACCGCGGGCCTTCTCGATGTCGGCGTTCGCCTGACCCTGCGCCTCGATCAGCTTCTTCTCGGCGTTGACCTCAGACGTGCGCTTCTCGGCCTCAGCCTTCTGCGCGGCCTGGTTCGCCTCCTCGATCTGCGTCAGAGCGGTCTCGACCGACTCGGGGTAACGCACATCCTGGATGGTGATGGTCGTGAACTCGACACCGTACTGCTTCAGCTTCTCGTTGAGCTTGGTGCGGATCGCCTCTTCCGCCTCACCGCGCTGGGTACCGCGGAACTCGACCGCCGTGTACTCGGCAGGGACCTGGCGAGCGATGGAGAGGAGCTGCTTCTGGACGATCTGCTCCGTGAAACGCTCCTGCGAGCGGAAGTCGGAGTAGATGTCCTCCAGGTACTCGGTACCCAGGGAGTAGGTCGCCACGAGGTCGATGTTGGCGCGGGTCGAGCCGCCGTCCACACCACCGACGTTGACGGTGATTTCCTTGCCGCTCACCGAGCCACCGGAGTAGCTAGGGGTCTCGCTGCCGTTACCGGCGAACGTGAGCTGCTGGGAGAAGAGGTCGAAGTCCACGAAGTCGTTGAGCGGAGACTTGAAGCCCGCACCCGGCGTCTCGATGGTTCCGACGATGGTCTTGTCCACGGAGTTGACGACGACCTTCGCCTCACCGACGCCGTTCTGATAGAACGTGCCGAAGAAGAGGAAGATCGCACCGAGGACCGCGAGGCCCGCCGTGGCAAGCCCGGCGACCTTGATCTTGCCGAAGATCGCCACAAGAAGCGCGATTGCCGCAAGGACGAACGCGATGACTGCAAGTACGAACATGTCTGTCTTTCTGTCGTTGGATGTTCAGGCTAGTGCCTTGACATCTACGATCTAAGCACAAGGTTGCTCGCCCTGTCAAGTCTGATCTACCACTTTCTCCCAGCGGCTCTAGTGGCCTTAGCTAGAGCGGCGTGAGCATCCCTACAGAGCTGGCAACGACACTTACCCTTCGTGTACCTGCTGTGCGTCCCGTGAGGGGAGGCCTTTTCCAGATTCGTCTTCTCCAGATGATGGTCGTAGCACAGCACCTGACAATTGGCAAGCTCTCTATCTCTGAACGCCTGCCCTCGGGACCAAATACCGGAAGGCTCAACCGTTTTCAGCTTACGATCTATGTGGTCAACTTCCAGTCGATCATCGGAGCCGCAGACAGCACAAACGCCGCCCTGACTGTCAATCCAGTCCTGACGGCGCTTAGCAACCCACTTGCGCTGATACTCGCGCTTGGCATCTCCTGTGTAACCCATGGTTCGATGGTACCATATCCACAGAGATTTTGGTGGAAGATAGGAGATTCGAACTCCTGACATCCTGCTTGCAAAGCAGGCGCTCTACCAACTGAGCTAATCCCCCAAACTAACCAACATGCATGCGTGGTGCCTCGAAAGACGCTTACGTTGCAGCGGTTGGTAGCGTGGACCAGACGTGATTCGAACACGCAACCTTCACTATGCCATAGTGTTGCTCTACCGTTGGAGCTACAGGCCCATATGTTGTTCAGTTGTTTGGTGGAGACGAGCGGAATCAAACCCCTCACACTCTGCTTGCAAAACAAAGTCGCCATTCTTGGTACATGCGCCCCCGTAGGATGTTCAGTTATATGGTGCCCACACCTAGAGTTGAACTAGGACTTACGAGTTATCAGCTCGTCGTGCAGAGACCGCTACACCATGCGGGCAGACAACATACAGGGCGAACATGGGGTGCCAACGGAGATTCCATTCTTTCATGGTGTCATACGGGCCTTTCCCCGTCAGGTCATTCACTCTGACCCGAAGGCCATTCACCGGAGTGACACGTCCCAGATTACCCTCTGGGAGGTTACTGCAAAGTTACGTGGACCTACGTCCACGGTTTGTGGTGGTTACATTACCTATTAGTGTGATAACCGTATAGCTTCGGCTCGCCCTGTTGAGTTGTTGGTATCTATCGTAGCACACTTTCTCGGAGTGTGCAACTTTTCTTACTCGTCTGCTCCGTAGGCTGCGTCACGTGCGCGGCGCAGGAGCTTGATGAGCTTGTTGATCTGGTAGCGAGACAGGCTGTCCGTGTAGATCGCCCGCTTCGTCACCTGTGGATCATCCTTCAGCGATTCCGCGTTTGCGATCCACTGCTCGCGCGGGAACTCGATGCTGAGTTGGACGTGACCCATGTCACGACTCCAGTTTAGCTCAACACCGGGGGCGTAGTCAATGTGACCGCCCTCTGGAACTTCACCAGGTTCACCGACTCCGGCGTTGACCTGGTGGCCTTCCTTGTTGTAGATGTCCCACGATGAGGGGACGACAGTTTCCTTGGGCACGGTGGCCTCCTAGTCTCTACCGCATCACGCGGTCTACCCAGCCTCACGCCGGGGAGGAGACTATTCTACCACGGAAAATGCGAGAGCGGCTTCACCAAGAATCTGCTTTGACAGGTTCTCGGCCTCGATCTTGTTGCCCAGGGCCACGAGGAAGCTCGGTAGCCAGGGCTGATTGCCGGTCGCGTCGTTCTCGTGGGTGAGAATAATCACGTTGTTCAGGTTGGTGCGCTGCACCCAGACTGCCGGGTCCACATGGATTTCTTCGCGGTCCTCGTCCAGCACCATCATGTCCAGCTCTTCGCGGCGGATGGGGGTGACGCTACTGGGTTCGTCGGTCTCCCGATTCGCCTGCTTGTTCTCCCAGCGCCACAGGTACGCGCCGACAGGCTTGATGGATCGGTTCTCGAACCGGTCCCAGTAGGCCATCACCTTGCGGGGGTCGTTGAAAATCAGTACAGCCATTACTTGTCCTTTGTCTTCCAGCGGTCTTCGAAATCCTTGCCGTGTTCCTCTTCCCACGCAGCCCAGTCTTCGAGGGACTTCGGCTCCATGTAGGCAAGCCACAGCTCTATCTCGCCCATTTCGTAGGCGGTCCTGACCTGGAGGTAGGATTCGTATGCCTGTGTGGCCTTGCCTAGATCGAGGCCGAGCTTGAACGCGTCGGACTCGAAATCGTCGTCCTCCACCCAGGAGACGTACACCTCTTCATCGGTGTAGTCATCGCCTTCCTGGAACACTCTGCGGGCGTACTCGCAGGCCTGTTCGACTGACTCGGGGTCGAGACCCTGGTCAGTGGCGTAGCTGCGGAAGCTATCCAGTCGGTTGTCGTTTGTCATGCGCCCCAGGCAGGATTCGAACCCGCATTTTCATCCAGTTACGATTCTCGGAGGTAGAAGCTCCGGTCGGTACTGAGGCATGTCGGTCAGTTGCCGATATCGTCCTTCTTCAGGCGATCAACGATTTCGGAAACCATCTTTTCAATTCTCGCGTCTTCCTGTTCTTCCTGTTCTGCCTGACGCACTTCAACTCGTGCGGCCTGCCAAGCGGCCCAGTGACCGGAGACGAGCGCCCAAACGGAGAGCGCTGATACATATACTACACTAGAGACCCATCCGAACGCAAGAGAGGGGATGATCATAACCACCCAGAAGACCGTTGCCCACCCGTTGAATCGGCGCATGAAGACCGGATCACCGATCTTTTCCATCATCCAGTCGTAGGTCTTGCGCATGAGGTGTTCCTTGTTTGGGAGGCGGCGATATGCGGGGGCGAAATAAGAAGTGGCCTACCTCTGCCACTCCCCGCACATTCTTCTGTGGGGTACGCGCCGCCTCCCATTTGGGAGACGGCTAAGGTCTGAAGCTATGCCGTCTGGTCATACGCTCCTCGAATCCGTGCGTACGCATCGACATCGAGGATAAACGAAATCCACTGATTGCTGGCCCAGCCGTGTGACCGCGCAAGGGTCTGTGCCTCCGAGAGGCTTCTGGCGTAAATCGAGTAGATCATCTCCATCAGTTTAGCACTGATTCTGATGTTCATAAAGTGGAGACCCTGGTCGGAATCGAACCGACAAATTCATTCGCTTTGCAGGCGAAGCGCTTGACCACTCACGCACAGGGCCGTGGTAGGGTGTGTGGGACTCGAACCCACGCTCGTCAGATTATGAGTCTGGTGCCTTTACCAGCTTGGCTAACACCCCGTCGCTCGGGTGGGGCACGATCCCACCTACACTCCTTATGAGGGAGGGCCGGAACCATCTCCGGTCTACCGAGCGTCTGCCCCGAAGGGCTATTCAGTTGTTCTAGTTTAGCACATCACCACCAGGACTGCCCAGCCTTGCGGCGCGGGGTGATGTTCTCACGGTCGAAGGAATCCTCCCAGAACTCCTCTCCCGAGTTGAACTGCTTGGCGACTTCCTTCAGCGTGTCGCGGGCGATTGCACGCTTAGCGGCGTTGTATCCCTGAGGGGAGCAGCAGGAGCAGCGGTACTTGTAGACGTTGCGGTCTGCGCCGTACCAGTCTGCTTCCATGTAGCAGGGGTTGGCGTTGCTCCAACGGCTCACCATGAGCGGCTTCTCATCGATGGTGCAGTGATCGGGCACGGTGTACGCGAGGTAGCGCTCCTGCTTCGGGCGGCGGTAGGTGCCACCCTCCACGAGGGCGCTGTCCGGGTAACCGTGAGCGCGGAGCCACATGGCCTCGGAGCGGACCTTCGCGTAGTCGCGGGAGCGTGCCACGGAGTAGTCGCGGTTCCAACGCCAGTAGCGAATCTCCTCACCGGATTCCGAGCGCTTGGGGATCGAGAGTCCCTTGTCGGTGACCCAGGCCCACGAGTACATGGTTTCCGGCTTGGCGAGGAGGTCTCCCACGGTGTGGAAGTACGGAACCTCTTCGAGAACGGTCTTGCCGTCCTCATCCTTTACATCACGGGTGTACCAGACCTCTTCGCCCAGGCGAGAGTGGTCGTGGTGCTCCACACCGTGATCGTTGACCTTCACCCAGTAGGGTCGGGTCTTGTCAGTGCGAGACATTGTGTTCCTATCCGGAACACAGGTGCTAGGCCTTTCCTAGCTCTGGTCCTGTGTTCCTAACACCTGAACAGCGTTGGGCTGCTCATAGTGACTAGGAACGCGGTGTTGTCGAATTCGTTGCTCATGGGTCCAGTGTAGCACACCTTCCGGGATAACGCAAACGGAGCTTGATCCTATTCGGGTTAGGATCAAGCTCCGTTGATCTTACAGGTCAGCCCTTGACGCAGAGGATCGTCTGAAGGTGCGCGACCTTCTCGACCAGGTTGCTCTGAGCCTCGACCACCGCGTGTAGGTCCTTGTAGGCGTGAGAGATTTCGTCAATCACACCCGCGTCCTTGCGCGACTCGATGCCCTTCATGGTCTCAGCCACGTCCGCCACCGTGAAGCGGCGCTTGGCCTCACCACGGCTCATCTTCCGACCGGCACCGTGAGATGCGGAGGTCAGAGACGCCTCGTTACCGAGACCACGGACGATGTACGAGCCGGTTGCCATCGATCCGGGGATCAACGCCAGCTCGCCCTTCTTCGCGGAGATTGCGCCCTTACGGGTCACGATCATGTCCACCGGCTTGCCATCCACGAGGTGAGTCTCCTCCGCCACGTAGTTGTGGTGGCAGTTGATTTCGTCCTCGAAGCGCACCTTGGAGATGACGCGAGCCAGCTCACGCTTCACGAGGGACATCATCACCGTACGGCTGGTCGCCGCGTAGTTCTGCGCCCACATGAGGTCGTGCCGGTACTCCAGCATCTCCGGGGTGTCCTTCAGGAAGACCGCCAGCTCCTTGATCGGAAGGTCCTGGTTGTGATCCAGGGTCTTCGCGATGGAGATGTGGCGCTCTGCCAGCTCCTTGCCGATGTTCCGCGAACCGGAATGCAGCGTGATCCAGATGTTGTCATCCTCGTCCGTGCACAGTTCGATGAAGTGGTTACCTCCACCGAGGGTACCGAGCTGCTTACCGGCACGCTCCTCCAACTTGTCCGCACCCGGGGCGCGGAGAGAGTCGAAGCCGTTCTTCAGCTTGGTGACCTCGGAGTTCAGGCCGTTACCGCCGATGTCTCGGAGGTCCTTCGAGGACAGCGCCTCACCGTGGGAGTTGAAGCCGACCGGCACCGCGCGCTCGATGGCGCTACGGAGCTTGTGGAGGATGCCGTCAACGTCCTCACGAGTGAGGTTCGTCTTCACGGCGTTCACACCACAGCCGATGTCCACACCCACAGCGGACGGACAGATCGCGCTCGTGGAGCCGATCACCGTACCGATGGTCGCGCCAGCGCCCAGGTGAACGTCGGGCATCACGCGCAGCTCGTCAACCCACGGCAGCGCGCCGACGTTGCGAATCTGCTGAACCGCCTGCGGTTCGATTTCCCACTCGTTCGCCCACATGAGTGTGCGAGTCTTTGCACCCGGCAATTCAACCGGGAAGTTGTTGTCAGTCATTTCGTGTCCTCGTAGTGGAAGAAGATTTCGGTGTCGGGTCGAAGGTAAATCTTGTACCCGTTTTGGTTGATCAGAATCGTCCCGTTCTGGTGAACGTAGATCGACTCAATGGTGTAGACATGCGGCTTGGTGATCCAGGCCTTAGCGGTATCATCCCAGTGTCGGGAAGGCTTAGCCTTCCCCCGGCGACTACCGTAGACGATGGACTCTACCGTACGCCCTAGGTCGCTGATCCGTAGTTCGGATGCTGGAACTGGAATCTTCGAGACGGTCATGCGTTGTACGTCCACAGCTCGATGTCTGCTCGATACCGCAGGGCAACTTCGGTGAGGACGACCTCGACCATACGTTGGTCCAGACCGCCGATACCGCTGCCGATCCGAGGCAGGGCCAGAGTCTCGATGCCCACCTCATCACACTTCTGGAGGGCCGCAGCCACACCGCCGATGAGCAGGTCGTAGGAGGCGTTCGCCCCGGGAAGCTCCTGCGAGGCGATGTTCAGAACGAGCGCAGGCTGTCCCCACGGGGTCTTCAGGCTCCAGGAGAACACGCCTCCCGGCTCCAGGGTGCGGTTGCTGCACGCCTCCCGGTAGGCCTCGAACATCTCAGGGAACCGCTTGCTGAACTGCGCAGCGATCCCCGCGCCCATAACGCCCACGGTGTTGACGCCGTGGCCGATGGCTCGCGAAGTCGTGGTGAAGATGTCGCCGTAGCGGTGGATAAGCTTTGTCATGGTCTCAGCCTAACAGGTGTCGCCTGCTGTGTCAAGGCGTCAGTACGCCGTGTTGTCCTCGTGACCGCAGGAACCCTTGTGATTGACGGGCTTCTTGCATGGTTTCCATGTCCAGTCACTCGCATCCCATGCGTCCACGTCCCGGTAGGCCTGACCGCACTCATAGCTGTCGCTGTGGGTGTGGTAGAACCCGGCTCGACTGTTCGGGAGCTTGCCCAGCTCGGGTCCCGTCAGCTTCTTGATTCCTTGCTGCACTTCCGATAGCTCGTGGAGTAGTCTCTCCTCTTCGCGCTGAAGATCGCTGAGGGCGCTCATTCGCTGTCTCCCTTGCTCAGGTGGTCGTAGATGACGCTGATCTTGACCCACTCGGGGGCCTCGGCGTTCGCGGCGGCGAGCATCTGCTTGCGCGCGGGAGGGTTGGACGTGTGGATGGTCAGCTCCTCAGGCCAGACCTCGTGCTCGATCATCCAGTTCAGCACCTTCATGCCGGTGTCGTCACCGCCGAGGTCGTGATCCAGGCTGACCTCCTCGATCCCGCCACCAAGAGGGCGTCCACGCTTGTCGTTGTTTCGACGCCACGTCTCCAGCCAGTCGATGGCCTCAGCGCTTGTCCGCGCGTGAACGTGCCATGGAATGCTATTGGAGTCCCACGGCATGGGACGCTCGTCGTCTACCCAAATCTTCATCACTTACCGTCCTGGTTGTCGTCGTCTACGAGGATCAGACCCTCCGGCCCTGCTTCCTTGGCGTAGGAGAGAATCTGGTAGCGACCGGTGCCACCGCCCGAGTGGGAGTGAAGTTCACGAGGCCAGATGCCACGGCTTTCCATCCACTGGAGAACGTCGAAGCCGGAGTCCCAGCCGATCAGCACGTAGTCCAGCGAGACCACATCGTAGTCATTCTCCTGGAGCAGGCTGCGCGCATCGTCGGCGGTCTTGGCTACGTCCCAGTTCTCGTCCGGAGCGGGGCGCTCATCGTCTACCCAGAGTTTCTTCATACTGCCAGGGTACACGAGAAAGGCCCCGCTGTCAAGCGAGGCCTTTCCGGTCAGCGGTCGTGCTTCAGGAGGTACCGCTGGGAGATTGCCTTCCACGAGGCCCGAGCACCGTTCGGGAACGTTGCTACCTCGGTGTTCCGCCAGACGACACCCTCGACAGGCCGCTGAGGGTTGATCAGGCTCTTCAGGTTCTCGACCTGAGCCAGAGCCTCGTCCTGGTCCTTCGGGTAGGGCAGGTCGTGGATCGGCACGGCGATGTCGAGCGCCCACTGTGGCCAGGAGGCACGAGGAAGCTCCTCGCGGTCAACCTGGATCGTGAAGAGTCGGAACTGGACTTGCTTGACCTGGAGAGGGTTGCCCTGGATTCCAGGACCAAAAATCTCCCCCTGGAGAGCGATTTCAGCCTCCACCAGGTAATCCTGAGCGGGGTACCAGTTGGTCATCTTCTCGTGGAGGTCCAGCTCGCGAGCCAGCTTCCACATGGAGTTGTGGCTGGTGTCCTCGATGTCCCAGTTGCGCGAGGCCACGCCGTTCTCGTTGTTGGCGTAGAAGACGGTCATTGACGAGCCGTCAATCTTCTCGGTGGCGACCCAGGCATCCGGAGTCGGCTGAGAGCCGTCGAAGAGCCAGGAGAGGTTCTGCACGCGCTCCTCGTCGGTCTTGCGGAAGATGGACGGGAAGGCACCCTTGGCGCTTCCTGCAAGCTCGGCGGGGATGGGCGGGTCCCACTTCTCCAGTCCGGGAATGGCGGACGTGATATCCATACCGAGCAGAGCAATGCCCTGAGCCACGGCGAAAGCTTCATCCTCGAACTGAGCGAAGGGAAGCACGAGGCCCTGGCTGTAGACGCCACGGAGCTTCGCAGTCTTCAGGACGTGGCCCTCCACGCCCTCCTGGTTCTTCCGCGCTCCACGAGGCGCGAGGAAGGTGAATCGGGGGTCGTCCAGCGGCAGGAACGAGTCGATTTCGAAGTAGACCACAAGGTCTCCAACCTCGAACTCTCCGATGCGCACGACGACATCCCAGCCGCGCACACGCGCGACCTCGATGCTGTCGGCTCCCTCGATGGGACGCAGCTCTGTGATTTCCTCGACCGTTGCGAGGGCGCGTTCTTCTGTAGTCATGAGTCCAGCGTATACGAAAAAAGCCTCGCTGTCAACGCCAGCGAGGCTATGTTCTTGGTGGGTCCTGCGGGGATCGAACCCGCGCTTGAAGGGTAAAAGCCAACAGTGCTCCCGCTACACCAAAGACCCGCACTCCCACCTGAAATCGAATCAGGACTTCGAGGACCAAAATCTCGCGTGGCTACCGTTACACTATGGGAGTATGTGGAAGCTTTAAGGACTCGAACGTGCGCACGTTTGTCCCACGGTTTTCCAACCTCCGCTCCCCAGCCTGGATTCGAACCAAGACGAGCAGATTCAGAGTCTGCCATGCTACCGTTACATCACCGGGGAATACGCCTGCCGCATCTACACATACGCTTTGAGGCCGTGACCCAGGCCAGCAGGACTTCTGTGGAGGTCTCGACTTCGATTTCGCCCCGAAGGATACGCATATCGACTCCACATTGCTCCCCAGCCTGGTTACGATCCAAGTCTTCGATGTTCAGAGCATCGCGTGCTGCCAGTACACTACCGGGGAATAGATGGGCTACATGCCCACCAAGATTGCTGCTACGAGAATGATCAGTCCAAGACCGATGGTGGCGAGGGTGATCTTCACGTCTGAGGGCGACTTGAACTGGCCCTCTTCTTCTGCGTCGAATGTCATGCTGACATCCTACCACATGGTGTCCCCGGAGGGGATCGAACCCTCGACCAAGGTCTTAGGAGGACCTGATTCTGCCACTGAACTACGGAGACATATGCTGACCTGTAAGCCGGGTTCTGTCGTTGAAGACGCACATCTACCTTCGCCACATACCCGCTCATCATCGGGGAATGACACCCTAGAACTGTTTGTGTTGCACCCACGGCCTCACCGCTGCTTCATTAGTCTGTGCTTAGTGGACGTACCACACGGCTATCATTCGGGTGCCCGGACTTTCCTCAGCTTGCGCCGCGTGCGTCCAGTCAGCGTGCCAACACCGGGATTCGAACCCGGAACCTTCAGCCTCGGAAGCTGCTGCTCTATCCATTGAGCTATGTCGGCGTGGTCTCCCCGGCAAGAATCGAACTTGCATCGCCTGGTTCGTAGCCAGACATCGTATCCATTGGAACACGAGGAGTTACCTGCGACTTAAACAGAGCACCGACTTTACGATGTTGCGCCGCATTGTACCCCAAGAGGGATTCGAACCCCCGACCTCTGCATCCGTAGTGCAGCGCTCTATCCACTGAGCTATTGAGGCGCATGGGTGGCAGGATTTGAACCCGCGACACGTCGGGTTGGAGCCGACTGCTCTGGCCTCTGAGCTACACCCATATAGTGGTCGAAGAGCGTCTGAGATATTCAAGCGCTCTGAGAAGACCTGTTTCGTTGTCGCCTAGCATTCCGATCCCAGTGTTGCAGGGAGCGCAGAGTAGGCCTCGTACACACTTACCGCACGAGTGAGGCCCCGGGCAGCAACTGTGGTCATGGTCCACAACCTTAGCAGGTCTTGCCTGGCAAGACCAGCACATCCCGTTGAACATGGCAAGGAGTTCCTGCCATCGTTCGACCGAGATACCATGACGAGTATGTGAAGGACCATTCTTCTTGTGAATGGCTTGCGCCTTGTCAATGTACTTCTGACGGTTGGCTTGGTAGTGCGACTTTCGATAGGCGCGGTGGCAATCCTTGCACTGGGCAGCGCGTCTGACGTTCTTCACTCGCCAGCTATAGTTCTCTTCTGGCTGAGTCACGCCACACTTGGTACACTTCTTCATACTCACATTATAGCACTCCAAAATATTTCGTTTGGAGACCGCACCCCACCGACGAATCGAACGCCGCACGCAGAGGGTTGGAATCTCTACTGGTACCCAGACCGTGGGATATATGACGACCAACGCACTACAGTCCAGTTCGCGACCATTGCCGTAGGTGAATTGATCATCCGCTCCCCCGCCTGGATTCGAACCAGGGACCTTAGAGTTAACAGCTCTCTGCTCTGCCGCTGAGCTACAGGGGAATACGCTACACATTCGCTAATCAACATGCTTTCGCACCGTTAGCCTAAAAGGACAGTAGCCTTCCTCGCTCCCCCGCCTGGTGACGATCCAAGCTCACGCGGTTAACAGCCGCGGGTTTTACCAACATAAACTACAGGGGAATATGGGGACCGTTCCTTTTACGGATTCGTTGGTTACCCCAGCACGGTCCTACACCGGGGGTTGTTACGTCTTAGAGCCAGTCTGCCTCTGGGTGGCTCCACCTGTAGGCTTCCTCGAAAGTCGGCTTGTAAGGCTGGAATGCCAGGGTCATGCCGCTCTGTTCAAGCGACTTGTCACCCTTCTTGTTGTTGCAGGGCTGGCAAGCGGCAATCGAGTTCTCCCACGATGCGGGGTTACCCTTGGACTTGGGCTTGATGTGGTCCACCGTGGTAGCCTTGCCGCCACAGTAGGCACAGACGAAGCCGTCTCGCCTCAGGACGCCACGCTTAGAGAACGGGATGACGCCTGTGCGGTTGTACTTCCACTTGGCGAAGACGTACCGGACCAGCTCGACAGCCGTAGGCCGCTCGTAGGGGCCGAACATCTCACCAGCAATGCTCTTCAGAATACGAGCCTTGCCCTGGTGGACCATCTTGATTGCGTGGGTCAGACTGACGCGGTTCAGCGCTTCCTTACCACCTAGGTTGTAAACGATAACTGTTGCGCTCATGAGTCTGACCTCCAATCACATTCTATCACAGCGTCATGAGTTTTAGGGGGCAGTAGGTTGCCAGCCCGTCAATTTAGACGATCAGAGCCATTGCCTTAGCGAATGCCTCGGGGTCGTAACCTCCGGCGTAAGCGCCTGCCCAGAGAGAAGTTGCCTCCTCACGAGCCTGCTCTGCCGTCAGAGGACCGGTTAGGTCATCATCCGAGTGGGATTCCCAAGGGCTGTAGCAGGAGCACCCGCTGTCCGTAGACAACCAGTATCCGTCCTCAGTCTTCCAGATTCCCACAAGGTCGTAGGAGTAGTAAGGCTCAGCCAAATCTACTTCCACGATCATTTCGAACTTGTCACTGATCTTGCTTCCGTACATCATGATTCTCCATTCGTTGTTATAGCGAAACCATTCTTGGAGAACCTATGCACTTGTAGCGTAGACCGCCAGGGAATCGAACCCTGCACAACTTCCGTGTAAAGGATGTCTGCGTACCCAGCGCGCAGTCCGTATGAGTAGTACTCTAGCAGACACTCGGATGAATGTCAACTGTGTTCGCGAGAGGAATTGAACCTCCGACATCCGACGAGTCAGGTCGGCACTCTACCACTGAGTTACGCGAACGTGCGGGAACCTAAGAGTTAGCGACCTCTGACCATGACTCCCGAATACGTCAGCGGCTCTTGTGTTTTGGGCGACTGGTTACGGCCCGCAGGGTTTCTCGTGTGTTCCCATTTGTATACCGCCTCCAAACCCTTGTCGGCGGGAGTGCCGCGTCTGGGAATCGAACCCAGGACCTCTCCCGTACCAGGGGAGTGTTCTAAACCACTGAACTAACGCGGCATGGCATGAGACGGGCACCAACTCTCGCCCTTACTGAGGCTCACACACCCCAACGGATTTTGCTGTGCACAGCAGGCATTCCTACCTTGGTGCCGGAACTCAGAATCGAACTGAGGGCTGCTCGTTACGAAGGAGCTGCTTTACCACTAAGCGATACCGGCATGCAGGGTTTTTCACTGACAGCCTCTACTGTCACTCGGATATTACCGAGACGCATTCCTAGGAAATGTCCCTTACGTTTGTGCCGGAGTTGGGAATCGAACCCACGTTAATCCGCTTTACAAGAGCGGTGCAAAACCACTATGCATCACCGGCAAGAGTGCTGGAGGACTTGAACCTCTCGGACGCCGCATGGACCCTAGGCCTGTTTTACATGCGTTAGTGCGTGCCTGTTATTTTCTTCAGCCCGAATCATTACGGGTCTACAGCACCGTGCGGAGAACGGGGATCGAACCCGCGACCTTCTCGTTGGCAACGAGACGCTCTGCCAGATTGAGCTACCTCCACTTAGGTGCATGGGCATTACCCCCATGCTGGCCGACACCCCTGTAACGAAACTCAGTCGGAGAGACCCGGCACTGCGTTTTAGCCTCGTCAAGTGCGTTCGAGGGAGCCGTATGCATCCGGCTTGGAGCGACTAGCGGGAATCGAACCCGCGCGTACACCATGGCAAGGTGTCAAGCTACCATTACATCATAGTCGCGTATGGACACGGCGTCCCCAGAGCGACTGCCCGAGGACAACAATAACGACTTCGCTATTCGCATTCACATATCGTTACCGCTAAGCACCCGTATCCGGTTGCTCCGAGTGAGTGACGGGGATCGAACCCGCGACAACAGGGTGGAAGCCTGTCATGTTACCGCTACACCACACTCACGTATCTGTACCATTCTAGCACAGAAGTGTTTAGGGCGCAACCATCGAAAGTTGCATCTGCCACGCGGGAAGTCATGACTTTCCCGGTTCCGCCTCGGGTAGTACTCCCCGATTTGGACAAGGCCGTGTTTCCATTGACACCAGCCCCCGTACCCCCACTCGGACTCGAACCGAGGACCCACCGCTTAAGAGGCGGTTGCTCTAACCAACTGAGCTATAGAGGCAAATTGAGAAGGGACGTTTGTGCCACTCGTCCTGCCGTGATCATTCGGCCATGCCCTTCTCGGACGCGACGTGGGTCCCACGGGATTCGAACCCGTATTCCGCTGGGTAAGAGCCAGGAGTAATAAGCCGTTATACCAGAGACCCAAATGCGAGGCGGCAAGATTTGTGACCTTTGCGCTTCTCTCCGGTACGGTCATGCGGAGACCTCGTGCTATTACAGTACTACAAGTCGGGGCTATTGTCAACCCCTCGCGGCGAGCAGAGAAATCGAATCCCACAGCCTTGCGACTGCCGACTCCTTAGCAGGGAGCGCCCAGAACCATCGGGGATTACTCGCCAAAGATACCACCTAAGTAAAGGTACGAGCAACCCTCCTGTGTCTCATGGACGTGTACCCCTGTCCCCGTAAGCCTACTTAGCAACATACAGGACTCGATACACCAAGGTTGCAACCCAAGCCGCACAAAGACGACGTGTGGTAACGCGGAGAGCAGAGTAGTCGAAACCCATACCTTGCGGTACCAGCGGTGTTCAAAGCCGCGCCGTCATTCCCTGCCGGTTTACTCTCCATGGCGGTGAGCAGAGTATTCGAAACCCATGCCCGGAGGCACCATCAGTTTTCGAGGCTGAGTCACGGAACCCCCGTGATTTACTCACCATGTGCCGGGATCAAGGCTCCCGGCGAGCCTACTAGACGCGAGTGTCCGTCTTCTTGCCTGTGATGTAGCGCCACAGCCACGAGATAAGGGCAACGAGTGCCAGGGCCAGGGCGATCCAGAGCATCCACTTCACGGCCTCGACCAGAAGGCCGAATCCAAAGAAGATGATTGCAAGGACAATAAGCACGATCAATAGTGCGTTCATGAGTTGTGTTACTCCTAGTTAATTACCAATTGCGATCCGGGAACAGGTAAACCAAGTCAGCAGGGGTGATTGAGTAAATCTCAATTCCTCGCTTCCGGAATTCCTTGATCAATTTCGCACCAGAATGGTCGTCCGACCACTCCAGGTCTCCATGATCCCCCGGGAACAGATAATCCTCCGGGTGAAGATCGTACACGACCTCGTTGAACTTGTCAACCGTCAGGTCCCACGGGGCGTCAACAACCACCCAATGTCTCCACTTCTTTCGAAGGTCCTTCTTTGTCAAAGTACCTACGATTTCACCCACGAAGAAATTCTGCATGGGTACATCGTAGCACAAAACTGCACGGCCCGCTCACAGGATTCGAACCTGATTTCGGCGGGTGGGCTTATTTACCATCGTCCCAAGTTCATCCATTCGGTAACCAACCGTTGGGCCGTGCATTGCGGTGGGCAGCGGAATCGAACCGCAAGGATTTTCACCCTCGACTATCTTTCCAGGATAGCTCCGTCACCATCAGGAGTTACCCACCATTTTCCTCTGTGTACTTTTCACGTCTTGCTTCAAGCGACTCGCCCTGTCTGCATATCAACAGCTTCAGACGGTCTAGACCCACTATAACCAAAAACCCCCGGCTTGTCAACCGGGGGTTTCTAGGGTAAGTAGTTTAGTCCTAGAGCGCCCCGATGATCCCGTTGACGGATGATACCGTACGGGTCCACTGGTTGCGCTTCGAACTTGTCATACCGACAGTCTAGCACAGATTTGGATGGGTGTCTAGCTCAGAACAGAGGTTCCTGAGATTCGTCGTCCTGGCGGCGCTCTAGGAACTCCGCCCAAACGACCCACGCCTCGGCGGCGCGGCGGGCGAATTCGGGGCTTGAGTCATTCTCATCCGTGATGTCGAATGACCACTCACCAACGTCATACCAGTCCGGTAGTTCGTTGTGAGGTGTGACAGTTGGTCGTGTCATGGTGCTACTCTTCCGTGCTCGTTCCACAGCTCGAACACGAGTGGGAACTGTTCTGAGAGCAGAGCTTCAATCTTCTTCGAGGCCTGCTGGATTTCATACTGGGGGTGGCCCTGGTAGGTGGACCATTCTTCATTCGTCCGAAGACTCAGGAAGTGGAGCCAACCGCGAAGGTTGACCGAGGCGTACATCGACTTCTTGATTCCGGTGGGGATAACCGAACGCGCGGCTTCCTTGGACCATCCGATGTCAAGCAGCTCTTCGTAGGCGTTCCAGGCGTACGTGTACGCCTCGAACTGAACCTCGATACCGCGTTCGTACTGCTCCTGCGATGCGGGAGCCATTTTCGGGCGTGCGGAGGTTCCTACGTTGACCAGCGGGCGCTCGGGAGCCGGTTGCCAGAAGCGAGGGGTGGCCTTGGTGTAACGGCCCGACTCCTCGTTGAAAGACTGGATGCGGTGGCGGTGCCATTCGTAGAAGGTGAATAGCTCTGCCTCTACGCGGATGGTAGCCCAGGCGTGCTCGAACGGGGTACCGTGACGCTGCTCCATGAGGTAGTTGAGAAGACCGCGAATGCGACCTTCATCCTTCTCGCGCTCGTCAACCGTGGTGGAAATCCATGCGGCTCGTGCGATTGCAACGTCATCGCCTACGTGCTGGATCAGCTCGACCGTAGGCTCAGAGAATGTCTCGATGCTCAAAAGCTCTTGACCCCCGAGTTCTTCGTGTCGGCGCGGCGAGCGTTGTATTCAATCTTGCCGACCAGGTGCGCGAGAGTATCCTCAGCATCGAGACCGTAGAACTCGATGATTTCGTAGATGGTGCCGAAGGATCGGATAATCGCATCGAACTTCTCGATGAGATAGCCTTCGAGCTTGTTGTCACCCGAGAGGTAAATCTCGTGGGGAGCCTTGCCCTTACGCAGCTCGTCCAACGCCTCAGCTAGCTCGCTGACCTCCAAGAGGTCCTTCTTGGCGAGGTAGTCCACGCCGTACCCGTCTGCCTCCGCTGCCGCGAATCCGTTGTAGCCGTTCTTGCCGTTCGTCTCGCCTGCAAGCACGACGAGTTCTGAGAGTGTCTGATTTGTCATGAGGGATATCTTACACGAAGAAACCCCTCCGTGCAACGTCGGAGGGGTTTCAATCAGGAGTAACAAGCGGTTGGAATGCGCTGAGACTAGTGTATCACACCAGGCTCAGGTGGTCGTACTTACCGAGACCGCCGCGCTGGATCAGTCGCTCGGCAATGGCGTTGTTGATCACGTACGGCATCCGCACGACAGAAATGCCGAGCACTTTGGATGCGACCCGTTCGAGGTCCTTCTGCCTCATCTTGCCACCATGGTCCCGCAGCACATCGACCGTGGTGTTGATCCAGTCCCAGAGCTGACTCACACCGGGGCTGGAGACATCGCGCTCGATGTCAGGCATTTCGCTGAGGTAGTGACCCATTTATCGCTCCTTCTGGGCTGCTTCGAGTGTTTGTGGTGGGGTGGGGGTGTTGTGGTTTGAGAAGAACTCGGTGTCAGGTCCGAAGTACGGGGGAGTACAATTCCCCTCGCTGTATAGCTCGATGATGTTTCCATCCTCGTCATAGACGTTCGTGATACACCGGCACGGACCCTCATGTCCTGGATCGAGAGAGCACCCATGCGATCCCCAGAAGACATCGCAGTACAGCGGGTTGTCGTAGTCCCAGTCATCTCGTGGCATTAGTACCATCCCTCGCTGTGCTCGTTGCTCTCTGCGATGACTTCCCACGGCCCGTATGTGACGGTGCGCTTCATGACGCGGCCCGGGCGACCGGTACGGTCCTGGTTACCATGAGACCGGATAGACTGCTCGCCCCACTTGATCTGCTCCTCTTCGGAGGCACCACTAGATGGGCTGTACAGATGCATGCGCTGAGGCTTCCACTCGCTGAGAGGCGGATCATCCGGGCGCTTCGGGAGATATCGAGCGCTGTAGTCGTACACGTCGTAATCAACCGCATACTCGACACGAACGGTGTCTTCGTCCATACTTCCGAGTACATCTTCGGGCTGGTTGACGGCTCGTCGGGCCTTATCCTCCAGACCAACTCTCTTCCGAGTCGGAGACACGCTTGGCCCGTCTGACATTTCGCTAAGATAGTGACCCATCATTCCTCCGAGTCTTCAGGCCAGTTGGTACCGGCTGTCATGGTTCCGGGGTCGAGCTGCGTGTGACCGGCATCGTGGATCACGGTGGTCATCTGCTTGATCTTCGTGGGACCGGCGTCCAGCACCACGACCTTGCAGTCGGGATGCACGCCCAGCGCCACCAGGGCCGCGTGCACGGCGTGTGCGGCGAGCTTGTTGGGCGTGGCCTTGTCCTTCAGCGCCCGGTTGAGGTAGATGCGCATCTTGGGCTGTGGACGGTCCTGCGGCCCCTCAGCCGCCAGCTCAGCGCTGAGGCGGTTGCGGAGGAGGCGCTTCTCGTCATAGGACGAGGCAACGTTCGCTCGGAGCCGTTCAATCTCCTCCGCCGCCTCCAGGATCAGAGAGGCGGGCACGGAAGCACGACCCGTATCACTCGGGTAGGTGGCATGTGCTCGAAGCAGATCACTCAGGTTCTCAGTCATGACTCCAACATACACGAAAAAGCCCCCGACCGCAAGGCCGGGGGCTAATTGTCCAACGTAGCTCATCCCGTTGGATCGACAGTTACGGATGACCGAGAGCTTCAGGGGTTCCGTTGTCGTCGTCTCGCAGAGGGGATTCGAACCCCCAGCATCGCGGACTCTCATTCCACGTGGTCTACCAGATTGCCTACCGCGAGATAAAGGAGACGAGAAGTCAGGACTCGAACCCGATCCAACGCCCATAACGGCGCTGTGCTGACCCTTACACTACATCTCTCAGGAGGCTAGTGAGACCTACCTGCTCCTGCACAGCGTCCAGCCCGATCAGGTCACTATCCCAATTTGACTTTCTGCTTTGCGTGCCCCTGGTGGGGTTCGAACCCACAGACCCCAAGGTTTGAGCTTGGTCCATATTCCTGTTCTGGTACAAGGGCATTACTTTCTGTACTTGTGAGGCATGTTACTGGTCTCTTCCTGCGAGTGGCAATTAGGACAGATGAATCTGAGGTTGTCCCGTCTGTTATCCTCCCACTTCCCATTGATGTGATCAATTTCTAGTGTAAGCTTCTTACCGTTCCAGGATGGGCCTAGACCGCAGCACGCGCACTCCTCGCTTCGACCGATTGATATCAGTGCTCTGCGCAGCGCAGCGGTCTTTTCTTTGCCGCGAGAGATGTCTCTCAGTACAAGTACTTCGTCCGGAGTGCGTCTATTTCTAGCCGCTCGTCCCTTTGACCACCCCTGACCTCTGAAATGAGAAGTGTCAACCTCAAACTCCTTCAGCTTTTTGCTGATATGGGAGTGAGTGCCACCAGCCCGTCGAAGACCGAGGTAGTCAAGAACTTCCATGATGCTGATGCTGTTGGCAGCAGCTTCTGTTAGAAGCTCTTTGGTATACTTGATGTGCTTTGCCATATACCAAGTATACCATTGTATCCGTGGAGGGATTCGAACCCACACTGCACAGGACCTAAACCTGTTGCCTCCTACCGTTGGGCTACACGGACATACAGCGCCAGGGAAGAGCGTGGCAACCCTTCACAAGTCGGCCTTCCACCGAACCCTGACTCGTAGCGCAGACCGGATTCGAACCGGCAGCATCTGATGTTCTGGGCATCAGTGGTCTTCCGTTGCCTACCGCGCCATATCGGATACGCTCGCGGGGTATCCCTCCCAGTCTAACAAACTGCAAGAGAGCACTCACGCATCCTCAGACCTTGCGACAGATACCCTCTGTCAGGCGAGTCACTCCTTGTGGGACCGAGGGGAATCGAACCCCTGCCATTCGGGCTTCAACCGAACGCTCTACCTACTAAGCTACAGCCCCGTTGCCCCGAAGGGCTGTCCCGGCCTACGCCGAGACGACTACGAGAGTGACCTTGCGATCATTCTCCAGCGCTCGCTTGCCCATGCGGGCCAGCTCACGCGACGAATACACGAACGGCTCGCCGTTCTTCTGACGGACGATCTGACGATCTTCCTTTGTCACCAGGGTGAACTTCTCATTCTTGTTATTTGTCATGTGGCGAGACTGAGAATCGAACTCAGAGGGGCTACTGTTTTACAGACAGCGCAGGGACCCAGCCCTAGACCTCGCCATATCTGCGTTTGCTTTCATCCTGTACCGTAGTATTCCACCAGGCAATCCAGGTCCCGCAGGTTCCGTGCTGTGTCTAAGTTACCACGTAGGTCCTGGCACGTCAAGCCCTACGATCTTTTGTTTCAAGTGATGCGGACGGGAATCGAACCCGCGACGCCCGGATTGAAAGTCCAGGTTGCAACTACCAGCGTACACCGCACCATTCGGCAGGGGAGAAGTGGTGAACGTCCTCCATTTTCCTGCCTAAGTCCAGAAGGCTTATCCACCAACAACCTTTCCTGACTTGTACTCCCACGGGGAATTGAACCCCGACCTCATGACTGAGAATCACGTGTACTAACCATTATACTATGAGAGCATATTTCATGCGTCCTCGCGAAGGGAGTTGAACCCTCTCTACAAGCTTGACAAGCTTGCGTGCGCACCGGTACACTACGCGAGGAAAGGTGAGTAGTGGGATCGCCCCACACTGACAGGTAGACATTCGCTAAAATGAATTGCTGTCAGACCATGCGTTAGCCGCTAAGCAAATCCCGTTCATGACCGCTAAGTCGTTCCGGTTGACCCAGACTCACCGATTGGCTCTGCCTGTGACCTCCGATTGAGATTCCACATGTGCGTTTCGTCTCCCGCATCTACTACGGGATTTCGTTCCGCCATACTCCAGTCGAGTGCCCCCGACTGTTGCGATCCTGACCGGATTTGAACCGGCGACCTCCTGCTTGACGGGCAGGCGAACACTCCAAACTGTTCTACAAGACCAATCTCCGTCATATCCTGGACGGCCAGGCCCGACTGTCGGGCTAGAGCTAGAAATACTCTAGGTTCGTTGCGGGAGTTGGAGTCGAACCAACGTCGTCAGGTTATGAGCCTGCACCGGAACCACCTCCGGGTTACCCCGCAATACCACTGTATCACACGTTCAGAGTACGTGTCAACTCCGGGTGACCGACGGGGTTCGAACCCGCAAAAAACAGGTCCACAACCTGCCGCATTTTCCGCCTCTGCCACGGCCACACTTAGGGAGGATATAGACCAGGGGTCCACTCCTCTTGTCGGGATAACAGGATTTGAACCTGCGACCTCACGCCCCCCAGGCGCGCGCTCTAAACCAAACTGAGCTATATCCCGTTACGTAGGTTCCTCATTCGTCGGAGTCTATACCGAGCACGGGAGTTTACCCACAACTAACCTGCGTCTAGGTGACAGGATTTGAACCTGCGACTTCTCCCGTCCGAGGGGAGCGACCTACCAAGCTGGCCTACACCTAGTCAGGTTGTTTCAACGAAGGCTCCTCAGCCTCTCCCTCGGATGTGCCGTCTGTGACGATAGGCTCCCAGGACCGATCCTGCGTTAGTTAGACTCTAGCAGACCGAATCTGCCGTTGTCAAGTGTCGAAGCTCCTACCCACCTGGCACATCGACTTTAGGCACGTAACTGCCCACTCTCCGCTTCCCCGAAGGGAAGAATTAGACTCTAGCAGACGCATCTGCCAGTGTCAAGCACGTACGGTGTTCTACCTTAAACTACCAGACGAACCAACGCCCGGGCGGGACTACGATACCCCCATCTCCGTACTCGTCAAGCTGGGGAGAATCGAACTCCCACCTCAAGGTCCCAAACCCCGTGCGCTACCATTACGCTACAGCCTGATGATTTCCTCTATTGTCTTGTCAGTGTTCTTGCCCGTGCTCGCTACCGAATCTCTCCGGCTCCTGAGCGGGACTACCCATCTAAACAGAAGACCCCCACTTTGTCAAGTGAGGGTCGTGAAGACGGTTTTTACGCGCGTTCGACCCCTACCTAGGCTCTAGGTGGAAATCGAGTTCATAAGTACGCATGCGTCTATGGTAGCACACTTCCAGAGGGGTGTCAAAACGGATTTCGGGTGTAGAATGGACGCATGGATGACAAGCCCGAACTCCCCACGCTCCGCACGGAGATTTCCTTCCTCCGCGAGATTGCGCTGGAGGGCCGTGAACTCCTGGACGAGCTACTCGATGTAGGCTTCTCCGACAAGCAGGCGACCTTCGTAGTTGCGCAGATGATTGTTGATGCGGTAAACTCTCGGGACGAGGATGCCTACTCCATCGAGTTTGTCTCCTCGTATGAAGAAGACGAAGACGATGATGATGAGGACTACTATGGCGACGGATACCCAGGTTAATGAAGGACTAGGGTCACCAAACCTCCATCTTGTCGATAGTGTAGCCGAAGCGCAGAACTTTCTGAGCTGGCTTGGCGAGCGCCGTCCCCACGACGCTGTAGCTATCGACTTGGAGACCGGCGAGCACAAGGGCCGGGACAAGTCCGGGGCACTTTCGCCCTGGCACGGACGCATCCGTCTGGCACAGGTTGGTGACGGACAGACGGGTTGGGCCATTCCGTGGGAGATGTGGTCTGGAGTCTTCTATGAAGGCATGAACAACTATCAGGGTCCGGTTATCGCGCACAACATCGCGTTCGAGTCGAAGTGGCTCGCGGTCAACTCGGACTACAAGCTGCCGTGGGATCGCGCGCACGACACGATGATCATGAGCCAGGTCTTCCAGCCCGCGTCCCCGACGCACGCGCTGAAGTCTTTGACGGATATCTACATCGATCCGCGAGCTTCCGCGCTCCAGGGCTTCCTCGACCAGACCATGGTCAAGAACGGCTGGACCTGGGGCACCATCCCGGTGAACTTCCCGATCTACTGGCAGTATGGCGCGCTCGACACCGTGATCACGGCTCGTCTTTTCACTGAGCATTTCTACCAGCACGTCAAGCCGGGTACGCAGCTCAACCGCGCGTACGAGCTTGAGATGTCCAACCGCCGTATTTGCACGCAGATGGAAATCAACGGCGCTCGCGTGGACCTGGAGTACTCTGCTCAGAAGTTCCAGCAGCTTATGGACTACGAGGAGCAGGCGAAGACCATGGCCATGCAGCGCTATGGCTACAACATCGGCTCCCCGTCCCAGCTTGCGCAGGCGGTCCTCTCCCTCGGTGGTGAGATTGTCAAGCAGACAAAGGGCGGCTCTCCTTCCATGGACAAGGAGGCGATGGACATCTACATGCGTGACGGCAACAAGGACGTACGCGAACTGGCTGAGCTGGTGAACAACGTCCGCAAGGCACGCAAGCTCGCGATGAGCTACTTCCACAACTTCCAGAAGGACGCTGTGGATGGATTCCTTCACCCTGAAATCCGTACGCTCGAAGCTCGTACCGGTCGTATGTCGATCACGAACCCGGCGCTCCAGACGCTGCCCTCGGGCGATCCTCTGGTGCGTCACGCCTTCCTCCCGCGTAACGAGAACGAGCGCATCGTCTCGTCCGACCTCGACCAGGTGGAGTTCCGCCTCACGGCAAACTTCTCCAAGGATCAGGCCCTCATCAACCTGTTCCTGGAGGCTGACCGCACGGGCGGTGACGTGTTCACCGAGATTATGCGCCAGGTCTACAAGGACGACTCGCTCCAGAAGTCGGACCCCCGACGCAAGCTCATCAAGGGAACCGTTTACGGAAAGCTCTATGGCGCGGGTGTCCCGAAGATGGCCCTGACCTCCAAGGTTTCGGAATCCGACATGCAGGAGGTCGTGGACGCCTTCGACCGCACCTACCCCGGTGTCAAGCAGTTCCAGAAGCGTGTTGAGCGTGAGGGACAGGAGCGCCTGGATCGTGAGGGCGTCGGATACGTTCTTACGGAAACGGGACGCCGCCTGCCCGCGGATGACGACAAGATGTACGCACTGACCAACTACAAGATTCAGGGCACCGCTGCGGAGCTGTTCAAGCAGAACCTCATCGACCTGGATGCGGCTGGTCTCACCCAGTACATGCTCGTCCCCGTGCACGACGAAATCGTCTTCTCCATTCCGGAGGAGATGATCAAGGACGCCGCCCCGGTCATCCAGGAGTGCATGACCACTTCCAAGGGCTGGGATGTCCCCCTCACTGCTGGATGCGATTACGTGAACAGTAAGGGCGAGTACTTCCACACCTGGGGTCAGAAGTACGAAGAGGATCACTGATGGTTGCTCGCCGGATCATCGCTATTGACCCCGGTAAGATGACAGGCCTCTCCTGCTTTTCCTTGGAGAAGGGGGGAGAGCCTGTCCTCGAATGGTCAGCAGAAGTTGACGAGGATACCTATGCGATCCCGCTCCGAACGGAGTTCGCCAAGTACCCCCATCTGGAGGTCGTCTGTGAGCGATTCGTCATCACAGTTCAGACCGCGAAGAATACTCAGGCCCCTTATTCGCTTGAACTTATTGGAGTGCTGAAGCAGATCGTCCGTGACCACGGTCGCCCGGTCTCTTCCATCCACTTCCAGAGTCCTAGTGACGTGATGAAGCTCTTCCCCAATCCCGCCCTCAAGAAGCTGGGCTACTGGCACAAGGGAGGCGCGGACCACGCCAACGACTCGATTCGTCATGGCCTTGCATACCTCTCCGGAAATGGTTGGATGCCAACCCGCCTTCTCGATTGACAGGCGTAAGGGAAACTGCTAGGCTATATACCCTAGCCAGAAGGATACATCAATGCCCGTAACCGCCACCATCGAACCCGATGGCGAGTACATCTTCCTGAAGTCCGAGCCTCGGTTCTATGACGCTATCCGTGCGCTCCCGGGAGCCAACTTCAAGTCGGCTCGCCAGGGATTCCGCATGCCTCTTTCGTGGGCTACGTGCCTCATGATCAAGAACACGCTGACACACAACCTAGAACCGGATGCGGAGCTTACCGCGTGGCTTCAGAAGGAGTATGCCGAGCGAGTTTACCCCGCCATGCTCCTGCGCGATGTCACAGAGCTGGCGGAGGGGGAGGGGGACCCCGATTTGTTCCCGCACCAGCGAGCCGGTGTGAAGTTTCTCACGACCGCTCGTCGTGCCCTGCTGGCTGATGAGCCGGGTCTGGGTAAGACGGCTCAGGCTATCCGCTCGATGACGGAGCTGGTGCGACAGGGCGTGGACACACTGCCCGCGCTCGTTGTGTGCCCGAACACGCTGAAGCCAAACTGGAAGCGTGAAATCGAAAAGTGGTGGCCCGGAATACGTGTCCACATCATCGAGGGCACCCCCACCGACCGACGCAAGCAGTTCGAGAAGTTCAAGGGCAACCCTGACCGTAGCCAGTGCCCCATCCACGGCACCGAGGAGGCAAAGGCTGAAGCTCTCAAGGCAAAGCCGAAGGGCCGAGGTAAGAAGGCCTCTACAGAGCCGGAATGCTCGTGCCCGGGTCACGTGCTCATCATCAACTGGGAGAACCTGAAGAACCACTCGAAGCTAGAGTGGCACGGCGGTACGGCTCTCAAGAAGTGCGAGGAGCACGGCGGAGCCGACCCCAAGATCACACCCGCACGCTGCGAGGTGCACGAGAAGGAACTCAACGGCATCACCTTCCACACGGTTATCGCGGACGAGATTCACCGAGCCAAGAACCCGAAGTCTGCACAGACGCGCGCTCTGTGGGCTGCCACGGGCGACGCAGGCAACCGGTTTGCCCTCACAGGCACACCGCAGTCTGGAGATGTCTCAGACCTGTGGTCGATCATGCACTGGGTCAGCCCGGAAGAGTGGCCCAGCAAGTCGAAGTGGCAGGACCGCACGGTCGTGACCCAGACTAACGCTTTCGGTGGGACCATGATTCTCGGTCTTCAGCCTGAGCGTATGCAGGAGTTCTTTGACATTCTGAACCCCCGAATGCGTCGAATGCTGAAGAAGGTTGTGCTTCCGTTCCTCCCTCCGGTCCTCAACCAGGTCCGTACGGTAGAGATGAGCGCGAAGCAGAAGACCGCCTACAAGCAGATGGAAGAGAACATGATCGCGCAGGTCGATGGTGGTCACCTCTTGGTGAAGACACCTCTGACACGCGCAAAGCGCCTCCAGCAGTTCGCCACTGCGTACGCGGAGCTTCATGAAGACGGCGTGACGGACCAGGGCGAGACCAAGTACAAGGTCAAGCTCTCCGAGCCGTCCAGCACCGCTGAGGCCATCGCAAACGACATCATCGAGGGTGACTTCGGTACGCAGTCCATCGCGGTCATGGCCGTGTCTAGCCAGCTCCTTGAGCTAATTTCTGCTAGACTTACTAAGGCAAAGGTTCCCCATGGAATGATCACCGGAGACTACTCTGTCGATGTGCGTCAGAACGCAATTGATGCATTCCAGGCGGGGCATACAAAGGTCATCCTGTACACGGCTCAGGCCGGTGGTGTGGGTGTGACCCTCACGGAAGCCAGCGTGCTTCTCCGTGCTGAAATCCCCTTCTCCTTCATCGACTACATCCAGGCGAACGACCGCGTACACCGAATCGGCTCCGAAAAGCACGAGAGCATTCTGATCGTGGACTACTTCGTCAAGGACACGGTGCAGTACAAGGTATTCGAGGCCATCAACAGAAAGGGCCTCAACTTCGAAGAGGTCGTACGAGACCAGGACCAGCTAGCCAAGCTGCTAGCAGAGGAGCAGATCGTACCGTGGTAGCACAGAATATCGGAGAACCGTACAAGGTCTCCAACTCAGAAATCCAGGCGTTCAAGGATTGCCGTCGAAAGTGGTATCTCAACTACTATCGCCACTTGATGCCCAAGAAGGTGAAGGTCTCCGGACCCCTCGCCTTGGGTACTCGCATTCACGCTGCACTGGAGGCCTTCTATAATGGTGAAGACCTCATCGCAACCTACATGGAGCTGCTGAAGCAGGACGAGATTATCGCTATCACGAATGATCTTGACGTGGACGCGCTGCTTTCCGAGGGCGATATGGGCCGCATCATGCTGGAAGGCTACATCGAGTGGATTGAGGAAGAGGCTATCGACTCCAAGTACGAGATTATCTCGAACGAGGAGACGCTGGAAATGCCTATGCTCGATGGACGTGTTGCTCTGCGAGGTAAGATCGACATGCGTCTGCGGCGTAAGTCTGACGGTACCCGTCTCATCCGAGACTTCAAGACCGTAGGACAGACGTTCCAGCAGTATGCCGCAACCCTGAACCTCAACGAGCAGGCGCTCACGTACATGACGCTGGACGCCTACCACAACACCCCGGAGGACCGCGCTGACGGTGCGATCTTCACCCTGCTCAAGAAGAACAAGCAGACGGCTCGGGCCAAGGGTCCGTTCTACGGTGAGGAAGAAGTTCTCCACAACATTTTCACACTTCGGTCGTTTTGGATTAGGCTAAACGCCACCCTGTCTGATATGATGGCTGTCAAGGACGCACTAGACGACGGGGCGGCTCACCAGAGCGTGGCCTATCCTCGACCGTCTAATGACTGCACTTGGAAGTGTCCGTTCTTCTCGATCTGCGGATCGATGGACGACGGTTCACCGGTCGAAGAGATGATCGCAGACCTTTACACAGTCGGAAACCCCGACGAACGATACGACGACAAGAAGGGCAACGAGTAATGTCCCTCGATAGAGGCCTTACCATCCTGGTACACGGTGAAACCGGTGCAGGAAAGAGCAGCTTTGCGGTTACCTCCCCGTACCCGCGTCTGCTTCTAGACATCGAGTCGGGATACCGATTCCTCCCCATCAAGACCGTCCGATGGGACCCCTCAATTGAGGCTCCCCCTGTAGCGGACGGAAGCTGGGACACGTGTGTTGTAGTTGTCCACAACTATGACACCGTGCTGAAGGTGTACGAGTGGCTGCGCTCGGGGCAGCACCAGTTCCGCTCGCTCATCATCGACTCCATCTCGGAGCTTCAGGTCCGATTCTTCGACCAGCTTGCCGGTGACGAGCAGCTCAAGATGCAGCAGTGGGGTGAAGTTCTCCGTAAGATGGGTGGACTTCTGCGTAACATCCGCGACCTCACGACTCACCCGACTAACCCACTTGAGGCCATTGTGCTGACCGCTATGACGCGTCAGGACAAGGACGGCGTGTTCCGACCCTATCTTCAGGGTCAGCTCGCAGTTATGGCTCCATATTTGTTCGACATTCTGGGTGCACTTGTGGTAGAGTCTTTCCAGCACCCCGATCCTACTCAGGGCCGTTATTCCGTCCGAAGAATGTACATCGAGCGGACACCGACCCATGAGGCCAAGGAGCGGGTACAGGGCCGTCTTGGTTCCATTGTGGAGCAGGACAACCTGAACGTCGATCAAATGCTTGACCGAATCTTCGGCCCACGGGAAGTTCCCGCGGCGACCGCGCAGACAACTGAATAACCTCTAACCGAAACACAGGAGAAACACTAATGACCTCAACCAACTGGATCGACCTTCTCAACGAGGCGAAGCAGAATGGTGGCCCCCAGGACTTCGGTCCCATTCCGGCCAACGACTACCACCTGAAGGTTCTTGAGGCGGAGACCCGCCAGACCCAGGCTGGCAAGACGAAGTACACCATCAAGGCGCAGGTCCAGACCGGACCCCACGCCTCTCGACTCATCTGGGACGACCTGATCGTTTCTCCTGAGTCCGCTGGAGCCATGGGCTTCTTCTTCCGCAAGATGAAGGCTCTCGGCCTGGACGAGGCGTTCTTCGCCACGGCCCCGACCGACGACCAGATCACTTCTGCCCTGAAGGACCGTGAGTTCCTTGGCAAGGTAATCATCGACAACTACGGCGGCAAGAGCCGTAACAAGATCGACGGTTACAAGCCGTTCACCGCTGGCGCTGGTGGTGCGTTCCCGCCGTCCCCGCAGGCCGCAGCCACCCCCGCTGCTCCGTTCCCGCAGGCTGCACCCGCTCCTGCGGCTGCTCCTGCCCCGCAGGCAGCCCCGGCTCCTCAGGCAGCACCCGCGCCTGCTCCGGCCCCGCAGCAGCCTGCACAGGCCCCGTGGGACCAGGGTGGCGCACCGGCAGCACCCGCGGCTCCGGCAGCGCCCGCTCCGGGTGGAAACCCGTGGGACCAGGGTGCCGCTCCCGCACCGGCAGCTCCGGCTCCCGGCGCACCGCAGTTCCCCCAGCCCCCGTTCTAAGCCCTGATATAATGACATGTGGGTCAGGTTACTACAGCCTGGCCCACATTGTCAATAGGAGATAACCCATGAATGAAGACGAGCTAGACCTGAGCTGGGTCAAGGACCAGCTAGCCAATGCTCGCGTCCATGTCTCCGTGGGGGTCGCCGTGTTGGCGCTTCTCAAGGAGTGGGCTGAACTGCAATTCCCTAACGAAGAAACCCGAGATAAGGCGCTGGAGATTTTCTCCAAGCTGGCCAAGGACGAGGCTGTCTATGTTGAAGAGGAGCACCAGTACGCTCCCGTGATGGTCGGATTCAATGTCCAGGTCGGTAACATTGTCCGAGTCCGCTCGGATGCCTTCACGGGCGAGGCGGGTCGCCTCCACAACGGGCGTATCGGTCGAGTCACCGCTAAGCGCAACGGAGACATCATCGTTACGAGCATCGACGGACGAGAGCCGAAGCTAGAAATGGCTCACTATCCGCCCTCTGCACTAGAACTCCGCATCAACAGATGACTAAAAACCCCTTCGGAACAATCCGGAGGGGTTTTCAGTTTGCTTTATTCAGGATCGTGTACTATGATAGAACTCGCGATCTTGACCAGGAGAACAATGACACCCTCACATTACTGGGAGCAGTGGGACGGCCTAGGCTTTCCTTCCGAGAAAACTGACCCCATCGTCTACTACACGCTTGACGTTGTAGATATCGAAAACCCGGACAATCTTGATGACCTCATTGTCACGCTGCACCAGGACGGCGTAGCTGAGTCCAAAAAGGAAGCCCGAGAAATGCTCGACACCGCCACCGTTGTGCACGGTCAGGTCCTGAAGTCCGAAGGCGAGCTTCAGTGGTATTCCGGCACCGAATACGGCTATGGAGAAGAAGTACTAGAAGCAACCGCGGACGCAACGTGGATCGAAATGGACAGCACCGATGACTAAGGATCGTGAGCTATTCGAGCCAGATAGTGATTGGCGATCCAAGGCTGTATGCGCTACTCCAGAGAATAAGCAGAAGTACTTCATCGAACATGACGTGTGGTTCCATCCAGACGAAGATGATCCCGCCTACGATCCTGTACAAGAGGCCCGGGACGCTGGCGTAGCGCTTGCGATGTGCTTCCAGTGCCCTGTCCGCGATCTGTGTCTCCGGGACGCCCTGGAGGACCAGAGAATTGACGGGACCCGTGGAGGACAGACGGAGCGCGGCATCCGTAAGACCCTATCCGTAGACGAGACGGGCAAGGAAGTGCGTCGTGGAGACTACCCCATCTGCCCGTTCTGCGCGGCCCCTACGTCCCGTCTGAGACCTACCACCATCGATCTAGACGGTGGAGGCCGTTGGTCTGTCGCGAAGGCTGTCCAGTGCGAGAGCTGCGGATTCGAGTGGAAGTCCAGGAGTTCTCACAATTCCGTCACGGCCTTCTACAAGGAGAAGCACAAGCGCGAAGAACAAGAAAGACGTGAGCAAATAGCACGAGAGCGGCTGTCGAAGTGACAGCCGCTCTCGCGGTTTCTGGAGTCAGTAACTCCGCTGGTTGGTTGTGCTGACGCGCTTGTAGCTGCGGGACCACTTTCCGCAGTTGCTACACAGCAGCTTCGGGAACTCTCCGGCACCGGTCTTGGTGGTGCCGTGGGCCTTCAGGTTGGTCGAGCCGCAGTTCGGGCAGCATTCTGCCTCACCGGAATACAGGCCGTAGTTCGGGTGGCCCTTGATCCACGGGAGCAGGCGCTTGTAGAGCGGGATGAGAAGGTCCACGTCCTGAATCTGGTATTCCTTCATCTGGTCCCAGGCCTGCTGGTCACCTGCCATGCACTTCACCCACAGGGTGTGTCCTTCGTGCTGGACCTTCGCGCCGAGTCCGAGCTGCTGGGCCACATAGTCCAGCTTGTTGCTCGGGAAACGGAAATTCGCCTTCACCGTGAGCATCAGATCAAGATCGATGACCGGGGAAGGCGGATTCATACCTGCTTCCAGGAACTCGCGATTCAGGTGCTTCATATCGAAGCCCTTGGAGTTCCAGCCCATAACTGCGTCAGCCTCGTTGATAAGCTCCCACGCGCGCTGAAGCATAGCTTCCTTGCCGTCGTGATGCACGGACCGGAACTCTACCGTGTCCTCGTGGAGCCACCGCGCGCCGAAACAGATGACCTCGGCTGAGGCCATGAGCTGGTTGAGTGAAACGTTCTGCTTGAAAAGTCCCCACACGTGCGCGATGTTTGGGCTGTTCTCCAGGTCGAGCGCCAGAATCTTCGGAGCCTTCGCGATTGGTAGAACCGGAGGGAGGCTTGATTCGAGTGCCCGCTGTCGTGCCCGCGCGTCGTTGATGGTAGACTTTCCGCATCCGAGCACCTTCGCAGCCTTACGAGATGTAAGGTGTGCGACAGAGGCCAGGTCTGCGTCTGAAATGTACTTTGCCATGTCGTCCTAACGGATTGGAACGGAGGCATCGTAAACCTCCAGCGCCTATTCTACCTCATCCTGGCCGATAACAAAAGTTCCAGTCACAATCTTGGCCGCAGCCTCCTCGCGCTCGCGTGCCTTGTCGATCAGAACCGCAATCTCCTGCTGCTTCAGACGGAGCTGTTCCTTCTGTGCGAGAATACGTGCCTCGGCCCGCTCCAGAGCTGCCTGCGTGCGGTCGCGGTCATTGGTGAGCTGGCTAATGATGTCACCCTGCGCGGCATTTACATCCTTCATGAGGGCGATGGTGCCGTTCAGCGTTTCCACTGTGCTCTTCAGAGCCGCGATCTGTTCCTTGGACTCTCCTAGAAGCTCCTGGATGACGCGGACCGCGGACTCCTTGCCTTCACGCTCCTCACGAGCCTGGTCCTTGTACCGATTCACAACATCAGACTCAGCATCGAGTGTGTTCTTACGCTCGGTGATTCGGGAGTTACGGCGGTTGATGAGGTACTGAACTAGTCCGGTGATGATCGCGCTAAAGACGGTAGCAGAAACAACGGATGTGATGACAAGGGACACCACATCCGCTGCGGGGCTTACCTCACCGACTGCCGCGGCGAGGATATGGAGCGCGTAGAACATCGATTACTTCAGCTCCTCGTCTGCTAGCGGAATCTTCTTCACCAGCTTCACACGCGCCTTGAGCTGACGGCGGCGCTTGTTGAGGAACAGGTAGGGCCATAGGGCGAAGAAAATGAGGTGGACACGGGCCATCGGGTCTCCGATGCCAGTGACGAGACCAAAGACAAGAAGACCGAGCTGAGTCAGGGCGAAGGCAAAAGGACCGATCATGAGTAGGTTGACGCCGAAGCGCTCGACCAGTAGATTGTCGTTGGTAACCAGGCCGAAGACGCCAAGCGATCCGCCTAGAATCGTTACCCCTGTCCACAGGAAGACCAGCGTGGTGCTGAAGACCGTGAGAGTTGCGGTGGGGGTCGCGACGAGGTACACTAGTGCCCACAACGCTCCCCACGAGTAGATGAAAAGGTAGTCCTTTTGCTCGGGAGGAGAGTTGCGCCAGAACTGTCGAATCGACTTCACGGTTACTCTCAATCTAAAGGGTCTTACACTATTGTACTTGGCGTTTCATTGTTCTAATGGAAGGTAGTGTACGGCGGGCTGTGGTACCCTGGAGGGACCCCTTCTCCGCGGTTTGACAACACCGCATCTGGGCACTATGCTGGTTGAATGCCTCAACTCAGTTGGTTTTTCTACCCGAAGGTTTGGTCATAGTGACAGACACAAACCCCATTCTCAACGGCGCACTCTGGTACGCTCACTCTCTCCACTGGAAGATTCTTCCCACGCACGGTATCCGTCCTGACGGCTCGTGCACCTGTGGGAAGCGGCATGACGATCCGAAGGATGTCGGCAAGCACGCTGTGTATAACGGCTGGCAGAATGACGCCACGGACGACCTCGCCACCATTCAGGGCTGGTGGAATGCCGACCCTGATTACAACATCGCGGTGATGGCCAAGAATTCCGGCTTCTTCGTGCTCGACATCGATCCCCGTAACGGCGGAGACGAGTCGTTCTACAAGCTCGAAGAGCGCCTGGGCGGCGATATCCCTCCGACTATTACGCAGATCACGGGTCAGTACACGATTCGCGGCGTGGTCAAGCGCGGAGAGCACCTGTTCTTCAAGGCACCCGAGGGCTACACATATCCGAAGGACCTGAAGCCCCTCGGCTTCCCGGGCATTGACATCAAGCACAACGGCTACACGATGCTCGCGCCGTCTCGCCACCTTTCCGGTGTCAACTATGAATGGCACCCGGAGCGGAACCCGGGCAACTTCGAGATGGCTGAGCCGTCCGAAGCGATGATGGACTACCTCGCGCGCCGAGCGGGTGCGCCTCGCAATTCCATCGGCGGTTTCCGTGGCGCAAAGCGTGACGGCGGCGCTGGGGGTCTGTGGGACTGGGTTGCCGAGCTTGAGAACGCTGACGGCGAGAAGATGGACCTCGACCGCTTCATGGACGAGGGCGTGTCCGAAGGCTCCCGGGCCGTGGACATCCACCGGATCGCCTGCTCCATGGCGAACAAGTACGGCACCGACCCCATCGGTCGTGAGGGTGTCGTGGCGGCGATGCAGAAGTTCAATGCGGAAAAGGTTAAGCCCCCGCTCCCTATGGACGAACTGATGCTGCACGTCGAGCGCGCCATCGAATTCGTTGCGGCGAACCCGACGAACGACAAGGCCCGCCTGGCGGCTCTTGGTAAGGAAGCGGGAACATACCTCCGTAACACGAGTGCGTTCGTGCAGCCCGAGGAATCTCCGATCAAGATTCACACCATGCGTGCCGCCGAGCACACAGGTACGAATGATCAGGACGACCTCCCTGAGGCTTCGACCATGCCATCCTCGGTGGCTATGGCACTGGACGTTGACGCCCTCGAAGACGAAGAGGGTGGAATCCCGGGTGAGCGCACCATGACCGATACCGGTAACGGTCGTCGTCTCGTGGACGCGTTCGGGAACACGATGCGCTACACGCCTGGTCTGGGTTGGTTCCTCTGGAACAATCAGTACTGGAACCCGGATGTGGAGGAGCTAGGTCTTCGTGAGAATGCTAAGAAGCTGAGCGCTATCGTAGGTGCCGAGGCTGCATCGATGACAGACAAGGACGCGATCAAGGCTGCTACAAAGTGGGCGATGGATTCCAAGTCGAACGCACGCCAGTCCTCGGCAATCGAGTCGGCAAAGTCTGACCCCCGAATCGCGGTTCCTGTCGAGTTCTGGGACGCGGACCCGCACCTTCTCGGCGTGAAGAACGGTGTCGTGAACCTGAAGACCGGTGAGCTTATCAGTGGTCGTGCAGACCTCCACATTACTCGCCGTGCTCCTATCGCGTACCAGCCGGGATTCGGCTCTCTGAAGCGCTTCCAGGACTTCCTGGACTTCGCTACAGGCTACGACAAGGAATACCAGAACTGGCTACAGCGCGCCGCAGGATACACCCTCACGGGTCTGCACACCTACGACGTGATGTTCCTCGTCTACGGCCCTCCGGGAACCGGTAAGAACGTTCTGGTCGAGGCCATCGTCAAGGCGCTGGGCACAAAGCAGTACGCCCTCCCGCTTCCGTCTGAAGTCCTCGGTTCCGGTGACGGCAAGTCCAACCAGACCGACCAGTACTACTGGGCAGAAATGCGCGGTCGTCGTATGATCTGGGTGGACGAGCTGCCTGAGACTGAGCGTATGAAGGAGAACGCGGTCAAGAAGCTGACCGGTTCGAGCGAGATTCAGGCACGTTCACCGGGTGAGCGTCCTTTCACGTTCGAGTCGCAGTCGAAGCTGTGGATCACCACGAACCACCGCCCGATCATTACGGACGATGCTATGTGGCGTCGTATCCGCCCGATTCCGTGGGACCGTCAGCCGCAGGTCCCGGACCCCACGCTGAAGGCATTCATGCACGACCCTGACGGTGGACTGCCCGCAGTCCTCGCCTGGGCTGTCGAGGGCGCGCAGCAGATTCTGAACTCCACCGAGGCTGACGCTCTAGGTTGGTGCCAGAAGGTCTCTGAGGCACACGAAATCTACCGCCGCAATGAAGATCGACTGGGTATGTTCCTCGAAGAGGAAATGGACGCTAACCCGACCTCGGAGATTCCGATCAAGTCGATCTATGCCGTTTACCAGAGCTGGACTGAGGGACGAGGTGAGCGCGCGATGAGTCAGATTGCTCTCACGCGTAAGCTACAGGACCGCGGTATTCAGATCACCGGTACCGGCTCTCGTGCCATGGTCCTCGGGTACACCACCCGCGGCATTCACGAAAACGGGGGCGGATCGGCTTGGAACACCTCAGCATTCAACCGACCCAACCCCCGCGATGACGGCTGGGCTTAGTCCAACCACTCAAATCGATAAATCATATCGATGTCCGCGTCCTGGGCGGCTGCTTCCTGGAGCAGCCGCTCAGCGACACGGGTAAGGTACCGAGCACCATTCTGGTCTTCCTTGTAGAGCGCGTCTAGGATCGCCTCAGGCTCCTCGGAAACCAATGTCCAGTATCGGAACAGCTCCGGGTACACTAGCGGCTCAGACCCGTCAGGCTTGCAGTCGGGGCACGGCACAGCATCCGCCGACAGATGCTCTTCGTCCACCTCGTACAGACCGTATCGATCCACAAGCGGGCACATGATCGAGTGGTAGATGTGCGAGACACCTACGCGACTCAGGACGTAGCTACCAGCCTTGGTCTTGTACAGGTCGAATTCGATCCATCGGGACGCCCCGGGGCGTCTTGATGAGGAGTTGGCGAGGTGCCGACCATCAAACCGCAGGACGCGATTTCCGTTCTTCACTTCATAGGTGGTCATTTCATTCCTTCTTTAGTTCTTAGGCAGACCGAGGATGGCTCGCGCCGTGGCTTCTGATACCCCGATGGCCTTCAATTCTTCTACCGCTGTAAGCTTCGCCTGCAACACCGAAGGGTCCTCCTCGGGAATCTCGACAGCAGGCTCCGGAGGAACGATCCACTCACCATCAACTAGCTTCCAGCCAATCGCTACCTCTTCGGTGACAGGCATAACCGTGCAATGCTCTGCGGGTTCATACTCATCTTCGGAATTCCAGAGAATGAGGTTGACAACTTCGTTGTCTTCCAGAACTGCGTATCTCATGCAAACACCTCCACCAAAACCACCCCGGGAGCACCGGCACCGCCTGTGGCAGCAGAAGCGCTGCCGGAGTTGTTGGAGGAGCCTCCACCACCGCCGCCGTAGACTCGCCCGGGGTTCCCAGCTACCACGGCACTTCCTGCGCCGGTATATGCCGCGGGACCTCCACCGCCCATAGCGGACCCTCCACCGCTTCCACCCTGACCAAGGGTGTTATAGCCGGTGCCGAGCTGTCCAGTGTCACCGTAGGCTAGAATGTCACCGATAGTTCCGTAGCCTCCGCCACCAGCGACAGCGCCGACCATTAGAGCCGTAGAGGCAGAAGCTAGCCCTCTACCGCCACCAACTGCTTCAGCAAATGTTCCAAAGCTACTAACTCCGCCAGCAGTCCCCGCGGCACCTACGCCACCAGTACCACCAGCACCAACAGTAACAGTAACCGATTCAGGCAGATTGGAAGCTAGAATGAAAGATTCGGCGTAACCACCCCCTCCACCTCCGCCACCGCAGGAGTGCTCACCTCCAGCAGCCGCGGGTGATCCACCGCCGCCCCCTCCGCCTCCGATAGCTCGAATACGAACGGCCCGCATATCCGGGTAGTTAGCCTTAGTGAAGGTTCCGCTGGATGTAAACACTAGTGTCTGTACGTATCGGTACCCGGCAAGAATCTGCGGAGCCGCCTGAGATAGCGTCTCAAGTAGGTAGTTGGCGCTACCCATTAGCTCAAGCTGTTCAGCCACTTCTTCGCTAGAGATAGCCTCGGAATCGGTGGTACCTCGTGAGGCTGCCTCCTGTGCATTCAGACGACGATATACGTCGTTGAGGCGCGTGTTCATGGTGCTATTCGCACGTGATCGGTTACTTGCCACGCTTGTCGACCTCCCATTCGGCTACTAGGTCTAGGTTTACGGTCTCGGGGAAGGTGACGGCATCGGGCACATTCACCTTGAAGGAATCGATCTTGCGAACGATAACATCGGCACGAGGCTCTAGGGCCGTGCCCAGGCGCATCTTCATGAACGGGTCATCCAGAATGAGCGCACACCAGTCACCCGGGCGGTAGCTTCCCACGAGGGGCGCGATAGAACCATTCAGGGAGACATTCAGGGTGGTGTACGGCGGTGCGGCCTCGGAGAGGTATCGCTTGGCGAAAGCATAAAGCTCGTTCTTGTCGTCCACACCGCTGACGTTTTCAGTAGCATCCAGCAGAGGCCACTTACGTCCGTTGCGTCCCTTCAGAAGGTCCTCAGCGGAGGCGACTCCGATGTTCGGACCGGCTTCTGGACCAAGGTCAGTCTCACCCGCGGCGAAGAATCGAGTTGCAGCCTCTTCCGCGGATTCATCGATGGATACCTCCGTGATGTTTCCACCGGGGTACTCGAAGATGAGCTTGTCCGCACCGTAGCGACTGATAGGTGCGACTTCACCTGGTGCCGGAGGGTTGGGGAAGTTGATCGGAAGGAGAACGAAGGTCTTGACAAACTTGTTCTGCTCGCGATCATACGAGCAGTCGATGCGGTACTCGAATCCATTGATGTTGTCGGAATACTCGTCCAGAGCTTCACCAACAGTCTTCAGCTCGAAACCTCGATACGCAATCGGTTCGATGTTGATTCCTGTGTAGTCACGGGATTCAAACTGCACACTGAGATTAGCGTTGCCTGGGTAGGGTCCGAAGCTGCTGATGATCACGACTGGACGTACGGTTGCCGTTCCTCGATGAAGAACGTTCTCCGAAGAGTACGCCGGAATCGTCTTCGATACGGTGAAGGTGTTCGAGTTGGTGTCCACAGACCAAATGTTGTACGTCCCGTTGTAGGTGTTCGTGACGCTCGCCAGGGACAGCTTGTCGCCCGTCTGCTCCAATACGCTCGCACTGTATCCGGTGAGGCTGAACGTGAAATGCGTGCTCGTAGGTACACCTGTTACCGTACGGGTACCGTTGAAGATAGAAGCGCGCTGAGCGGTGAGAGATGTCGGCTCCGTCACTGCGTATGGGAGCGACTGGGCGATGGTGAAGCTGTTTGAGGTAACAGCCGTGATCGCCCGCGAACCGCTGTGTAGTGAAGTGTTCGTGACGGTGGCCTGAACATCACCCTCGGCCTTAGCCAGGGGCACATCAGTGGAAGCTATGTTGGCACCAGATCGCGCGTAGCTGATAGTGTTCTGCCCCACGGAAGACACCGTGTAGGTACCATTGAACACAGAGGGTCCCATAATCTTGAAGTTCGTACCGCTACCCGAAAGGGAGGGCTGGTCGTTTCCCCCACGGAAGAACTCGACATACTTAGTCCCTACGCCGGTCACGGTGTAGCTGCCGTTGTAGAAGCTTTCCGGAACGGTGATTGTTCCCGAAGCCTTGGAGAGAGGAACAGTCATCGGTACAGGCGGCTTCTTGCCCTTAGCCGCGGCCTGCTTGTTGGCTGTGACATGGCGCTCGTCTACCCGATACATGACTCGGGTAGCCGTCACATCCGTGACCGCGGCCTCCGAGCTGTTAAATGGCGTACCGATACCAGCGATCTTGATCTTCTGCCCGATAAGGATGTTGTGTGGTGCAGAGGTCGTAAGGGTGACAAGACCGTTGACCGCTTCCTTGCTGACGACCGTGTATCGATCATCCAGACCGGCAATCGTTACCTGGTCGTTCAGCTTCAGGTTGTGCGCCCCGGGCGTGCTGATCCGAGCGGTACCATTCACAATACGACGGCTCGCAACCGGGTAGGAGTCATACAGATCGTTCACGGAGAAAGTCATGCCCGCGGTCAAGTTGTGCGGGTACTGTGTCGTGATCGTGGCTACGCTGGACGTGAGCTGCTTCTTCACGATCTTGTGTGAGTCGAGGCCCTGGATATCCACCACGTTACCGACGCGGAGGTTGTGCGGACGCGCTGTCGTGAAGCGAGTAGTTGTGGTGGTCGAGGTCTTGGACGTGATATTGGTGGTGTCCGAGAGACCCGTAATCGAGACGGTATCACCTACGGCCAATCCGTGGGCCTTCTCTGTTCGAATGGTTGCGCGATTATTCGGAGCGTCCAATGCCTTCTCCGAAATGGAGAGAGTGCGATTGACCTCCGCCACGGTCACCGAATTTCCTACGGTAAAGGGGATCGGTGAACCTAGCTCGAATGTCAGATACCCGGGAGTGGTCGGGTCCACTCGAACCACGCTCACAGAGGTCGAGCCTACTGTCGCGCGAGCATTCGGTAGGGTCGTCTGCGGCACGCTAAGCGTGGAGTAGGTCTGGTAACGGAATGTAGTAGGCGTAGGAACGTCCAGGATGACCCAGGTGCCGCTAAACGCCTCGTAGGCATCCCCGAGTACCATCGTCACGTGCTGTCCCTTAGAGAGGCCGTGAGCGCTCGTAGACGTAACTGTAGCCAATCCAGAGGACATCTGAACAGCCGTGATTGTGGCTTCGGTGATTGAGACGTCGCTCAGCGCGAAGCGTCCACCATTGCGGTACACCAAATGAGTTGGGCTAGGGGTGTCGGTGATTTCGAACTCACCGTCAAACTGCGGGCCAACGTCCCGAACCTGGATAGCCTGCCCCGGGGCGATGTTGTGGGGCTTCGAGGTCTGGAGGATGCTGTACCCGTCCAGAGACTCCTTCTTGATGATGTCGAAATCGTAAGAGATTCCAGGCTCGATGTAGACGTTCGGGAAATCCGTACCTACAAAGTCGTTAAAGGTAGAGTCAATGAGCGAGCGAATGTAGTCGAACGCGTCTAGACGCACCGTAACGGTGACATCGGTGTAGTCACCGCGAGGAAGCGGACGCGAAGCCGTACCCTCCACGATGACCAGGGGATAGGTGAGGGTATTTACCGAACGGAACATGTTAGATTCTGGACCGTCTGGTACATCTACCGTAAAAACACCATCGATGGTTGAAGGTGAACCATTGAAAGTCTGAAGCTTAACGTTGATCCGGTCGCCCGTCTTGTACCCGTGGTTTTCCTTGGTGTACCAGTACGACCACCCTCCGCGCATCTCTACAGACTTCAGGTCTGCCACAGCGGAGCCGCCGATGATTGAGAACCCATCGGTAGTAGGCTGAGGTGTGTCAGCAACTCGGTAGCTTCCGTTGTACTGGAAGTTACTCGGCTCGTTGAACTCCAGCTTGACTGTAGACCCCGGCTTAGGGGTGGTGTATGATCCGTTGTCGAGCAGAACACTCCAGTTTGCCGGAATGGTCTTCTTTTCCTGGTAAATGGTGGTGCTACTGTCTGCGGCGTTCGTCCATAGATACTGCTTGGTAGAGGTGTTGGCGGTCGATCCGTCGAAGTATGTACCAACAGAATCTGACGCCTCCCACAGCTCCCCCGTGAGGTCGAGGCGGCTTCCGGTAACGACCGAGCCGAGGACACGAGTCACTACGGTCACCTTTACGGTGGAGGGGAAGAGAGAGGTAGAGAAGACGACGTTGTTCCAGCCGGACGACAGGGTTATAGCCGCGGACTGAGTGGTACCGATCAACACATCAGAAGAATTGTACTGCTGAACATACACAGCAGCCGAGGCACCGCTAATAGTGGACGGACGAACCCAGTTGGACATAGAGAAAGAGTCCGAGAACTCAATCTCGTTACCTGAATACGTGGATCGAAGGTCGATATAGGTTCCGCTTGAAGTGGACTCGGCACGTACGAAGGTATCGATCCCCAGCCCGCCAACGTTCATGCCCGCAGTCGATGTGACCGATAGAGTAGGAGCAGGACCCCCACCGACCGTGCCTGTGCGCCCAGCGACCGATGTACCGCGCGGGTTGATAGCGAGGTTGGTACGCATGATCTGCCACTCGCTGCTCTCCGGAACGTATGAAACCGACGCACCGTACTGATGATTCCAGGTCTTCCAAATCTTGCGGTGGTATAGGTAGCTAGTGAATTCAGACGCCGAAATCTCCAGGTCGCGAGACGAGAAGGAGTAGCTGCGAGACCAGATGATGCCACCCCAGACACAGACGCCGTTACGCATGACGTACAGCGCCGTGTTTCCCGGCATGGTGGAGTCATAGAGGGACATGCTGTCTGTCTCGGCGGTTACAGGAATCTTGCCCTGGAATCGTCCAGCAGCCTTCAGCGAGCACGCATAGGACACATTGCGGAGGGGAATCTCTGTAAGGATTCGGTCCGTCATCAGGTCTACAGTGAAATACCGGTAGACTGGCGCAATGGGAGTCTGCTTAGCCATGAAGGCCCCTAAATGTCAGTGTAAAATGTCGTTCCCACTATCATACCACTTATCCAGACCACCCAGATCGGAATCGGATGTCCACGGTGGACGGAGAAAGGGCACGACTCAGCAGACCATTCGGAAGACGCCAGGTGCGCTTAGCGATGTTGGCAGCAACCTTGGTGTACTGCACCACGTTATATGCCGGGATGGAGTCAACAGCATACGTGCCGTTGAATACATCTCGGTTGGTGGTGTTCGTGACCGTACCCGCTGCATTGTTCTCCGCAACATTGGCGTTGGTCTGGGCATAGGAAATTGTGTAGTCCGTAATAGCCGTGATGACCTTTCCGACGCCATTGAAGATGGTGTTGGAGAGGTTGGTAACACGGCTGTACTGCCCAGGCGCAGCATTGACCGGGACGGCGCGTGCGGTGACGGCAGCTCCGGTGTTGTTGTAGCTGATGGTGTTCGCTCCCGAGTTTACCGCGGTGACCACGAACGTACCATTGAACTCCTGATTGGACGTGTTGGTAGCTGTTCCTCCGGAGGTAGCCAGGGATGCGACATTCGCAGCCGTCTTCGCGTACGTGACCGTTGTCGGTGTTGGCGTGGAGATGGTAAACGTACCATTGAAGAGCGCGTTGGTGATGTTCTGGATGGACCCTCCGGAGGCCGTCAGTGGCACGTTGGGTCCGACCTTCGCGTAGCGGAGGGTGTTCGCTGTCACCTGAGTGATAGTGAACGTACCATTGAATAGTGCATTGGTTACGGAGGACACCGAGCTGGTGGTCAACGGCGTCTGCGTGGAGTTCACGGTTGCAGCCGCGGCAACATCTACCGAAGGCGGACCACCCCAGTTACCCGGGTATCCGTTGGCCAGAGTGTCCGTGTAGATGGTGCGCGCACGCACATGGAATCGCTGAGTGACACCCGCAGGCAGGTCATCAATAGCGTATCTAGTATTCGACGCGTTGATCTTCGCAATAAGTACAAAGGGGCCTGTACCGTTTACCTGCTGGAAGATAGAGTAGCCGGAAAGCGAACCGCTGGGGGCTGTCCAGGAAAGTTCCAGGCGGTTCGAGGCGGTGGGAGAATCGATCACCGTTACACCTGTCGGGGCCGCAGGCTCTCCGATGGGGGTGATGATGACCTGGTTCGACCACGGACTGAGTGATCCCTCAGCATCAGCCAAGGCGTTGCGTGCGGCGACCTTGAAGGTGTACGCAACACCCGGGGTCAGTCCAGTTACGGTGTAGGTCGTGCCTGTTCCGGTAGTCGTTGCGATAGGCGTATCATCAGCCAGTCGGATTGTGTATCCGGTAATTCCACCAGCACCAGCGTTTACGGGTGCGGTCCAGGACAGGTTGACGACACCAGGAGACGAGGTTGAAGACGCTCCGGTGAGGTTCTGGGGCGCGCTAGGCGGTCCGGGCGCTACGCCCGAGGCTTCGACACTCTGCGGACCCATTCCGGAGACCGAGTTCGAGTATGCGTTACGAGCAGCGATGGTGAAGGCATATGTCTGGTACGGGACAAGTCCATCAGCCGTGTAGGTGGTTCCCGTACCGGTAGTCGTGCCCACCTGAACGCCGTCACGGAAGATGTTGTAGCCGACAATTCCACCCGTACCTAGGGTAGCCGGAGCTGTCCAAGTAAGGGCAACTCGGCCCGAGACGGTCGTGCTCGGGGTCGCTACAGGGGTTCGCGGGGCGGTGGGGTGGCCTAGGGTGGTCGTAGACAGCGCAGACGACCACGGACCAGCTCCTACTGCGTTGAAGCCTCGTGCTCGCGCCCAGTACTGCGTGTGGTTCTGGAGGTTAGTGTGAAGAACATTGCCGTCATTGGGCGCATTGACGCCTGTACGGACTCCGGTCGTAAACGACGAGTTGGTGGCTAGCTGGACTTCCCACTTCGTAATCGCGGAGCCACCGTTCGAGTTGCCCGAGAAGGTGTACCGGAACGAAGTAGCGGTAAGCTGGTCGATAGAGCGGGATGTAGGTGCTGCGGGTACGGTCGCACGGGAAATACCCACGGAGAACGGACCAGCGGGACCACCCAGACCCCAAGTACCGGTATCGTACTGTCCAATGGAGACAGTCTGGGAGTAGGATACCGTCCAAGCCCCGAGAAGCTTAGAACCGAATCCCGCGGCAAGGGAAACGGAGCCACCGACACCAACACCGTTGACAGTTCCATACCAGCGGTAGTTTTCACCGCGGGTCGAGGGGTCCGAACACAGGACGTAGAAGCGTACAACGGAGCCGTCGTCGGTGATTCGCAGCGTACCGCGATTACCTACTGCCCAATCGGCCATGTTAGATCAGTCCTTAGTCGTTAGAGGTTGTAAGCGAATGTCGTGCTGGTGACAGAGACAATCGTCTTAGTACCATTATACGATTCATTCGTAGTGTTAGTAATCGTGACCCCCGCGACAGCGTTCGACTCGTTGGTAGTCAGTGTCCAGTCACAGAACGTAAACGTGGTGCTGCTAGGTGTGCTTTCCACGATCTTGTATCCGTTGAATCCGGCGCGGGTGGCACCGGCTACCAGGATGCGGTCGCCCACGGCGAATCCGTGCGCAGCCGTAGTCGTCACCGTAACGAGGTTGGTCGTGGCGTTGCCGTCTAGGTTGCCAGAGAGGGTCGCGGTAGTTGGCAGAGCGATAATAACCTGGTCACCTACAGCGAATCCGTGCGCGGCAGCGGTCGTCATGACAATCTGAGTACCGCTACGAGCCTTCTTCGTGATAGATGCGTTGGCAGGCATGGCGACCGTGATCTGATCACCCACGGCGAAGGTGTGAGCCGCGGTGGTCGTGAGGATCGCCTGATTGTTGGTAAGCTGCTTGCTGCTAACCGTGGCGGCTGTAGGCAGTGCGACCACCACCGAGTCCCCCGCGGAGAATCCGTGGGCGTGCTGGAACCCGAGGGTGGCCACGTTGCTCGTCAGGGACTTCTGGTTGGGAGTCGCGACCGTGGGCATAGCCACGACCACAGAGTCTCCCGCAGCTACACCGTGTGGAGCCTCGGTGGTCAGCGTTGCTACGTTCGAGGTGCGAGACTTGGTGACGATCTTAGAGGTTTCCGTGGACTGAACATCAACCACGTCACCAACCGCGTAGCCGTGTGGCGTTGAGGTGGTGAGAGTGACGACATTGTTCTCCAGCTTCTTCTTGCTTAGCGTAGCCGTCTCAGGCAGCGCTACAGTTAGCTGCTCACCGGGGATGAGGTAGTGAGTGTCTGCGGTCTCCAGTGTGACCGTGTTGTTCGACAGGGCCTTGCTGACGACCTCGACATTGGTAACGTCATCAAAGTACTCGATGACGTTATCACCGGGAGCAAACTTGATCCAGTCTGTCAGCGTGGTAAGCATACTGCGGTGGCCCGCGACCTCACCGTTGTAGGTGACAGAACGGTTATAGGTGTCAATAACCAGTACATCGTTATTGACGAGCCGAATCTGCCCACTGGTGGACATCGGGTCGATGTCATCTGTAGAGATTTCGAAGCTGAACGAGTACGGGAAGACCTCAGAGACAGCCGTGACGATCCGGGTCTGATCACTCTCCGAGAAGGGAATGACCATATTCAGAAGCGAAACCTCGTCACCTACCCGGAGGTGGTTCGGGGCCGTGGTCTTGATCGTAGCTACACCGCCGAGGGAGGACACCTCGTAGGCGTCCGCAATAAGACCGGCACCACGAAGGGGCTTTGCCAGCTCCATCGTCTCATTAGTTGTGGCATTGTAGATACGCGTACCCGATCCGGCAGGACCGGTAATCGTGAAGATGCCCGTAACATCCGCCGTTCCGATGTTGGTCAGAACGTCCATGTTGTAGGCCGTACGAGTGGACGTGGATGCGTTAGGGAGACCCGACCACTTGTAGACTTCGTACGGGGTCGTAGTCGTGTTGCCGCTGAATGCAGGGCCGGTGTAAACACCCTCAACAAACGTCAAATCGTCCCACCACACCGGTCCGTCTGTCAGCGTACCTCCGGTGATCATGAATAGGTCAGTAGGGTTTTCAACCGTGAATGTAATGCGCGGTTCATGGACGCCTGCAACATTCGGAGCCGCTACATCAGCAACGTACGTCCCATTGACTCGATATCTGATCGACCTACGAGGGTAAGATACCGCCGCGGTCCCCTGAGGTGCCGTCAGACGCACCTTTCCGACCGCGGTGTAGGTCTTTCCAACGGTCAGTCCTAGGGAGACAGCCGTACGGTAGTAGTATGCGGTGTTTGTACTCCGAGGAATGATCTTCATCGAGTAGGAACCCGAGGATGCCCACTGGCTGGAGCGTACAGTCCAGCCAGTGCCGTCGTACGAGCCAACCACCATCGCGGGGATAGTCGCAGTAAGAATGGACACGGAGTTGTCAACTCCCGCTGTCCAAGAAGGTGTCAGGTCAGAATCAGGCGTCGTGCTTCCGTCAAAGTAGTCTCCGACGTAGGCGACCTTCTCCATCAGAACGCGGTCGCTGTTGAGTCGGCGTCCGGTGTTCCCCGGGTTCTCGCGCAGGTAGGGGATGGCTCGTACGTGTGTGATCGTGCTTCCGAGCGCCTTGGAGGTGACGGAAACGCGAACAGTCTGACCGGGCTGGATGGTGACGTTCGGGCTGTAGACGAACTCACTCGTCACTGCGGTGGCTCCGGCGTAGGGAGAAATCGAGTACTGAAGTGTGATGGGCGGCGCGCCAACAGGCACACTGAAGTCACGGCTCACCGTCCACACCTCGCCTGGCGCGGCAGTGGCGGCGGTAGACTCATAAGGCAAGAGGGTGCCTGTCGGGGCTGCATCAGCAACAGCCGCCTGCCCATTGCCGACCCACGAAACGTTACCTGTGGCGCTCCAGCCTGTGTTGGAGATGAAGCGGGGGTTAGTGCAGAAGTTTCTACGGACTTCGAGAGTGCCGGAAGTGTCTTCGAAAGAGGGGTTGGTAAAGAGGTTTGTGTGAACGGAATCTGGAACGTTAGAGGAGTTGTAGCTACCGCTCGTGTAGCCGTCAGGGTCTGACGAGTCCCAGTGGTACTTGATGGGGTCGCCAGCGCGGAGGTTGATCTGGAAGTTCGTGCGTCCGCGGGCGTTGACGGTCTTGACCGAGGGGCGCGAGGAAAGACGTACCCACGCAGCCTTCGTAGGCCCTTCGTGAGCGAACAACCATCCACCCTTTCGAGTCAGGTTGGTTGCCAGAATAAGGCGGTCGATGGACTTGGTGAGGCTTTCTTCTGCATCCTTTGGTACGAAGAATCCCGTGAGGGTTAGCTGGCGGGCCTTGGTGCGGCCTTCTACGTCGTAGGAGCCGTCCTCGGTGCCTCGACTGATGTCCGGAATTTCCGGGTCCGCCTGGCCCCACCAACCTTCGATATCGGTGACAACCCAGAGGGTGTCATCTTCATCGATGGTGTTCATGACAAGACCGTTCAGATTCACGTCCGCGCCAAGACGCAGACCGTTGACGACCTGCGGAACGGCAGCCATTGCCTTGTTGGCAATGGCGTTCTTCTCAGCCTGGGTGATGTTGTCGAAGTACCCTCCGATATACGAGGCCTGCTCGATCAGCAGCGCGTCCACCATGAAGTACGCACCTGCCTTACCGGCGAGAGGCTGAATAATGGACACGTCAGCGAAGGTCGCACCCGCGGGAGCAACCCAAACACCTCCGATACGGAACTCCGTGTCATCCGTGTCCATGCGCAGGGTCGCGGAGGTGACTGTGCTCTGGACAATACCCAGAGAGTTTAGCCACTCAACCTGCAAGATGATTTCAGCGTGGTCGCTCTCCGGAATGGTGATAGGAAGACGAGTGTACGCGGAGAATGCGTACGACTCGCCTGCTACAACCGGAATGGGCGCAGCGATAGCGACACCCGTACCGTTTACTGCATCCTTGGTAATCTTCAGAGAGTACTTGCCGTAGAATGCCCACTCATCTGTGACAGACAGCGTGCTTCCAGTAAGCGGCTGGAATGCAGCCGTGGTACCCGTCCGCAGGGACGGGTCCTTAGCCAGATTGATACGCATTAGTAGGCTGCTCCTGCTCTCTGACGCTTAGACATCTCGCGGGTAAGGCGCTCAACCAATTCGTCGGTGCTTTCACCCGGAAGCTGATAAACGTTGATAATCGTCGTTCCACCGCCACCATTTGTCAGGTAGTCAATGATGGCCTTGTCTCTGTCGGACATTCCGTTGGCGTCCAGAGGCTCGATGCGCTCTGCGCGTCCAGCTTCTGCCACCTGTACAATAGTACCACCATTTGACGGATAGACAGTTCCACCCTTGGCCATAGCGGCGTGGACGTGATCCCAGTGAGTAGCACGAACCGCGCCAGTCCAGTAGTGCGGCTTTCCGTTGAGGAGCTGACGGTTACCGGCAGGCGAGTAGATAAGCTCTCGCGCGTTCGGGAACAGGGCCAGCATGCGGTTGAATGTGTCCATTGTAGCGGGCACAACGTCGATAGCACGACCGGAACCGTGGTAAGACTTTCCACCGTTGACGGTGATCGATCCTGGACGGTACGCGGACGTAATACGTGCACCAGGAATGGTGCGCTCAACGATAGCCTGCATGGCTCGCCAGCCCATGGCGTTCGCGGGCTTGTCCGATCCTTCGCTACCGCCGAAGAACTTCTTGAACGCGGTTCCGATGTTCTCAGCGATCTTCACCGGCACACCGCCGATGAGGTCGGTGAACACGTTGTCACCGGCACCTGACATGAGCGGCTTGATCATGCCATCGATCAGGTGCTTCTTCACCGCGTCAAGCGGGCTGATGAAGAAGTCACCGATAATCGACATGATGTTGCCGAGGGTGTCGAGGAAGTCTCCACCGAAGTCGGTCGTACCACCCTTAGCGAAGCGCTGCGTACGGGCCTGGTAGACGCCACCCGAGGCGAAGGCCTGACCACGACGTGCCGCGCGGTTCATGCGCTCGACAGCAGCCGGTCCACCGACCGCACGAGTCCATTCAGGACGCATGATAGCCTCTCCACCAGACAGGTGCAGCCAGCCACCGGTCGGGGAGTAGAACTTGTGGATGTCCCTACCCGGGCTGTAGCCAGGCATAACACCACCGGTTGCGAAGGCTACCTTCTTAGCGGGAGGCAGCTTCAGGTTGTCCATGCCGAAGTTACCGGCGATGTCATTCCAGAAGGAACGCAGACCCTTGTTGTAGACTGTCTCGATAACGAAGTTGACCGGAGCAGCCGCAGCCTTCTTGATACCGTCCCACGCCTTGGCGATACCGTCAGCAACATTCTCGAACGCCTGCTGGACGAGACCGACAGCCGTCTTGATCGGGTTGAAGATATTCTTGTCGATCCACAGCCAGATTGTGTTTAGACCGTTCTGGAGGTCCTGCCACGCCTTCTGGATGACTGTACCGGCGTACGCGAACGCAAGCTGGAGGACATTCAGCGCCAGACGAATCGGAGCGAAAATGTAGCGGTCAATCCACTGCCATACGGTGTTGATCGCGTTCTGGATGTTGACCCAGACCTGCCCGATGAACTTACCGACGTTGTTGAATACCTGACCAACAAACTCCATAGCCGCACCGATGGGCTTGAAGATGTAGGTGTCGATCCAGATGAACGCAGCCTCCATCGCATCAGCGATGCCCTGCCATACCGTCGTGAAGAACGAAGCGATATTGTTCCATACGTCGGAGAAGAAAGTGAAGATACCGTTCCAGAAATTGTCCCAGTTCTCACCGAATCCGGTGATGGCACCGATGATCCAGGTGATGACGTTAGTCAGGACCTGGACAACGACCTTCAGGATAGCAGCCAAGACCTGCACGATCACCGTGATAATGGTCGCCAGAATGGGGACGATGAATCCGAGGACGTTAGCAAGCAGCTCGAATACCGGCACCAGCGAGGTAACGATCAGAGCAATCAGAGGAGCAATAGCTGAGACGATGGTTGTAAACACCGGCACGAGCGACTGGACGATGGTCGTGATGACCGGTACGATGGCTTCGATAATCTGAGTGAAAATCGGGATCAGAGGCTGTAGGGCCTCCATGATCTGCGCACCCGCGTCCGCGAAAGTCTTGGACAGGTCCGCCCATACGGCGTCCATGTCCTTCTTGAACTGGTCATTCGTGTTGTAGAGCGTGATGAACAGTCCGACCAGGGCAGCGATGGCACCGATCACGATACCGACCGGGCCAAGCATGAGCGCGCCTAGGCCGCGCCCGAACGTAGCAAGGCCCGTGCCCGCGGTGGACATGGCTGAGCCAATGCCGCCCATGGCAGCCTGAAGCGCACGAGACGGAGCGCCCATGATTTCGAACGCACGACTCATGCCCAGGGTGTTGCCGGTTACAACTCGGCTGATGGTACCTAGAACGGTGAGCTTTCCGGTAATTCCGTTCACCGTGGTGAGTGTGGCTCCACCGAGGTTATTGAACTTCGTGAATCCAGCGACCAAGCTGCGGCCTGCGTCAACGGCGATACCCATCGGCTTCAGCAGACCGATGATGCTACCCGCGAATACCTTGATACCGAATGTAGCTGTAGTTGCTACAAGACCAATGGCGGACATGAACGCGAAGATGCGTCCGAAGAAGTCCATGATGGCCTTGTTACCGGGGTCAGCAACGAAGTCCAGAACCGCACCGAAGATGGCATTCAGCGTGTCGAAGAAGACCCGCATTGCACCCGTGTCGGTCATAGCCGATACAATCTTCGTGACAGTCACGACCAGCTCAGCCAGCGCGGGAGCTGAGTCTACAGTCTGCTGGAGGATGTTCTCCAGAGCCGGAGCACCCTGTAGAAGAACCTCGAAGGCCTTTCCTAGGTTCTGGTTCTCACCCAGACGTCCCAGGATGCCCGCAAGCGATGTGAGAGTGTCCAGGACCTTCGTAGCATTGGTGGCAACGTTCTGGAAGAATACGACCAGTCCGGGGCTGCTGCCCCAATCCGAGGTCGCCTTCTCTAGCCAGGTGAGGAGGATATCTCCGCCTGTACCGGGGCCGAGGTTGGCATCGATGATGCCGCCGATTCCGCGGAATACATTGCCGAAGATGTTGCCGAACTTGACGGCTGTAGCTTCGGCGCGTCCGAAGAAGTCTACAAGAGCATTCTTACCCGTGACCGAGTTGAGGTAGTTCGCAAACGTACCCATCTGGCCGTTGATGAAATCGAAGAAGCGCTGCGCCATCGGGGCAGTCGCCACGAAGATCGACAGCAGAATGTCGTAGAGGTTTCCAGCTACTCCCGCAAACGTACGGAGCAGGTCAGCCGAAGACGAGAAGATCGACGCAAGCTTGTCCAGGTTTGACCCAGTGGTGATGAAGTTCGCGAGGATAATCGCGGCGTCACCCATCGCGCCAGCAACCTGACCGATACCGGTAGCAACAACCGGGTAGGCCTTCTCCATGAGGATTTCGATACCGCGCTGGAGCTTAGGCAGGAATGCGTTAGCCGCAATCTCGCTCAGAGCCTCCATCTGCGGACGCAGCGAGTTCAGGAAGAGAACGAACTTGCGCTGGGCGTTGTTCAGTCCGTCGTCCCATGCAGCACCAGCAGCCGCAGCAGCCGCGGGAGCGCTCGAAGCGGCGTCCTGGCGGTCGTCTACGTTCTGGGCGTCCTTACGGGCCTGCGTAACGTCTCGTAGAGCGTCTTCCTCGTCCTGAAGGGCAGCCTTGACAGCCTTGGCCTTGTCCTCCTCGGCCTTGGCTACGCGATTGCGTGCGTCGATAACGCTATCGAGTCCGTTGACACCTGTGCGGGCTAGGCGCTCCTGCTCCGCGGCGAGGTCAGCGTTGGAGTCCTTCGCCTTGCGGTAGTTGAGTTCAGCTTCCTGGTACGCCAGCTCGGCCTCACGGCGGGCACGGCTGTTCGGCGGAAGGTCCTGAACGCGAGCCAGTGTCTCGCGAGCCTTCTCTAGATTGAGAGCGGCACGCTGCTCGTTGAGAGCCGCGTCCTCTGCCTCGAAACCGAGCTGCTGAATCTCTTCACGACCGGCACGGATGGCATTGGTCAGATCGATTTGCGCTTCTGCGACTGCTCTGTTAGCATTGATCAACCGCTCACGGTTGCCCTCAATGACGCGGGCAAGGGACCGCTCGGCATCTTCAATACGTCGAGCGGCTGCTTCGCGCGCCTGGGAATCACGGACGGCAGACAGAGCTGTCTGCGTTCCTGTAGTTGCTGCCTTTGTTGACTGCTTATTGAGCTGCTGTAGTGCCTTACCGACTCCGCCTAGGGCGAGACGGGAGGCAATCATACCCGCGCCAAGAGCGGCGTAGGCGTTACCTAGAACCGCGACCGTGCTGGCGGCACCACCCGCCGCTCCGATGAGCGCTCCTAGCGAGGAAATCACCGCGGAGATGCCACCGACTACGGTGGTGAGGGCGGTACCGAGTGTGTATCCAGAGCGGACGAGGGTGGAGAAGCTACGACGAGCTGCCTCAGCCTCGGGCACCATCGAGCGGATACCGTTTGCTACGCGGCGGAATGCGTTTGTATCTACACCGCGGTTGAAGCCATCGGAGAAGGCGCGACCCAGGGTTTCACCGTCACGTCGGATAGTCCCCTGAGAACCACGAATGGCCTTCGAGATATCACTCTGCACATTCTGGGTTGCTGCCCGGAATGTGATGTAGACGGGAGTCATTAGACTAACCATGGGTGCGCGCCTCCTTCCTTATCCGAGGGCTTCGTTAGGATTGAAGGTTTGCATCACGGGGACAGAATCGCCATCGACAAACTCGATCTTCTTTCCAGTTGTAGTGGGCTTCTTCGTGCGAGGTCCGAAGGCATCATCACCCTGTCGGGCGCTGAACGGCTGATCCTTCTCGCTGTCTGCCAGAGCAGCTTCATATTCGCTGTAGTCGAATTCGGTGCTAGCTGACGCGTTGACAACGCGACCGCGGGCGTCCTTGCGAGGAGGCATCTTGAATGAGTAGCCGACACCGTAGAACTTGGTGTAGAGGTGGTCTCGGATATCCGAACGGCTGCGGGCGAAGTCTTCACCGAAGTTCGTAAAGTCTTCCTCAAAGAGGAAATGGAGGACATCCATCATGTCGGATGCCTCCAATTCCATCAGCCTGACCCCACTCATTATTGCCTTGCCATTTACGTAGGGCCAAGTTTCCTCAGCCCATGCGATCAGACCTCGCGTGGCTCTTCCGGGCGTCCGGAGTACTCCTCTACGAGCCAGCCAACAATCTCAGCGAGGGTTTCCACGGGAACGATGTTCTCCTGGCTTTCGAGCAGCGCATTGAATCGAATGCGGCTCTCGGGCAGGAGCACCGTGTCGTAGAAGTCGAAGATCATCTGAGCGGACTCAGCGGGGTCCTCGATGTTGGAGTTCTTGACCAGGCCCATCAGGGTCTTACCCTGAATGTTTGCCTGGGCGTGGAAGTCCTGTCCATAGAGACGGAAGGTAAGGGGTTCGGTCTTGTCCGCAGCGGGCGAACCAAAGTCCTTGAAACGGGCCATTGTAGTTCTTCTTTCAGTGTGTGTCTTTGAGGAGGATTCCTCTCACACTATTGTACTACAGACGAGCGAGGTAGATATTGTCGGTAAGGAATCGGTTCGCAGGCGTACCCGGGTGCATAACCGTGCGGTCATAAACCATGCGCCCCTTGGCTGAGAACCGAAGGAACGTTCCATTTCTGGCGCTAATCTCGTGAGGCCGAGTTCCCTCGTGGTGGAGGTACGCAATCTTGTTGTACGTACCGATCCATACCTCGGGAAGGCCCCCGTAACGCTGAAGGTTCCAGTGAATAGAACGCTCCAGCTCTCGGGTGTCCTTGCCTACCTGACGCTTAGCCGCAGCGGTAACTACTCGTGCAATGCGCTTCATGTGCGGAATGACCGGTCCTCGGTCATCATTGAATACACGGAAGATATCCGCCTGTGCGGGAGAGTAGTTCTGGAGGGTGACAGTTAGATTGATCACATCATCGCCATGCTGAGGTTGAGAACCGTGGTCTGAACGCCACCGCTGGGCGGGTTCACGTTCACGGTAGCGATCACATTCGGCCCGGGAAGTCCATCGATAGAGGCGATGTCATTGAGTCCCCAAAGCAGCACGCTGGCGTCCACGGCAGCCCACTTGGAGGCGTCCATGATGGTCTCGGCGGAGTTAGCCTTTCCTGCCTTACCGATGGGGTAGTTCCGGGTAATGAGGACGTTGAGTACCGCGGTGCGAGGATTGTTGCAGTTCTGCGCCTCGGAGGCCTGGTCACCGGGGAGACCAAGATAGCTCTGGGCGTAGGTCACTACAACCTGCTCGCAGTCTTCCGGAGCCTCCGGCCCCATCATCCAGAAACGGCGCGGCGGGAGCGGAACCTTGCTAGCTTCGAAAACCGCCACAACTCGGTCCAGGACGCGCTCCATGAGATTGACGAGGACGAATGCGTCCGGGTCGATCCCGTAATTCTCGATGGGCTTACGTACTTCTGAAAGTGCCATAGTTATGTGTCCTTAGATTGAAAGAGGGCGGCACCCAAAGGCACCGCCCTCTTCACGGATGATTAGTCAGTCGGCTTGTCGTCTGACTTGGCTGCCGTCTTCTTGGCAGCGGTCTTGCGAGCGGCGGGCTTCTTCTCTTCAGCCTTGGCCTCGTCCTCGGACTTGGCCTCCTCGTCAGAGACGCCAGTCGCGGTGGAAGCCAGCTCGTCCACGGTGGCCTTGGCCTCTTCAGCGGCCTTAGCCTCCTTGCGGACCTCAGTCTGGAACTTCTTCGCGGCATCCGGCTTGACCGAGTTCTCGATTTCAGCCTGGAGCTTTGCGTTTGCGTCATCTACACGCTCAGCGAAGTCCTTGGCGTACTTGTCGCCCTCGTTCTCGTCACGAACAGCGTGCTCGATTTCCTTAGCGAGAATCTTGTTGTCCTCGCGAGGCTCGTTGTGCTGCTCGTCTACCTTCTCCCCCTTAGGGAAGTCCTTTTCGGTGAAATTTGTAACAGCCATTAGAGCTGCTCCTTTCGTGATTACTTCTATTCTACTAGAGACTACGGCGGCGACCGCGCGGGAGGTCCACGCTAAATACCTTGGCCTTGACGCGCGCCTTGTCGGGGTTGACCGACCGGAGGAACATGTCTACCATGTAGATTCCGGTCTTCAGTTCATCCAGGAAGTCCTGGTTGTCCAGGAGCACCCAGTTGACACCCTCTCGCGTCACGCTCATGACACGATCAGGTAGGTCGCACTCACTCTCGCGTCCCGACCACTGAAGGAAGAACTGCGTAGCCATAGCCTTCGCAGCCATACGTCCGGTGATGGGAGGCGGGGTGCCGTACGTGTACGATACGTCGATTCCGCGAGGAACAAACGATTCGAGCTGGAGGAAGGCCCGATTCACGATTGAGTATTCGCTCGGGTCTAGGTTCTCACCTGTGGCGAGGTTAGTGACGGAACCAATTGAACGTACCGGGGTTCCGTCAAGCTTGATCTTGCGGTTGTTCCAGTCGTACGGGTCTACGACGAACACACCCCAGTCACGGTCGTAAGTGGGGATGCCGCGCACGGGAGAGGCCGTGTAGGAGCCGAGCCAGGCCCGGTCTACGATGTAGCGCTCGGTGATAACCTTGCCGGTGTGGAACTTCCGCCCGGAAAGGGTCCACAACATCTGAGACGCGAACTCACAAGCCTGGAGCGCAGCCTCGTAGTCCTTCAAGGTGTCCACGTCAGACGGGTCGATGGTTTCCAGATTCAGGGATTCATCAATGTCCGCGGGAGTCACCCAGAGCAGTTCTAGGTCTGTCATAGTTGTCCTTCAACGAAAAGGCGGCGGTTACCAGCAATTATACCAGTAACCGCCGCCTGTATCGGGGTGATTAGACCGTGGGGTCTTCGACCGAGTTGAGGATGTTGTCCACGTCGCGGTCAGCGTTGTAGTTCACGTTACCCGGGACGTTGTAGTCAACAGCGGTCTCGCCGTCTTCCAGGTCCGTGACTGCACGAGCACCGGCTTCAACGGTAGCCGTACCCGTAGCGGCTCCCGCTGCTACGTTGGCTGCCGTCTTGGCGTAGGTGAAGGTGGTGTTGGAGGGTGTAGCCAGGATCGTGTACGAACCGTCGAACGTTGCATCCACACCGACAACGTTCACGCGGTCACCCGGCTCGAAGCCGTGCGGCGTGGACGTGGTGATGGTAGCCACGTTGGAAGCGAGTTCCTTGTTGGTGATCGAGGCGGTCAGCGCGCCGTGCCAGGTGTAGAAGCCACGGAGACCCGAGGGTGCCCATGTCGTCTTGGCGAAAGCGTACGGACGGTTTGTAGCCTCCGGGAACTCCCAGCGACCGTCAGGACCCTCACCGAACAGCGAGTTACCCAGACCGTAACCTTCGAACGTGTTAGCCAGGAGGCCGTTCTCGATTACGCGGTCACCGCTCTGGCGGAGCTTGGCGTACGGGAATACCCAGTGGTAGAACGGAGTCGTAGCCGAAGGCTTACCGTCGATGATCGCACGGGTCCAGCTCTCGATTGCCACACCGTTACCGGAGGGGTCGTCACCTACGGCAGGAGCAGCCCAACCGATGGACTTGTGGTCCGGGCTGGCGAACGTGCCGAGGTTCTTGCGGAGAAGCAGACCACCAGAGATGAGCGAAGTAAGCTCGGGGTCCGGTTCGCAGATCGCGAACTCCATGGTGATGCGCTTCAGGGTGTCAGGGGACTTGAACGAGACGCAGACCGCACCGTTGGCGGACTTCTCTGTAATCTCGTCGCCTTCTTCGTACTCAGGGGTGAAGCTCACGCGCATGAATGCGTGGGTCGTGTAGCTGTCTCCTGGGCCGTTGAGAAGGTTCCCGTTAGCGTCCAGACGTGTGACACGGACTGCCACACCCTGGATGCTGGAGGTGTTTTCCTGGGTTGCCATTAGTTGGCGCTCCTCTTTGTTGTTCTAACTACCGGGATCAGGGCAGCGTGACCTGAGCGGCGGAGAAGATGGATGGGTCGAAGTGAACAGCGGCGGGTAGGGAGATGAGCGCCTTGTGGTCGTTCGTAGACGGCACAGAGTACTCCTGGAGGAACGCGCGACCCAGCTCGACCGTGACAGAACCCGTGGCAAAAATCCACTTGTTCGTGTCAGTAGCCGCAGCACCCGAGGCACCCTCAGGACCGGCTCCGGTGTAACCGGCTCCGATAACCACGAGTGTGCCGATGCGGGTGATCGCAAAGGTGTTCGCATCGATGTCATTCTTCTCGAAGTAACGCAGACGCGACCCGAGGGCCGAAGCTACGTCCGGAGTCATGTGAATGACACCCGGGCCACCCGTGGGTGACTCTGCGATAGACTGCTCGATGAGCCAGAGCGCCTTTTCAGGTGAGACTCCAGCCGAAGTTACGACATCAGCGCCACCGTTGTTCGTAGCACGGCGCAGGTATGAAGCCTTAGAAGCGGGGGTTGCGTTCTGGGTGGCTACACCCTCCCACAACTCGCGCTCTACAGCCTTCTGCGCAACGGCCTTAGCCTGCTTCTCCAGGCCCTCCGTGAGACCTCCACGGAGGAAATCTACAGAAGTCTTGCTGGCCTCTAGTTCTACGAAGAACGGGGTGGTCTCGTACGTGCTCGGCTTGTCGGAGCCATCATAGATGACACCAGCGCCACCGGTAATGACGGCATCCTGCTGAGTGCGGAGCTGTACCGTGGGGTACGCATCCGACTCGACGTTGGAGCCATCAATCCAGTGCTCGTCTTCCTCGCGGTGATCCACCACCCGAGCCACACTGAACAGACCGCAGGGGCGTACCTCTAGCGGTGCAGCGGGGATAATGCCATTGAAGGCCATTAGATTTCTCCTAGTTCAGTGTGGCTCGGGTTAGTGGAATAGCGCTTAGCTGTTGGTGTTGACCAGGGCAGCAGCGGCACCGGAGACCTTGAAGGTCTGAGTGATCTTCAGAGACTCGATACCGATCTTGGCGACACCCTCGAAGGTCTCAACGAACATGCGGTAGTCGTTCGTGCTGACCAGAGTCGAGTCACGGATGATACCGATGTCGAGGCTTCCGCCGTCGAGGAACAGCCAGGTGCCCTCGGAGAACAGGAACCAGTCGAAGGTGACTGCGCCCGTTCCGTCCGGGTCCCAGGAGTTGAGTGCGCCAGGAGCCTGCACGCCGTACTCGTTCAGGTCGTACGAAGCGGTGAAGCTAACGTTCGAACCGGACAGGTAGCCGCGGATTTCTCCACCGGTAACACCCAGAGTGTCGTCACCCGGCATCTGGAGCGTCAGGTCAGAGGCGATAGCCTCGAACAGCCAGTTGGGGATGATCGCCTGAAGCGGCGTCTCCAGCGGCAGACGGTGACGCGAGCGGTACTGCGTAGCAGCCTTGCGAACCGTGACGAGGAAGTCACGAGCGACACCGACCTGGTTGGAAGCGTTGACGGCAGTGGAGCCTGCACCGATCTTTGCCAGGATGGTCTTCTCTGCGAGACGAGCGTGCTGGATGAGGGCCAGCTCGTTGTGACGCTGAACCAGCTCAGGGTATGCGCGGCTCAGAAGGTTACCGATCTGGAGCTGAAGGGTGATAGCGTCAACCTCGGCGTAGCGAGTCTGCGCACCCTGGACAACCAGAACGTTCTTCAGGACATCGGCACCGGAGCCGCCGTTGTTGGCAGCAGCCTCGTCCATGTCAGGCGTCCATACGCCGACAGCGCCAGCGTAGTCAGCGAGCTGGGGCGGCTCGATGTAGTTGATGGCACCACGGTCGGCCTGGAACTTCGGCAGGGAGTCCTTGACGGGACGTGCGTCGGTACCAAAACCGAAGATGTCGTAGCGCTGAGGAGCGGGGGTACCGAAGCCACCGGAGGCGACAATGGCAGCGTGGTCCTCGATTGCTGCGGCGATCTTCAGGCCGTTGGCCTCTTCAGCACCGGCGAGGAGCGTACGGTCCTCGGGGTACTCGGTACGGAACGAAGCAACAACGTGCTGCTCGCCGTCTCCACCAGATGCACGCTTCACGGTGCGCAGGCGCTCCACGAATGCTGCTGCAACGGCAGACTTGTCGGATAGAATGCTGCCTGCCGAGATGTTAGGAATATCAGCACCCGCAACAATGGCCACGGGAGCTTCTGTAACCTGGAGGTCTACGGCGCGGTCAGCGGGAGCCTGTGCGGTTCCCTCAACTGATGCGGTCACGGTCTGTGCCTCTTCCTGAGCAGCTTCCTGCTCAACTGGGGTTTCTTCTGCGATTGAAGCTTCTGCTTCGACGGGTGCTTCCTCTTCGGCTGCAATCTCTTCGACTGCGGCCTCTGCCTCGGCGGGGGTGGTAGCCTCTTCGGCAACTTCCTCAACTGCGGCCTCAGCCTCAACCTCGGTCGTCTCCTCCGCTGCGGGAGCATCCTCTACGGCTGCTTCTGCGGCGGTCTCTTCGACTACCTCGGCTTCTTCGACTGCTGCCTCAACCTCGGGGGCTGCTTCAGCGACAGGCTCCTCGACTGCTGCTTCCTCTACGGATGCCTCAGTCTCAGAAATCTTTTCTGGGGTTTCGCTCACGGCTTCGACCTCCTCGGTTTCAGCAGATGCGGTAACGGCGGGAGCTTCCTCCTCGACCTCCGGTGCGTCCTCGGACTCAGGAGCCTCAGCGGTCTCCTCTTCGTCCTCAGCCTTACCGTGTACACGGTTTGCAGCCTCAGCCGCGCGTGCCTCAAGCTCTTCAGCCTGGGCCTCACGACGAACTACCTCGCCACGTACGGAGTCGAGCATGTCAGCCAGCTCGCTCATTGCATCTACTGACTCTGCGGAACGGTCGGCTTCTGCGAACTCATCAAACTGCGAGACAATGCTGGCTTCGAGAGCAGAAATCTGCTCGTCGTTCAGCTCAGCTAGATTGTCCATCTGCGCCTTGATGTGATCCACGTTAACCTCCTTCAGGCCAGTTTCTAAATAGCAGAACGGTTCCACTATTTGTCGGTGGATTTCGGGGGGTCCGGGATTCATCCGCGCTCAGAGGCGGATTGGCGCTTGACCTGTGTACAATACTAACACAGAATTATATAGGTGATTTTTTGACACCAAAAAGCCCCCTCCGGAGAGGGGGCTTTCATGGTTGAATTAGGTGAGAAGCCGCAGGAAACGGCTCATCTCGCGAGAGATTTCAGCCTGAGAGAACATGTCTCCACCGCTCATGAAGGAGCGGAGCTTAGCCGTGGCCTTCTGTCCTTCCGCACTTCCGATCTTGTCGTGGACTCGCTTTACGAGGTCGTCCATGAGGTCACGAAGCGTGGGCGGAATGTCCGAGAAACGCATCTTGGCAGCCTGGTTATCGAACGGCAAGGGCAGGTTGGAAATCGCGCGACCAAGGTCACGAGATGCCTCACGCACATTACCGATCTGGTCGGAATTAAGCGCGCCCTTGTCAAGACGATCCAGGTGGCTCTTTAGTTCCAGACCCGCGCGTACGGACTCGGCGTAGTCTCCTGCGCCCTTTCCGATAGCTTCAATCGAGTTGGCGATTTCGCTGTTCTGTTCGTCTCCAAGGTCTTCCTTCAGGCGGGCTAGAACCTGCTTGAACTGACCGTTGTAGTCGCGGGGCTGGTAACCGGGCTTGTACTTTGCGGGCTGGTCCCGAGCGGGATCAGCCCCCTCAGCTTTTGGGGCCAGGTCCTCCGGAATCTCCTCGCCCTTAGCTCGAAGACTATTGATGAGACGCTGACGTTCCGCAGGAGAGAGCTTCTTCAGGTCGTCCTCAACCGAGGCAACCAGCGCGGTCTCGTTGCGAGCAGCCTCCACGCGCTCACGCATAGACATGAGGGACGCGGTGATCGCGGCAGACGCGGCGTTCTTCCAGTCTTCCGGAATCAGGTCAGCCTTACCGAGAGCACGGGCGCGCTTCATGATGTGCTTACGTACCTTGGCACGCTCGCTCTCCTTGGCACGTCCGTACGCCTTGATAGCATTCTTCAGGTCGGATTCGTTACGGATCGGGTAGGAGCCGTCAGGAAGAGCCTCGCCCTTCTCTGCCGCCGCATCACGAGACTTCTTCGACACGTAGCCGAAGGTCTCCATGCGAGCGGTGATAGCGTCAGCCTTGGCGCTCAGCTCCGCGTCACGGCGAGCCTTGTGGCTTCCCACGCGCTCCATGAGCGAGGCAACCAGGGCCTCGTCAACCTGAGCTTCCTTGGCGACAGCCGCACCCGCGGCTTCGAGGTCCTGCACACGACGTGCGAGGTCCAGGATGGGGTCCGGACGCAGGCGAGCCAGCTCAGACGCACCAGCAGCCGTGAGGGCCATGGTGTGACCGGAGGCGACCATTGCGCGAGCGATGGGGAATCCAGGGACGTTGACCTGGCAGACCGCAATCAGCTCCAGCTTTCCACGGATCGGACGCCAGTCACCTGAGGGGGTGGAGGCGCGGATCGCGCGGACCTGCTGGGCGGTAACGCCGGGGCGGAGTGCTCCCGCAACCCAGATACCGTGGCGGTCTTCGCCTGCATGAACGTCCGCGAAGGCGGATGCCGTGTCGTCGTAGTGCTTGACGGCCTCGTTAGCGCTGAAGTGGAGGTCGGCGTGTCCGCCCACAAGTGTGAGCTGTCCGACTGTCACATCTGTACCGTCATCGGTACGGATTACACCCTTGTTGAAGTAGGCGTATCCCGACGCGGAACGTGGCGGGTTGACCCCACCGAGCGCCGCATTCATGTGAGCGGTACCCCAGGCGGCAACGTGACCGAAGACGCGACCGTTGTCATCGACCGTTAGTGGGGTCGGACGGTCGAGCTTGGGGTCGTTGAACCAGTCGCGGGGCGGTACAACCGGGATAGCGTCTGCGATGTAACCGGCTGCTACGAGAGCAACCGCCTCCATCGGGTCCGCTTCCTCGGTAATGATGCCGTCTGGTAGCACGTCATCCTCCAGGGTGAGTTCGCGCAGGGGTGCCATTTCGATTGTGCACTCCTGGAAAGCAGGCTTAGCTACTATTGTAGCACCCATGACTCGCGCCTTCTTGATGGAGAGCTTCTGCTTGGCGATTGCACCAGGCTTCTTCTCGGCAGCCTCTTCGGCTTCGGCCTCGAACTTGTCCATGTCAGCGGAAACGTGACGGAGCATTCCGGCACGCACCATGCGCTCAGCCTCACGACCGTACGGGCCTACGTCGAAGTAGCCCATAGCCATACCGATACCCTGAGGCGTACGACCCATCGAGTCGATACGTCCCACGACAACCGCGCCATTGTGACCCTCTCCGGTCTGAATCTGCCACATGAGCGGCAGGGGTAGGTTGCGGGTGTCCAGAGCGTAGCGCTCGACCTCGCGACCGTCACCAGACTCCAGCTCCTCGGGGATGACGAGCGGGATCAGGAACTTGCCGCCGACCATCGAGATTTCGCCAGCCGCGCCCGCGGTCATCGCAGCGATGTAGCCCTCCTTACCGTCCGGGTAGACGGTGTAGAGCGGGTTGGACGCAGCGGATGCAGTGATGACGCGCTCACGAAGAACCTCGGCGCGGGCGTTCTGGAACGCAGCAGCGATAATCGCATCCGTGTCCTTCAGAACATCCGTGGAGGACATTTCGATGGCGGTATTCGAGGAGAACTTCTGGCGGTGCTCCTTGTCTCCGGTGTACATGCCGGTGGCCTCCTTGTGGCGCAGGGCGCAGTAGCCACGCGCACGCGGGCCTAGATACTTCGACAGGTTGCGGAAGCAACGAGTCCAGTCACCAGGCGTACCCCAGCGAATCTTCGCAGCACCTTCACCGTGCAGCCAGTAGCGGCGCAGCTTCTCAGCGCCACCGCGGTTACGGTCTGCACCACCGGCAGCGACAAGCGCCTGCTCCATGATGTTCTTGTTGGGACCCCACAGGACCATGAGCGCGAACTGCTCATCGGCGCTGGCGGTGACCGACCCGGCATCAGGCTCGGTGGGAACCGCAACCGGCTCCGCAGCCATCGGGGCCTCTTCCTGGGCACCCTGAGTTCCATCAACCTGAACGAGCACGTCATCCAGAGTGGACTCATCGAGGGCCACAACGGGCGGCGGGGTGGCACTCTTCAGGTCACCTAGGGTGGCCTCGTCACGCTTCCACTCGCCCTCTTCGCGGGAGTAAACCATCGGCTGGTTTGACTTCGAGTTCGCCGGTACCAGGCTGATGAGCTTGAATACGGCGCGGGGGTCGTCCGGGGAGACGATGGCCATGTAGACCGGCTCAACGTCAGAGGTCTCAGGAGAAAGCTCAACCGGCTTCTCTACGGCTGCCGCGGTGAGCGGACGGTAGGTGGCCTTGGACGCCTTCTTCTTGAGCCAGTCCGTCAGGAGCGGGTGCGAGTACGCTTCGGTGTCCACCGAGCGTCCGGTGCTAGCACGGCGAGACGGGCTGGTGCCTTCGCCCTGGACTTCGCCAGAGCTTCCGGTGGGGCGGAAGGAATCGCGCTGCTTCTTCACCCAAGCGGGGAAGTTGTCGATGATCTGCTTGAGGTCACCTCGCGTCATCTGCGGAAGCGTGCCCGGGAGCTGGGCGACCTTGCGGTCAACCGGCGTACGAGGCTCAGCGAGGATACCGCTGAAGTCTACGCGGGGCTGCGCGAGCGGATTACCTGGCGCAGGCATACTGCCCTCGGTAACAGCCTCAACCTGGTTACCAGGAACGGTAACCTTGTTGCCGTCAGGGAGTGTAACCTCGACGGTGCCGTTCGCGCCATTGACGCGAGAGATAAGACCGGTCTGCTGCGGGTTGCCGTTGATCATAACGGTCGAACCCATCTTGGCAAACTGTCCGCGACCGTCACGGACCTGCTTCGAGGCGTTGGCGGAGCGCTCTTCCTCGGAGTAGATTCCGTCTCCATCTGCACCGCCCGGGGTTCCGGCTGCGGTGATGGAGTCGATGAACGCCCAATCCTCTTCCGCCAGGGCGTCGAGGGCGAGAGCCGTTTCCACCGGAGAAATGTCTTCCACCGTGAAGGTGGTGATGCCCTTCGAGATGAGAGTGGCTGCGTGTAGCGCGCTCTCCGGGTCGATCATGATGTGGGTCTGATCGATACGGGGGTGCTTTCCGTCTAGCGCAAAGTCGTAGTCCCAGATGTCCCACTCGGTCTGTCCGAGGTCAGTCCAGGCGCTGGCGTCCCACACATAGGTGCGCTTGTCCAGGTCGATGCGGTACAGACGGTCCATGATTCCGGTCGTGCTAGAAATACGCACGAGGAATTCGGGACCAGCCTCAGGGTTCTCTTCGAGAATCTGGGCGAGGTTTTCGGGAGCCTTCGGAGCGGATGCGGTCAGCGCCTCACGCTCGAAGATCGGGGTGACCCACTTCTTCGCGGGTAGGCCTCCGTGGAGACGCCAGGCGGTGCTGTCTTCTTCCTCGGTGTTCGAGAAATACTCAGCGAGAATGCCTAGCTCGTTGAAGCTGATCTGTCCACCGGCTGCGAGAAGGGTACCGATGTAGCGTGCTACCGGTCCCTCGCTGTCGGATGCCGCGGTCAGCGCCTTGCGCGCGTTGAGCTGGACGCCACGGGGCACGGTGTACATGCGTCCCGTAGGCTCCGGGTCAGGATTCTCCAGGCTCGCAAGTACCGTGGAAGCAATTTCCTGATCGGTGGCAGAGAACTCCCCATCGCCCCAGGCCTCGGCACTTTCCAGAGTGGAAAAGTCGCCAGAGGTAACTACGAGCGATACTCGGGAGTCAACAATGACACCATGCGTCTTCTCTGCGTCCGAGAAGAGGAGATGGTTGTCGGATCGACCAATGAACTCTGTCATGAAACTCTCTTTTTACTCGCCTAGGGCTTCATAGCCCGCGGCGTCTGATACCGTTACGTAATTTCGGTCATAGAGGTCAAGGAATTCCTTGGCCTTGGACGGCTCGATTTCGATGCGGTCCATGTCTGCGTAGGTGGTGTCATCTCCGGCGATAGGCAGGAACTGCCCGCCCTGGCGAACCCAGGACCCGTCTGCCGTCTCGTACGTCACACCGAGCACGTAGGGAGAATCCCCCGAGCTGAATGCGCTGAGCACTTCTGTAGCCACTGTTTCTCCTGTTGCGATGCTGGGAAGGGCGTCCACGGGTAGCGGAACCTTCAATGCTGAAAGCCAGATTCCGTCTGCTTCACGAAGCGGACGCCAATTGTACTTAGACTTCTTAGTTGACAGTACAATTCTAGCAGAGTTGTCAGTCTGCTCAATTCGGGCCACCTTTAGGACCTCTACACCGGCAGGTCCGACAATACGAACCTCAGATTCGGAGTCGTCTACGAGAAGAGCGGCGGCGAACTTCGGCTCATCGCCGGGGGCCGTGATGACCCCCGGCTCAGAGCGAAGCGGCGTGAAGTTTGACATGGGTGTTTTCCTTACGGGGTGTCGAGGTAGTCTCGAACGTCAGCTCGATCCTGGTCACTAGCGCCCATCATATCAAGAAGTGCGTCCAGTTCGGTAATCGTCGGACCCTTTGGACCAAAACTTCCCAGGGTTTCCAGAATCTGCTCGTAACGCAGACGGCTGAGACCAGGATCAAGGATACCACGCATAATCAGGTTACGAATTAGCTGCGGCATGTCCGTGTTGTCTAGGGACTCTAGAACATCCGTGCGCTCCTCGCGGGTGATGTCCTGGTAGGAGGCGGGGCGGATGTTGGACTCCAGGATATCGATGGTCTCGTTACCCGGGGTCACGACCGTCAGGTTTCCGTTGTCATCATCGAAGGCCACGACACCGTTCTCCACGACACCGTTACGGTCGAACTCAACCAGATCACCACGGCGGGTGTTCTTCGGCTCCGGGGTCTCCGGACCGCGGATTGCCGGAGCGTTCCATAGCGCGATGTCTGCATCACCCGGAACCACGAAGCTGTCCACGTCCGCGTAGCCGCGTCCGTCCGGACGTGCTGCGTGAATACGGTAGCCACCGTCACCCATGTTCTCCACACGGATAATCGAGTCTACGTGCTGGTTTCCGTCATCGTCCATACGAACGATCATCATGCCCGGGCGAGCTTCGGATGCACGACCAATACGCGGCGTGATTTCACCGCTCTGAATCATACCGGCAATCGTCGGCTGGTCCTTGGGCACCGGAACATTCGAGTAGCCGGAAAGCGATCCACGAGGCGTGAAGCGAAGGCGGCGGCTCTGTGGTAGGTCACGGCGCGGGCGTTCCTTGGTGACAACCGGCTCGTCTGCTGCTGCGTTCGGAACGCGGAAGCGGCGAGCAAGCGCCTCTGGGCTGGTGCGCCACTCTTCACGCTTGGAGAAGAACGGCAGGCCCAGAGCCGAACCCGGCTCAGCACGGCGTAGCGTCTGCGCAGAACGCTTGACCCAGTTGCTCCAGGTTCCGTCCGAGTTCTGAAGCTGGACCCATACGTGGTCACCGTAGGTGTGGCCCTTACCGTCCGTGTTCTCCTTGACGTAACCGACAACACGACCGCGCTGCACCTGACCGTAGCTCGGGTTGGCGCGGCGCTTCGGGTTGAGCTGTCCGTTCGGAAGCCACCAGTCGAGTTCCTGGTGCCAGTCAGTCCAGTCAAACTCCATGCCGATTTCAGCGGTCTCACCGTCGTACATCTGCCACGGGTTCGTGCCGTTCGGACGGTAGGTGTCCTGCGCACGACCGATGACAGCCTGCATGATGGTGTCAATGGCCTTGGCACCCGGGTCAATCTGACGGAGGTGGTCTTCGATTCCGGCGAGGTCTGCGTCCCCATTGCGGATGTGCGTAGCCACCGCGCTCAGAAGTACGTCGAACTTCTCGTCACCTGTCTCCGGAAGCGGTGCGTCCGGGTTGCCGATGTCACCGAGGAAGTCGTCAGCCGGGAAGCCCTGGGTCCCCAGGTTCTCCGTGGGCTGGTCCTTGCGGCGCGTGATCGATCCCGCGGGGCTGGAGCCGTTGATCAGCTTGCGAGCCGTGGTGATACGGTTCTCTAGCGCCTCGTACGAGTGCCATTCGCTGTTGCTGATTCGCTTGGCGCGGCGGTTACCTACCTCGTCCGTCTCCATGACGTAGGCCATGAAGCGATTCTTCTGGGTACGACGAACAATGGCATCATAGCGCTTACCCTTATTGGTCACGCTATCCACAACCAGGTCACCGTTCTCCAGGAGACGAGCCTCGGGGTGATCCTCGTTCAGGTACTCTTCCTGGACACGACGCCAGGTCAGGTCCTCATCGAAGACGAAATCGGGGTCATCGCGCTCGGCGTTGACAACTTCAACGTCTGCGGTGTTCAGGTACTCAGGCTGGTCCGTCTCCGGGCGTGCAACCGTGGTGGTGTTTGCGCGGTTGGGCTTGCCGTCTAGCGCGTTGTCCAGAGCGGAAAGCTGGTTGTCGGAAAGCATGCCAGAGTTCAGCGCCTCGGTGATGACGCGCTGCTCGTCAGGGGTCAGCTCCTTACCCTGCATCTTGGCCTTCAGCGCTTCGATGCGGTTCTCGTGTCCGCTGGAGACGTTGCGCGGGTCGTCCTTCTGGTCGAAGACACCTCCGGTACCCTCACGCGGATCAATGTCGCTGAGGGTTTCGTCAACGCGAGCCGCGTCCACCAGAACGCGCTGCGCGGTCTCCTCGAAGGTCTCCGGCTCCGGGGCAGCCTCGACATCGCTCTGCGCCTCTAGCGCAGCCATCTCGGCTTCTGCCTCAGACTGGCGCTCCAGCGTACGAAGCTCGTCCTCCAGCGCGTCACGGCGAGCCTCCAGCTCGTCGTACTCCTCCGAGTCCCAGTCGTCGGACTCGATGAGCATCTGACGGCGCTCAGCCTCGGTCTGCTCCAGGCGCATACGGGCCTGAGCAATCTGTGCGTCAAGCGAGTCGTCCAGAATAGCAGGCGTATCGGCCTCAGGCGCGTCCTGTACGGCCTCGGGAGCCTCGGGAGCGGTCTCGGGTGCCTCAACCGGTTCTGGAGCCTCAGGGAGGCTTCCACGGTTCTCTCGGTCACGCATGTTCCAGCCGAGGTCGCCGTTGAAGTCCATCGGCTCGTTACCCAGGGCGCGGTTCAGGGCATTCTCCTGAATCTTACGCTGACGCTCCAGCGTGCGGACGCGGGACAGGTGCTCGGCCTCGACCTGCGGGTCAGTAGCCAGCTCGGCAGCAGAAATCTGGTTCTCGATTTCCGCGTCGATTGCCTCAAGCTCTGCACGGGCTGTAGCTGCGGCGTCTGTGTTACCTGGCTCCTGGTACTCCGGGCGCTCGGGAGCGGGGGCCGCCGCAGGCTCCTCCTTCCGGCGCTCGGCTTCTACGATAGCGGTGCTGGCGGCACGACGACCTTCTTCCGAGGAGTCGTATACGCGCACCGGAACCTCAGTAAGCCCTGCGCGCTTAGCGGCCTCGGCGCGGTGGTTACCGTCCGTAATCATCTCGCTACCATCCGGGTACTGCTCGACCTGAATGGGTTCGCCCTCGTATCCGTTCTGACGGAATCGCTCAGTAAGCTCGTCTACAAACTCCTCGTTGATTCCCGAAACCATACGGATGTTGTCCAGGTCAGCCACCGGACGAGTCTCGTCTGTGATCGGACCCTGGATGCGGTCTAGCTGCTCTTCGCGACGGCGTGCAACTTCCGGGGCCTCCGGACGGGTGCCAGCCTCGTCGGTCGCGTAGTGCGAGCGAGAACCCTGGGTGTCGAAGTGGTCACCGCGGGTGACGTAGCCGGTCGGTTCACCAGAGCCGTCACGCTTTAGCTGCTCCCACTTTCCGGCTTCGTTCTTGCGGTAGATACGCTTATCACCGCTCTCGTCATGCTCCTCAGCGATGAGGGAGCCTGCCGGAGCGTTCTTGACTTCTTCCTTGGTCGGAGCCAGCTTGTTCGCGGCCCACGCCGAAGGATCAACCTCCGGCTCCGCGTCTGCCTCCGCCTCCGGGGCGTCAGCCTGTGGGGCAGCGTCGGACTCGTTGCGTTCCTTCTGACGGGCTTCAAGCTCCTGGAACTGCTCCTCCAGGTCGGCAACCTCGTCAAAGAGTCGGTCGATGTCCTCCTGAGCCTTCTGGTCCTCTTCCTCGGAGGTCGAGGCGTTCAGACGGCCCAGTGCGTCCGACTCGCGCTTCTGCGCATCACGAAGACGCTCCGCGACCTCATTGATACGAGCGTCCAGGTCCTCGTTGTCTGGAGCAGAATCCGGCGTCTCCTCAGGAGCGGTGCCGCGCTCACGAGCGAGACGAGCGTCTAGTGCATCCGCCTGCTCATTGAGCGCGATGATGTCCTTGGGGTCCCCGGCTACGTCCATAGCCGCCTGCACCTTGGCGCGGCGGTCCTTCAGGTCCTCTACTGAGCCTGGGGCTGCTGCGGGTTCGCTGGGGCGCTCGTCTGCGGCGCGGGGGCTGTCTCCGGCGTTGTCGGCTGGGGCGTCTCCTGCGGGGCGGGCTGGCTCGGGGTCGGGGGTGTCTGAGACGGCTGCTGGCCCCCCATCTTCGCTACGAGGCTCTGGGCGAGCTGCGTCATCTGCTCCGGGGTTAGCTGGCTGAGATTCGACGGCATCGGGATTACGGTCTTCGGCATTGGGGGCCTCCGCGGAAGTGTCACCTTCCAGGTTGGGGTTTACGTCGGGGGAATTGGGGTCCACGGCCTTGTCAGACACCGATACCTCGGAGCCATTCTGGAGGTCGAGAACCGTGCTCTGACCCAGGCCACCAGCCTGCGCCTTCGCGTTGTCTAGAGTGTCAGCAGAGTTGTAGATTTCTGCCGTGTTGTTGTCGGTGTCCACAACCAGGCGTGCGCCGCCCTTACCGAGCTGTTCCTTCTCGGCGGTCATGAAGTTCGCCAGGCCCTCGGGGGTAATGTCGTTGGTGCGCTTACCGGTGGGTACGAGGAATCCCTCAGGAGAAACCTCAAACGTGCTGGTGTCGATGGCACCCGTGGAGGCCTGCGGAGCCTGGGCGGTCTCAGCAGCAGGCGCAGCCTTGCGCGCAGCCAGAGCCTCGTCCGAGTCGTTGCCTTCGGGGTCGTACGGCTGGCCCTCGGCTTCGAGTTCCTTCTTCAAGGTCTCGTTCGCCGTCATGGCGGTCTGCTTGGCTCCCAGCGGGGCCTTCTCGTTCAGGAGGGTACGCTCGTTCGCCTTGATCTGCTCGATCTTGGAATCACGGTCACGATTTGCCAGAACCTCATCGTTGTTCTGCGCCAGACCGGTGTAAGCGGAGTCCCCAGACTCCTCGCGCTGGAGGTCAACGTCGGAGACCTTCTTGAACGCCTCAGCCATCGAACGCTGCGGCTCAGCCTGACCGGGGTTGGCGCGGTGGTCCTCTAGGAGAACGTTCTCGTCGTTTCCACCGAAGTGAACACGGAAGTCACCGTCGTCGGTCTGGATGACCTTCTTGCCGCCGTAGGTTCCCGGCTGAGCAACCCAGCCCTCGGGAGCCGGGTGAACCTGAAGCTCATTGATGTTAGGGATGTCCTCGTCCGCACGCTCGCCTACGGCCTGACCGTCAGCGTTACGTCCGAGCTGAATGCCGCGCTCAGCGAGCTGGGCCTCAGAGAGGTTGGCTACGAACTCCTGCGCGTTGGCGGAGGTGACATCATAGAAGCCGTCAGGCAGGCCGTTCGGGTCCTTGGCTACGAATACCTGTCCGGTGTTTGCGTCCTTGGCACCGACGAACGAGCCGATTACCGAACGTGCCGCGCCGTCAGCACCGCGCACCTTGAACTTGACGCCGCGACCCATCTCGATCCAGCGACCGAAGCGGTCACGCCACTGGAGTCGGGCGCGAGCGGATCGGGCAGCGCGGCTGTTGCCTCCTGCGGCAACGAGTGCGGAAAGAGAAGTGTCGAACACTATGCGTCCTCAATTTTGGGGCGTGGAATAGACTCCCCCTATCGTACCAGACGACAGGGGGAGTGATGGACTTACTGTCCGGGTTCTGCGAGCGGGAATGGCGGGGCGTCATCCCCAGGAGCAACCGGCTGCTCCGGTTCAGGCATGATGTCGCCCACTGTGGGCTGCATCGGGTCCTGCGGCGGTGCGTCTGAAGGCTGTGACGTGTCCAGCGGGGCGTTGGGGTCAGCAGGTACCGCACCCGTTCCTCCGTTGAGAATGTCGTTGACCTGTCCCGGAACCGGGGCAACCGAGGTAGCCTGTCCTGCACCGCGAGCGGCGTCGATGACATCGGGGGCCAGAACACGAAGCAGGGCCTCGGTGAGCTGCGGGTCCAGTCCACCCTTCTCCAGCAGCATGCGGAGCACAAGCTCCTTGCCGGTGGGAGCATCCTGATCTGCGAAGCCGTGGGCACGACGCCAGGTGTCACCCGAGATTGCCATCTTCTCATATCCGGAGTCGGCGTCAGCCGCGCGGTCATTGCGGGTCGCAACAGCGCTGGCGTCATACCAGACAGCGATACGGGATACGTCAGCCTGGCTCCATCCGTCGTTGATGAGGGTGGGGCGCAGGTACATCGTGGTGAAGGCGTCAGCCAGCAGGAGCAGCATCGGCTCAATGTGGGCCTTGTACAGCGACTCGTCAATCTGGACGGCGTTGTTGTACTTCACATTTGCCAGACCGGTAACGGTGTCCTTGGGAACATCGAGACCCTGGAGGATACGCTCTAGAACGCGGTCAGCACGCGCAACCATGGCGTCATCAAACGGACGGTCGAACGAGATGTGCTTCAGGTCCTTACCCAGCTCGGCAGGGCCGCGGATCAGAAGAGGCACAACGCTGGCGGCGCTGGACTCATCCTCGATGGGCGTGGACATCGCCAGGAGAAGTTCTTCCTGGAACTGGTCGGCTACGTCCTCCGGCGTGGGGGCGTCCTCGTCCTGCTCTTCGAATAGACCGGAATCCGCCTCGGCGGAAGTAGACAAGCCGTCCGGAACGTACAGGATACCGGCATTCAGACGCGAACGGTGCGACCCGCGGAAGGTGCGGTCCAGAAGCAGAAGCTCCTCGCACAGCGCCAGCAGACCGATCATGTTCGTGTCCGGGTCCTCGCTGAAGCGGGGGTGCGGACGCCAAATGCGTCCCATGAACGCATCGGACGGCAGCGGGATCGCACCCTTGGGCAGTGCACCGCCGCCGTTGCCAGGCTTGATCGCGCGGCGCGGGTAGATAGCGTAGTTGCCCTTGGCGTCAACCTTCAGCTCGTCTACCGAGCGAATGTCCCAGCTCTCCGGCAGGCCCTGACCGATGCGCTCGGGCACCTGGACCAGGTAGCACTCACCGGCAACGGCGAGGTTCAGCGCGGCGTCACGGAGAAGTCCTGCCTGTCCGCCGAAGGCGGAGTCCAGACGCTCTAGTGCACGGCGAGCGGCGTCTGCAAGTTCTGCGTCAACCTTCTCAGACAGCGCCAAAGGTACGGGAGACTCAGCCGGGTCTTCCACGACCGCCACATATAGGCGAATTCGTGAAACAACGCTTGCCACGAGCTGGAAGGCGTACTTGACCTCGGAAATGGCGTCGTAGTACTCCCACGCCGCCTGCTGGACAGCAACGATCTGCCCGCCCTGCGCCTGACGGAACAGCTCCGCCTCGGTCTTGTCCTTGAGACTCACGCGCGCAGCAGCAGCGGTCATGCCTCGTACGGAGTTATACGGTACGGGCGCAACCGGCTGCGTGCTCGCTGTCTCGCGGCGGAAGATGTTGCCTGCCATTATCCTACCTTCTGGTAAATGAGGCCTGTTACAGCCGATCCCGCTAGGGGAAGTCCAGCTACCATCATACCAGTAGGTGAAACTACGTACAGAATAGCGAGAGGAATCGCTACCCAGAATGACATACACCACGGGCAGCCGAGTAGATATGCGAGCTTTCCACCAGGCTTGACCTTGGAGTACGCCCAGTCACGCGGCCCATCCAGGATTTCGTCCTCGATGATGAGCCGCGTGGCTCGATAAACGGCGAGCAGAAATACGATGAAGCGGATCATAGCTTCCAGGGCCAGTTTCCGTGAATCTCGGTCTTCTCCAGGCCCGAGTCGTAGTAGTGATCTAGAAGCGCTCGGACGTAGTTGTCGTGGAGGTTCATCCGGTTCAAAACCATGCTCGCCTCGCGGAGCCGGTACTGTAGCGGGTGGCGCTTCAGCGCACGATGCAGCTTCTTCAGCATCTTGGTCTTGCGCGGGGTGGTCGTCACGATGACGCGAGGTCGATCACCAGTTCGGACCGCGGTGAGGAGGTTATCCCAGGCGTCGTTTACATCCTTTGACTTTGCACGACGCCACGAAGCAACCTCATCTGCCCACGCGAAATCAGCACCGACTCCCCGAATAGCGTCCGGTTCCTCCGAGGAAACGCAGAAAGCAACGGAACCGTTAGGCCACTCCAGGAGGCGCAGACTGGGCTTGTATGTTGGGGCATCAGGGTTATGCAGTCCGTAGACGCCGAAGATTCCAGATTCTCCCTCCACCAGAACCTCGCGCACATCCGCTGCGGTACGCGCAACCAGAAGAAGCCGGGACCCGGGGTTCTCTTCCGCGAACTTGATCGCCTCCTCGGCTCCGGTACGGGTCTTACCCGAACCGCGGCCTGCCGCGTAAATCCACACACGCCAGAGAGAATCCTGGGGCGGAATCTGGTCAGGGCGGCGCTCGGCCTCCCACTTCTCCCGGCCCTTCAGGCTCTCGATCTGGAGAAGCTGCTGGTCGCGGTCCTCTCCGGGCGGCATGCTCTTGACGGTTTCTTTCAGTGATCCTTTGTAGAACATCAGAACGTCCTTCCGTCTCCTGCTCGGGAGACGATTGTGTCGGGGTGTAGCTTTGTTGGCTGCGTAAACAGGTACTTCTCCGCCATGGGGTATTCCTTGGCGATTTCGGCGGCATCGAAAACTTCGTCTGCCCATACATAGTCGAACATCATTCCACGGGCGGCTCCCCGAAGGAAGGCGTCCTCGGACATGCCCCGCAACGAGCGCTTGCTGCTGCGGTCGCGAATCGATACAGCCCGCTCTACTCCATCGATTCTGTCGTAGTCAAAATGTCCAGACCACAACTCCGCGGTGTTCATGAAACGCTTGAAGGACAGGTCCATCTCGTACCCGCCTCCGCTGAAGATGCACAAAACGTTGGCTAGGTTGAAGAACTTGTTCCACGCCCAATACTCGCCCGCATAGCTCTTACCGCTATTAGGCGGAGCGACAATCGTCCAGTACTTCCAATCGGAAGATGCAGGTTCGATCTGGAATGGGTAGGCGTTCAGTTCCCAGCTATAGTTCCACTCGTCATCATCGTAGAAGGCGCGGCGAGCTGAGCGTTCCGGCTCGGGGAGCGCTTCAATCTGCTGACGGAGAGTCTTCATTCTCGTCTTCCCGTAGTCGCTTCAACTGATCCAGACTGGACTGGGGGTTCCGAGGCTTTTCAGCTAGCTTCTTTGTCCAGTACTCGATTTCCTCTCGGAGGAGCGTTCCTGTCAGGGGAATAACCCGCTCACCAGCCTCCAGAGTGACCTCGAAGGGCGGCCCAATATGCAGCCCTCCCTCTTCTACACTAGGCATGATCCGTGTCATCTCCTGGGCAGTAGCAAATCCGCGGCATCGGCAGAGGGTTGTCCTCATCGGTAATAGGGGTAGACATGGCAAGCAGGAGCTGATCCTGAAACTCTTCCTCTGTCGAGACAGGCTCATCCGGATTCTCACGGGCGCTCTTCGGGATGTGGAGCACACCCGCGTCTGCGATCTGTTGCTCGGTGAACTTGTAGATTCTAAGCATCTTCGGGTCCCGGGTCCTTGCTCGATCCCATGATCTTGAATGGACGCCAGCTCCGCAGCCGCGATCCGCAGCCACAGGAGGCGTCCTTACGCCAGGCGAGCTTCTTGCCCGAGACGGTTGTCACGTACGAATCGATGTGTACGCTGCCCTTGTAGTGCGTGGTGGGGTCAATCTCCTCGGAGAATACGACCTGTGGCCCCGCTACATCGTCCACCGCAACGGTCACTCGGTTTCCGGATACAACAACCCGGGTGATCGCCAGGTGCGCGGCATCCGGCGTCGGCGGACGGCTCTTCAGCTCTTCCACCGCCACAGGGAAGTCGGCAGCCGTAATCACCAGCGTAGCTGGGAATGTGTCTTCGCGAATCAACTTACTCTCCTTGCCATTGCGCGGTAGCTGACGTTCGCGGCGTCCGCGAGGTCAGCGATGGTTACGCGCTCGTCATGGTGCAGTCTAACACAAAGCTCGGTCAATTCCCTATTCGACTTTGCCGAGGCGTGTCCCGGCTTCATCGTGGCGCGGTACTTGCGGGCGCTGGGAGCCAGCTCCTTGATCCGTGTAGCCTCGGCTGTCGTGAGCGGGCGTCGGGGCTTCTTCGGAGTGCTGGCGGGGGTCTGGAGCGTTGGGATAGGTGTAGTTGGCAGATCAGTATACGCGGACGCAATGGGAATCGGTGAATTGATCCAGTAACGAATCGTGGATCGTGCCCGAGGCGGGTCAAACGACTCCCCGATACTCCGGAGTGTCCACCCCGCCTGGTACAGCATCTTCGCTCGCGCGAATAGCTCGTACCCGGTAAGGTTCTGTAGCAGTTCTGCTTCGTAGGAGGGCAACGACTGCCCTCGCGCGGATCGGCGTGTCATCGCTTCTTCATTCCTCCAATACGGAATCCTCCGAATCCCGTGGCACGGGGTCCGGTTCGCTGGGTGCGCTGGCGGAGGGCATTGTTGTTGCCAAGGTTGATGGTTCGGTTAGCCATGCCCTTCGCACGAATGGGGCCGCTCCAGAATCCCTTAGGCGGGGCAATCAGGAGGGCGGTGAGTGCGTGAACGAGCGCGTCCACGCGGTCAGGGGACTTGCGAGTGACCTCAGGCTCCCAGGTCACCATCTGCTCCTCCAGGTCAACGTGCCGTCCAACGTGGACAACACGACCCTGCTGATACGCGAGCACGACCGGCTCGGCGCGGAGCTTCTTTCCGACCTTCGAGTGGACCTCGTAGACCGGAATGTTCGGGTCGATCTGGTGGATGGCGTTCTTCACCATCGCTCCACCCTGGTTTGTCTCCGCTACAATCGGGGCACCCCACTTGTAGTGCATGTCCACAACCTTCTGCGTCCACACCTGGGGCGAACCCTGCACCGATGCGTCTTCCAGAACCCACGCTCGGCGCTTGTAGAGGTCGGAATCGGCGGTGGCGGAGACCACAACGATTCCACACTCGTCACCAGGCTCGTCCGCGACCGTGGGGTCCACACCGATGACGCGCAGAGGCGTGTAAGGCGGCAGCTCCAAGTTGTGCGGGATCATATTGTCGTCCCACAGCGCGCCCTCGACCGCCTCCAGCATCTCACCGTTCAGCTCCTGCATAGCCAGACGGGTACCGCCGTACACTCCGGTGATCGCGTCCAGGTACGCGCCCGCCAGGTTACCGGCATTGTCGTACGTAGAACCGCGAGTGACCCAGATTCGACCGGCACCTTCGACATCCTTGCGCCGATCCGGGTTCTTCTTGTGCTCCGCGATCAGGTCGAACAACACCTTGACGCGCTTAGGGGTGGTGGTGGCGAGAATCTGGGGGTTGTTTCCCAGACGAGTCGCGATACGGAGGTTCTCCCACGCAGAAAGCTCGCCTTCCTTGGTCGGCTGACGCCACGCGGCTACCTCGTCGCCCCAGGCGTAGTGCGCCTGCACACCACGAAGCGAGTCAGGCTCGTCTGCGGAGGTGCAGAAGGCCCAGGAGCCATTGGGCCAGATCAGACGACGGATGGACGGGCGGTATTCGGGGCGCTCCGAGGGTGGGGAGACGTTGATGATACCGGAATTGTGGGTCTTGACGTACGTATTGTGGATCAAGAACGTGTTATCGGGCGAATCAACCGCGATGCAGCGTACGGGGACACTCTCAACCGGTGTAATCGACTGAATCGCGCGCAGAGCGCCCTTCTTGGAGTAGTGCGTGACTGTCCAGGAGTCGATTCGGCCCTCACGCTCGACAACTCGGGTCCATTCTCCGGTAGTGTACCCAAGTGAGGACGCTAGACGGCGGATATTCGCCCGAATCTGGGTCGTATTGGTGCCAGGAATCTCCGATTCCTCCCCATACGCCTGTCGAGCGTCAACGAGGCCCTTCAACACGGCCTCGCGGACCTTCGTGGGTGCCCAGAAGTAGTCCTCGGGGATTCGGCGGGTCTCCGCGTTGTGCTCCGAGAATTCAGAGCGCAGCGGGCGCTTCCCGAGGAGGTATCCGACGTTGTAGGGGGTGTATCGGAGCTGGATATCCTCTTCACCCTGGAGTTCGATAGGCTCGATGTAGTATCGGCGGTCCAAATCCTTCATGATTTCTTCTGTCGTCATCACGAAGGTCTTCTTGGACAGGCGACCCGTCCCCCAGTGCCCGTCACGGCGGCGAACCGCCCACTTGTGGTTCGCGTCTGCGATGATCGGGGTATCTTCACCCGCGACCTTGACAGCGTAGCAGGGGCGGTTGTAGAGTACAGGGAAAGCTTCGGTGACCTTAGCGGGCTTGCCGTCTCCGCCGACAACGAGGTCACCCTTCTTCAGCTTGCCGATGGGGGTGAATCCTGTAGGACTAATAGGGCTGGCTACGGGGGTGTCGAGCGCCAGGGCCTCACCTTCAACGATAACCTCTCGCACGTCAGCCGCGGTACGGGCAACGAGGAGGAATCGCAAGGGTCCCTGGCTAGTCTCTCGCGCCTTCTCGCGAATCCACTCAGCCGCCATGCGTGTCTTACCGAAACCACGACCGGCGAGTGCGAGGCCTACGTCCCAGGAGTCGTCTCGGGGCGGTACCTGCGCAGGGCGGCTCCAAAGAGACCAGTCCCAACGGAGCTGTTCTGGGTCGAACCCCGCGAGTGCTTCTTCCGCCTCGTCGGGCGGGAGCAAGGAGATTTGCTCCATGATCGACATCGACGCGGGGTCGAGGAGGGAAGTGTTCGGAAACTCAGACATGATGCTTCCATTGTATCAGTCTTGTACTAAGTGACTTTTTGGAACTTTGCTGGTACCCTGAGGGCATGAGCTATCTAGACGAGAAGTATGACGAGTGGTACAACGTCATCGGCGGACCCGCCGTGTACAAGGTCGTCCAGACGTGGCAGGGCTACAACCCTGGATGGGATCACACGTACTACGCAACCGAGTACGAGGACGGCTGGTTCTCGGTGGACGGAGAAGAGTGGTTCGGGGAGTTCCAGAGCCGCCAGGACGCCGAAACGTACCTCGGGCTTGTGTTCTCCAAGACGGACGTGTATGGTGGGGAATCATGAGCACACAACCGACACTGGCTGACGCCGCGGACGCTATCGAAGAGGTCGCGTATCGCTTTGACTTGCTCACGCAGCCGAACTCCGACCTGGTGAACCGAGCGCATCACCTGATGAAGCTCGCGGACGCTATCGGTGACCTGAAGAGCTGGCACCCGGAGTACGACAGCAATAAGGGCACCCTGCCCTACGAACGGGAGGATGCCGAGTAATGCCTATTGGACCGAGCTACCCTACGCCGTACGTCGGAGACTTCCCGCCTTTCGTCCCCGCCCCAACCCAGACCCCTTCCCCAACGTTCTTCCCGTCAATGAGAGAAAGAGACGTACGCACATTGGACGTATACATGATCTGGGCTATCGTGCCCGACCAGCCGGAAGCGCCGTGGCTCATCACCGCGTGGGACAGCGAGTCCATTGCGGGCAACGAGGACGGCTGGCTGGAGGAGCTTGCCAAGGCGGAAGAGGAGTACGGCGGTCGTTACGTACGCGTCACCAAGACCGCCGTCAACTACGATGCTGTCGTGGAGTCATTCCAGCCTGTAGAGGTCTAACATGCCTGGGATGGCGATAGGTGACGAGTACGTCACGAACGGCATTTACTACGGCAAAGTGCCGTACATTCTCACGTTTTGGGAGGCGCGCCCTGAGGCGAGCCGCGGGTATGCGGCGGGGTTCTCCCTACACTGCCCGGACTGCGGGCGATTCGCCCGGATCACTAAGGTAGCCTCGCGGATTCCCGCGCCTGCCACAGACTCGTGGCGCGGGCGATGCATGTTCAAGGTGACGTGCCGCAGACATGGGGTTTCGAGATGGTTGAGCTGAATCAGGCCTTTGAAGCGCTTCTCGTGCAGATGGCTGCCTTCGAGGAGGCTTACTTCCCCGACCCGGAAGATCGCACGCCCGGGTGGTACTCAAATTTCCAGGTGCGGTGCTCCGACTGCGGGCGGTTTGCTGTCTACCTAAACGGCGGTGACGGGTACAATCCGATGACCGGCGACTACGATCCGTGGTCCGAGGTCCGTTGCAAGAAGCATGGGGTGACGAGCGGTGTCTACCCTGAGACTTAACATCACCACTACCACCACAACGACTACGAACTTTCAGCCGAACACGGTGTACTACATCCCCTCGACGGGGAACGTCATTTCCTGGTCAAGTACGTCCGTACAGACCTGGCGGACGAAGAATACCCGAGGCTGGAACGGCAGGCTCGCTCCCCGATGCTCGGGCTGCGGACGCTACGCAAAGCTGAACCCGAAGTCTCAGGGGATGCTCGTCACATGCAACCGATGCAAGGGAGATATGAAAAGATGGTAGACAACAAGATACCTGCGGACTACTGGGTGACCCTTACGGTCGGACCGGCTGATACCGAAGACGCCGCTGATCATACCTGGATGACGGGTCTGAGAGTGTCCTTCCGCGAGTACGGCACTTGGATGGATGATAAGCAGATCGACCAGTTCTGCGCGCGCCAGGCGGAGAGACTGGCGAAGAGGATGAAGGAAGCACGGGATGCGGAGATGGCTCGCGCTCGTCAGGCGGCGGAACCGTTTTGGAAGCGGTGGCTGGGGGCCTGATGGATTCCTACATGTACATGGAAATCGGCTCGGAGTATGACAACTACGTGGAGTTCGTCGTCTGGTCGGGCAACTATTCGGTGAGTCAGGTCGTCCGCGTAGCTAGGTGGGAGTGGGAGGCGTGGGGGAATCCGCGCCGGGTTCGCGTTTCTGTCTCACCCGCTTGACAGGTCTGTACTGAGCTGTTAGTGTGTACATATGGATGTATCCGAGATTCCCGCGCTGATCGCTGAGATGCGCAAAGAGACCGAGTGTCACTGCTTCGACGGTGGCGTGGTGAACCCGCTGCCGTGCCGTACGCACGGTGATGAGTCTTCCTGGCAGATCGGGCGCTTGACAGATGCGCTGGCGGAAGTGTATGCTCGCAACGAGCTGTTGGAGAGCCGCTTCGAGAACGCGATCTTCCAGCTCGACCAGGTTCGACCCTGGCAAATCTCGCAGGCACAAATCGTGAACCTGTACAACCTACTGACCCCGGAGACGGTGCTATGACCTATGAGATGGACGAGGATGACCTCTGGGAAGAGGACCGATACGAATCGGAGCCGTGGGTCTGTGACGAGTGCGGCTACATCGATTACTACTGTGAGCTGTGCGGATACCATGGCCACTCCTGCCCCGCGGACGGAGAGGGTGAG